GTCAGAGTTTGCTATTCAGGATACTGACCCTGGTCACTTTGATACTGATCCTAAGCCTTGTACAAAGATTATCTTTGATAACTGTAACTTAGATGCTATCATTCATGCTCTCTTAATTTATCAGGATAATCTTAAGTCTATTAACAATCAATAATATGAAAGTAAAAGAACTAATCGAGAAGCTTCAGAAGTTTGACTCAGAGCTTGAAGTCTATGTAGATGGTTACGAGGGAGGTTATGATACCCCTCAAGAACCTTTTCAATCTCCTATGAAGCTAAATGTACACAGTAAAGAGTTTTGGTATTATGGATTACATGAGCTTCATAGAGTAACGGATAATGGTCAACCTGATGCCGAAGCTATAATCATTTCTAGGTAATATGCTGCAATATATCTTTTGGTCTTCGGTTCTAGGTGATGATGATAAACCAGTTGTTCATCATGGTCATATTACCACATCACCTCCACATTCTACTGATCCTTATATGGCAATTTGGTTTTTTAGCATTATATTTGCAGTAGTCTTTTTAGTTATTAGTATACCTATTCTATCAATCTGGTGGGATATAAAGAAACATCCTAATAAACCGGTAAGGAGAGTGGCAAAGAAATGAAATTTCTATTCTGTTTAATCTTTGGACACGATTACGAAGTCAGACATTACTATGAAGATCCACATCTTCATTGTACAAGGTGTAACTATAAGAAGTTCTAAGGGACTTACTTCTTCTTATTAGCTTTAGCCTTAGCAGCGCCAGCAATCTTCTCAGCTACCTTTTTACTATAACCAGCCTTTTCAGCAGCTTTCTCTACCTTTGTAAAGACGTGCTTTTCTTTCTTCTCTTCAATGAGACCTAACTCAGGGAGAATATTCTCGCTAACAAAACCCTTAATGCTATCATCATAAAAACCAGTCATAACATACTCAAGAAATGTTTCAACAGCCTTGTTATTATGTGTACGAGCACGGTCTAATGTCCTCTCCAAGAGGGCCTTATTAATCTTACCCTCATACCACTTATAGGCAATGAACTTAACTGTACCTTCCTGAATAGGATTATAAGCAGGAGACATAAAAGTAAAACTCGATGTAATTCTAGAAACAATATCCATCATAAGATCACTATCTCCTACAGTAAGTTGTTCTTCAGGTTGGTTATAGATGCTAGCATAAGCTTCACCTAAGATCTTGTATTCATCACGCATATAGATTATTTAGTCATATTAGTTAGTTTTATTAGTGGCAGGAGTGAAGAAGACAGGTTATACAAATAAAAGCTATTGTAAATCCTCCAATTTTAATATACAAACTAGTCTGCTTTTCGATCTTTTCTTTCTCTTCTAGTTCTCTAGCTCGTTGCTCTCTCCACGCTCTTGTTATCTCTTCTTGATGCTGTTCCTCTTCTATTCTTTCTCGCTCTACTTTTTCTTCTCTCTCCCATAGTCCTGGTTGATCTCTATAATAGACATTCAAGCACTTACGGCAGCAGAATAGATTGATAGGATTAGCACCTCTAAGACCTGAAGACGGTGCCACTAATCTTCCACACTCTAAACAATTATTCATGTTTCTATACATTGTAAAGATATTTACAATCTATAAAATTAAGGCAAATCTAATCGTTGTTTTGATCTAATAAACTTGTTTATTTTTATACTTGCCTACTGAAGATAACACTGTAATATATTTACATCATGCACTTATGGCCTAATCCATCAATTATTCGCGCATCTAAAAAATGGGATGTAAACAATATTCTAGCTAATCGCCCTAAGGGATTATCTGATGAGGAATGGAAAACTATCGTAGCTGAACATAAGCTTAATAAAAAGATTATGCTTAATATTGTTCCTAAGGAGTCCAAGAAGATCATTAAGCAATCAGATAGAAAGTAATTTCGGAGGGAAGCGAGTTTAGCTACGGTAATTTATTCCTCGGTGGGCTAAAGGTAAGCCAACAAACTGTTAATTTGTTCATCATGGAAGTTCGAATCTTCCCCGGGGAGCCATTTTTAAAATAATTTAACTCCCTTGTAGTGTAATAGGTAACACTTCAGAATTTGGATCTGACATTTGTCGTTCGAGCCGACACGAGGGAAGTTTTTTTATTAATAATACCTGTAATAATAACCAAGTAAGGAAGAGCGTTTTGCTCTTTAAAATAACCAAGTGAGGAAGCATCAATTATACAGAGTTCAATACCTCTCTCAATACAGGCTTGGAACTTTCTGTTATCGTTGTTTTGTATTTTTGAAAGAAGTTCTATTCCGTGTATTGGCTCATAATGGTATATGCCGTTGAGCTCGAACGCAAGCTTTAACGACGGAATGTAAATATCTAACTCTGAATCAATCGCATCCTTTTTATTAAAATGTAATTCTATATCAGAGTATTGCTCTGTTAATTTTTTTTCTAACCATACTTCAAGTTTTGAGCGCCTGTTACCAGTTGTTTTATGGGTGTTATTATATTTTGCTGCACATGATTTTGTACAAAATATGTTTTTGTATTCTTTAAATTTTCTATTGCTAACCCTATCTTTAGCTTTATTGTATGGTACAGTAGCTGTACAATGCGTACATATTAGAGGAGAAGAGTAGTAATTTCGCTCGTTTTGTATTCTTTTTTGCTTATTTCTTTCTATTGCTTTTTGAATCTCAATACCTGATCGAGGTTTTTTAGAATGTACTCTCTGATGACCGCCACGCGCGTGAGCAGTCTCAAAAACTCTTTCACAATAATCGCATTTATACATATATTTATTTATTCGAATATATGTTTTCGACTCCTACTCAAGGAGCTTTTCCCTCGTAGCCAGAAATTAACGGTCGTTCTTATTGTATAACATTCGAGCAATAACTAGTGAGGTTAACAAACAAACAGCTAACAATAAACAATCGTTCTGATTCATACAAAAATATTATAGATACTTAAAAAGTTATCAAGCAGAAAATTCTGCTTGTGGTTCCTATTTGTTTGAGCCATAATAATAGTATGAAAAATAAAAACAACGTCAACGATATTATTCTAACTTTTACTAATACTGGAAAGCTTCCGACAAAGTATATTACCTGTACAAAGTGTAACGCCGAAGTTACAGCCTTTGGAAGTAACCTTGAAGGTAAGATTAAGAAGTTCGGAACTCTCTTTAATCTTCTTACAACTTTTGAGTGCCGGAAGTGTGTGTCAGCTTCCAAACCTAAGAAGGAGAAGAAGATCTCTGTTCGGATTATGAAGCGGGAGAAGAAAGAGGAGATTAAGAACTATGAGATTCCTAAGATGAAGTGGAGTATCCCGCGGAACGTTTTTCTTAAAGACGCTCCTGATCTTATCGAGGATCATACAAAGCATAGTTGCGCTGCTCCTCAGCTCTTTCTCAACAACGGACGGAATTGCGATGGATGCGCTTTTTGGAATAACTGTCAGTGTCCGATTAAGACTGCTAACGAATTTGCTGCAAAATAATATGCAATACAAACTCGCTTATTTTATTATTTGGTCCTACAGACTTCTCTTTAAGGTAGGTACATACGATCATTATAGGCTTACGTACTTACTTGAGGATATTAACGAAGAAGAGTATCGTTATAGTATTTCTAAACTTCTAAATAGAACCTGGGACATTTAATATGAACAGATACAAAGTATATATTGCTAAACTAAAGAGAACAAATACTATTCCCCGTGTTGTTCTAAAGATAGGCATTACATCCTCTTCGGATGCTATGGATAGGCTTACTTACAAGGGAGCTGATGAATTATATCCTATTTCCAATTACTTTTCTGATATTAAGATTATGAAAACATCTCAGAGAATTTACTCTAAAGAAGAGGCAGAGAGTATTGAAGCCTATATTATGCAAAGTATTAAGGGATCTGATTTATATTTTCATAATTGGAGAGAACCAGATCAAATCTCTGGTATTACAGAGATGCGTACTTGGAACTACGATGAGTTTCTCAAGGCAGTAGATCTACTAAAACAAGCTTGTAGTTCCCAGCCTGTTCATACATAATCCTTTTATCAATTAAATTATGGGTGCGTACATCTACAGACTAAAAGGAACAAAAGCTTTTGAAGAGCTTACTATTGAAGGTAAGAAGGAAAAGGTCTACGATTACGTTTACTGGTACAAGCCCTATTACACAGGTCTTTACGAGAAGGAACCTAAATGGATGAAGCCTATTAAGATGCTTGATGCCAGACTCCGTAAGGCTTTTGAGAAGGTCGAGCCTGTCAAGTGGGTTCGTCATGTTAATGAAGGGGGCGTTAAGGATGACGAGATCATTGAATGGCCTGGTGGTATTTGTATTAGTGATTACAACGAGCGTTATCAGACTGCTCGGAGAATTTCGATTAAAAAATAATATGTTAAAGAGAGATAATTGGACTACAGCTGAAGCAATCAACATTATTAAAGGTGGGACAATTGCATGGTGTAGTGAAGGTGGAGACATAGAAGACAATCCAGACTATTACGCAAACCTTGATCGTAACAAAGGTATCTATAAAGTTATTGAGAGTGTTAAAGGGTGGGATAGGGAGATTTGGACTAATGACGAATTGATTGAATTTCTTGATGAAGCAAAAATTCGTGTCAAGATGGATGATGCAAAAACTTGGTCCAAAGCTGAATATGACTCTGTAGTAGAGTACAATCATGGTCTTGAATGTAGTATTATTCAACTCTGGGATCTTAAAGCAAATCCAGAAGAGTCTTATAGTGCTATGGCTTTAGATACAGAGACAGGACAAATTGTAGTTATCAGTTCACCGCTTCCTCAATAATCTTCTTGCACTATTCAGCTCGTTCATACATAATACTTGTATGAAGAATAAATCAACCCTAACCCCAACTAAGTAACCCCATGTCAACATACTCAAAAATTATTGCTTTTACCTCGTTCTTTAACATCCTATTCTGTACCTTTGAACTCGGTCGGATCTCAGCAGGTGGTCAAATGTCCTTGCTTTCAACTCTTATCATTGCTGTAATCTCTATAGCTTCAATGGTCGATGCCTTCTCTACTCCATCAAAGTAATATGGAACCAACACTACTAACCGAAACTATAGATCCTAATAAATGTGTAGGAGCTGTACATGATTGTAAGAATCCTGCTACCTGCTCCGTTAATCATCGTACTCTTGGTGATATAAGAGTATGTGAAGCCTGTAAAGTTATTGTAGAGAATCTAAACTATGAATCTAACTGAACCAACTCTCCGTAGATCGGAGTTTCGTAAACTATTAAACATTCGTTGCTGTAATGAATTTGGGCTAGGTTTAATGGATCTTCCTGATATTATCTGTATTGATGATGTTTATTGGGAGGGTATTACTCTCAAAGAAGCTAATCAAATGATTGATGGATGTATAGATGATATTAAGGACGAGCTTGGATATACTACTGTACATACGGTTAACGCACCTGTTTACGATATAAACGAATAAACTATGAGGACAATTAAACTAAAGGCAACTATCAACTACACTGTTAATATCGAACAGATTGTTGAAGTCTCTGAAGAGGATAATCGTAATACACTTCATGAGAAGGCAAAAGAACTAGCTCTAATTGGCATTGAGTCTAATCCTAATGTCAGTAGTGAGGTGAGGGAGCTGTACATTGCTGATATCGATTCTGAAGGTAATCCTATTGTCTGGGTTCGACCATAATAGGCTTGCTACTTCCTTAAAATCTATCTATACTAATAGTATGGAAAATAAGACATATACAAAGAAGCAAATCAACAACTACAAGAATTACGAGATCATTCGTAAGTCTGGAGCATATAATATGTTCTCCTCTCAAGCTCGGCTCTCTACAGGATTAACTAAAGATGAGTATCTATTTGTAATGGAGAACTATAAAGAGCTTAAAGATGTTGCTGCAAGCTTTGATGCTGATAACTATCTTCTCAAACAAGTAGATCATAACTAATATGACATACCAAGATCTCATAGATAAGATTCATCTTCTTGGATGTTACAAAGATCCAGTTAAGCTCATGTCTATGCATACCAATGATGTGTTTAAGATTTCTACTTGGCATGAAGCGAAAGAAAATATACCATATGAAGATATTGAGAAAGATCAAATTATCTTTGATATTGAACTAAACAACTACTAACATTTTATAAACGATCTAGAAATAGAATGCAAGGAGAGCTTGCTCGGGTCTTTTTTAACATAAAAGTTAATTTTATTAACCTCATTGAACATCTAGATTGTTTTTTTCTTGTTGATTCCTAAAACTAAAGCCATAATAAGCGTATGAAAAATGAAATACCAGAACAAGTAAAAGCTGAAATCGAAGCTCTCTATATGGAGATTGAAGGCCTAAAGGAGGTCGTTAATAACAATAAAGCTGTTCTTCATGATTTAATTGAAATTCTCAAGAACGTAAAAATTCCCTATCATGCTTAATCTACAGCCATACGTTGATAAGGTCTGGGCTGCTTCAGACCGAGAGGAGAAGATTAAAGCTCTTACGGAGATGGTTAATGCTTCTACAGCTAAGAAACTCACAAAGATTAAAACCCTCCGTGATATGGTTCACATGAGCAATACTCAGTTAGATTTTCTAGCGAGTAACTATTCAATGTCTGGAATGGGTATGAAGGTTATTTAAGATGATTAAATACCTATGTGCAGGAACAACCTAAGGTAGAACAACTTATAAGCATACTTGAGCAGATAGGAAAACCTCCGCTCGTAATCATAGATATTCTATCTAACATAATTAAACAACAAATGATGTATGGAGGTTCTTTAGAAGATAAACTTCAATATCATATTGAAACAAATAAAAAAAGCTTGTAACTTCCGATAGAAGCATTCATAATGAATGTATGAAAAATAAAGATACAGAAATTGTTGCTGAATACATTCACGATCTTATCATCGAGCATGATGGTAAGGATATTGATACTGCTATCTTTGGCGGTGAAGAATGGATGGTAAAGATGTCAGCTCTTGATCATTCCGCTGTTACTCTCTCCGGAGGTGAAGGGCGAGTGTTTAGGATTACAGTTGAGGAGATTTAATATGTACCGCAGATCATTTAAGCACAAGTATTGGTATCCGATATCAGTAGACATTGAGAGAACTTTGCGGAAGTTTCGCAGACTTGTAGATCGAACTTATCGAAAGATCTGGCCTTATATTTTTACTGCTTTTATTCTCTTCTGGCTTTTTATTGCCTATACACGAATGAAGTATGATTACTCACTCATTCATAATTACGCTAATCTTGATACTCCTTTCTCTGACTACTATACAAAGTGGAACACAGAAGGTAAGCCTGGACAGGACCCTCCAAAGTAATTCTTGTAATTCCTTTTCGATTTCTTTATACTGAATGTATGAAAATTGAAACTGACGAAGACATGGTAACTACTGATGATATTGTTGAAACTCTCATGGATGCGTATGAAGGATATGCAGACATCAATGATATGAACGCTAAGATTCAAGGAACGTTTGAGGGTCTAGGTTACCTCACTCGAAATAAAGGATTCACTATTAGGGTTGGTTCTAGGCCTAATGTTCAGGAGTTTCAAGTCACAGTAACACCTCGTTAATATGACTGAAAAGACATTTGAAAAGAAGCACAAACTTCTCTGGTCTCAATATAAGAAGGCTTACACAAAGTCGATTAAACAACAGCAAAAAGCTGACCTTCTTAGGGATGAAGCTAATAAACTTCACGTCAAAGTCTGGGAGTTAGAAGCGAAATTTGCCAATCAATAAGCTTGAAATTCCTATAGGATTTCTTTATCATAAGAGTATGAAAAATAAAAACGAAGAGTTCATCAGTTGGATTGCCGATTACTTGCATGAGTTGGAATACAAGTACTCTGAGACTTCAGCAGATAGAGAGAAGTTTCTACTAGTTAATGAGATTTCTGATACCATTAACGAGAAGTATAGTGAGATGGTTCTAGGTCTTCCGTCAGAGTCTGAAGAAGAAGCTTGAAATTCCTAAGGGATTACCTTATACTGGTAGTATGAAAATTAAGGCATACGAATACAAACAAATGACAGAGGAAGAGCGTTCGATGACTCTCTTCTATACGATCGAGGGAATGGTTGAATCTCTTCAAATTATTGGAAATGAGTTAGATACTGAATCTTCGACTGGATGTTCACGCCTAGCTCTTATCTCTGAACTTGAAGAGAAAATTGAAGCCCTTTACTCTAGAGTTCACAAGGACTTTGTAGATAACAAAACCAAAAATACAATCACCTACTCCATCTAAAACATATGACATACAAAGAACTAATCGAAGAACTGCAGAAGATTCCAGCAGATAGACTTGGAGATACAATTACTGTATACGATCCGGATAGGGATGACTATTGTGGGGTTAATCATATGTCAGTAGCCCTAGATAATAACAACGATGTATTGGATGAAGGACATGCCTATTTGGTTCTTCGTTCATATGGATTCTAACATGAACGAAGACTTTGATGGACTAGGTCTTTAGACTTGAAATTCCTTTTTGATTCCTTTATACTAATAGTATGAAAAAAGCTAAGATTGAGGATGTACTCAATACAATCTCCGAACTTAGTAGAAGGAGGGAAGAAGGAGACAATCCTTACCGTAAAGTAAACGAACTTCAATCTATTATAGGAAGTACATTAAATGGTGTATATCCTAGCCTTCAGGAAGCTATTAACATTAGATACAAGAAGATTAAAGAAGAAGTTGATGGACTAAAACCTATTCGTAAACCTTTTAGTAGCGGGATGGAGGATGAGATGCTCGTAAGAGAGTATGATTGGTAATAGTAAAGCTTGAATTCCTAATAGAATTCCCATATACTCATAGTATGAAAAATAACAACGACGTTACACACAATTGTAAGAGTGAACTAGTTCTCTGGTTGGATAACGATCCGTTCTTTCACCAGGAATGGAGAACGACTATTAGAACAGGTAACCTCACATATATTAAAGATGCATTTGAGGAGGCGGGATTTAAGTACAGGAAAGATCAGTGGGAAGAGGTAGTGGATCAATTTGAATTTGAACTGAAGGAAGAGGAAGAAAGATTAGATTCCTATTGCAGTATCCTTCAATAGCCTGTATACTAATAGTATGAAAAATAAAGCAACCCTGAAGTCCGACGGCTGGTATATTATCTTTGTTAATGGTGTGGAGGAAGAGCTCCATCTAGCAGCTAACACCAATCTTTTCATCTTTGACGAAGAACATGATGGGGAGGGACATGTTGATATGTATCACTGTGAATCTGATGAATTTCAAGGCTCTATTTCACTTGAGCCTCATCAACTAATTCTAGCTTGAAATTCCTTTAAGATTCCATCATAATAATAGTATGAAAAATAAGAACACATCAGTAAACGAATACTACGAGAACGTAACAACGGCTGCTAAGGTCCTGGAGGAGTACTACGGGAGGCTAACGAAGTTCACTTCTAGTGAAGAGCGAAAGAAGGAGTATAATACCTTTAGACGTGAGATGAGAGATTTGTGGAAGACTCATGCGTCGTACGCCTTAGAACAATAAGCTTGAAATTCCTTTTGAATTCCTTTATACTGATAGTATGAAAAATAAGAACACCCTAGTAAAAGAATACTTCTTCGGATATGATTTGAAGAATGTTAAAGCAGTTCAAGACTATGTTCAAAAGACATATAAGGACGAAGTAGATTATGAGATGTATGTTGGGTATGGAGACGATGTAATGAACGCTCTAGAAGTCTATAACGAGAGTCTTACTAAGGATATAACATTCCTAGGGCTAGTAAATGAATGCGAAGGAAGAGGAGAGTTTGAAAGCGAAGACGAGGAATAAGCTTTAAGTTCCAATCAAATTACAATATACTAATAGTATGAAAATTAACGGATACAAGAAAGAGTTCATGAAAGTAGTAACCTATAGAGTTGAAGACGTCCCGGGTGTAGGAACAGTTATGTATTCAGATTACTACGATGATAACGATAAGATTGTAGATAGTATTATGAGAACGGAGGAAGGGTATACAATTGAAGTACCATCAGTTCTAGAAGAAGTTCAGAACTTTATTGATGAAGAGATGAACGTAAAGATCTAAACAAACATGGAATACAAATTGATTCAATACAAGGATAAGGATCTAGATCTCTTCAATAAAGAGGTTAACGAGTTACTAAAAGATAATTGGAAACTCGAAGGAGACTATAGGATTACAACCATTAAGTCAAAGGTAGTAGATAGCTATCTTATCTATAGTCAGGTACTAACTAAGGAAGAAGAGAAGAAAGCTCTAGGATTTAACGTACATCTATTAGAGGAAGAGAATAAAAACATAGAGAAAAAGAAGAAAAAGAGTTAGTTTTTACTAAAAAGAAAAGAAAAGACTAAGAAAGTTAGTCTAGACTAACATTTAAGTACGAGGAAAGGTAACAATAAGTCGTAGAAGTTCAAACAACGATTAGCCCCGGTTAGTTATTAAAAGCGGGCGGGATTAAAAGAACCCCTTAGGGAGAACCTGTTGTCCCTAGTCGATAGATAGAGTAGATAGAATATAGAAGGGGATAGAGAAATATAGAAATCCCTAGGAATCTCCAAAGAAAGAGGGAAAGAGCTGTTAGAGCTTGTTTATAGCCGTTCAAAGCCGTTCGAGCTCGTATAAACTGTAGCACATCCCACCTCCGTTCAGGAACTTCTAGCGTTATCTCCGAGCTACAAACTGCAACATCTACGGCAAAAACGGTTTCTTCTTGCGTTCCAGCCCAGAAACCCATATACTGTATAGATAATGACGACTACACCCAACTACTACGATTGTTTTATTGACTCCGTTCTTAGTCTTCCACCGAAGCTCCGAATGAGCATCCTTAAGGGTGCAGGTACCGGGTGTACGGACAACAACCCCTATCTCTACCTCTGGAACCACTATAGTGATCTAGATAGTGAGATCGGTCAATTCCTCCATGCTATTCTAGATGAGTACAACCTTGCCCTTGACTAAGATGAAGAAATTTATTAAAAATCCCTATGCTTACTTCCTATCTAAACTCGGATATAAGTACGTTCCTAACTCACCAATTTTAACCTACTTAACTCGATTTTCTAACTCTACTTACTTTGAAGATAGAATGAATAACAATGACCTAGATAGGTATACTTACAAGCTTTATTCTCTATAGTTATTATCCATACTCCTCTAGAAGGTGCTAGCAGGAACTTTGTTAAGCCGATGTTAAATTAATCAAAGTTCCTGACGTTAGATTGATGTTAGTGCATCTAGGTAGGGTCAGCTAACAAACGTAGCAAAGTATTACCTTCTCTTCGAGCTGTTTTCCTCTCCTAGGTCCCTGCTCAACGACCTCTTCTTTATTATCCATTCAGTATATAGAGATTCAGAAGGAACTACAAGCGGAATCTGAAAAACTTTCCTCTTGAGTTCCTCTGAATGTTCCGCCATAATGAATGTATGAAAAATAAGAACAGCACAACCAAGATCAAGAATCAGAAAACCGGAAAATATGTTGATATCAACAAAGTTCCGGTTTCAGCGTTCTTTGAATAGGCTTGAATGTTTCTAATCCTTCCATCATAATAAAATTATGAAAAATACAATAGAGGAACAGAATTATTCAATTGCAAGCAAAGAGGCTATTAATGCAGGTGATGATGTAGCTTTTTACAGTTTTCAGCTATCTCATCTCACTGAGAACTTACCTATTAAAATTGTTTTGAAAAAGATTGGCAATCTTGAAATTCTTAACAAGATTGATAAGGCTAAGAAACAACTTAAACAAGCTGAAAAGCTGCTAGTTCTTGCTAAAGCCAAAGAGAGAGCAGCTTGGGCAGCTTTGCAAATGCAGGCTTGAAGTTCCTTTTAGAATCCCTTATACTAATGGTATGAAACTTGATAGAATGATTGGCAATTGTACTATGGAAGATGTTGTAGAAGATATCTTTGGAAGCGTTAGTGAGTTCGCCCGCCTTGTAGAAGAGAACGGAGATGAATTTCTATATAAGAATTCTATAGTTGTCAAATACGACGAAGATAATGATGTTCATTATTTCTTCGAGCTTTAAGCCTTGAAGTTCCAACCAAAATCAAATATACTAATAGTATGAAAAATAAGAACATCGTAACTAACCCAATCAACCTTCCCTTCCTCTTTGCTACGACTTTGATTGTAGTGATTAACGTAATAGCGTTCGCTTTGATGCCTCGATAAAAGGCTTGAGGTTCCTTTAAAGATCAGACATAATAGAAGAGTAGAATAAGTCAAACAACAACAACCAACAACAAACTAAAATGAACAAAAATACAACCCCAATTGAAGTCATCGAGTATCTTACTAACTACTTCGAGACGTTTGGCAACTTGCCTGTTCCAGTCATCGAATGCCAGGCTTCAGGTACTGCCTTCACCTGCTTCGGAACTAACCTCAAAAATAAGATTGAGAAGTTCGGCGGAATTAAGGAGCTTCTTACCACGTTTACTGGACGTGGAGTAGTGAAGAAGACTACGACTAAGGTCGAGGTTAAGGAGGAGACTCCAACTACTGTAGAGGCAACGATCACTAAGCGTTCACGTCCTAGCCGTTCGAAGGCTGCAATTGCCGAGCGTCAAGCAGCTCAGGTCGAAGTCCAAGCCTAAAACCTAACCCATTAACATATACTAATATGAAGATTGATTATCGTAAAGGCCCGATGGCTAAGTCACCAAAGCTTGCCAACATTCTCCACGACTTAACAATTGGTGAGACGTTTGTAACTTCAAATCCTGATGCCCGAAGGATGGCAAACTCCCTCTCCAGGGCTTCAAAGAAGTACGGAACCAGACTTACTACACTGTCGTTAGGTAATGGATTTACGCTTGTAGAAGCGATTCGTTACAATAGTTAATTCAGGCTTGGGATAAGGAGGTGGAGGTGTTTTGGCCCTCCACCTCCAAACCTTTCCGCTTGTAGTTCCCTTCAAATTCCCTTATACTAATAGTATGAAAAATAAGAACAACGCAATGTACATACTGGCTGGCAACTTGGGTTATGATGGAGATGTTACCTTGGGAGTTTACTCCTCGGAAGCTGGAGCTAAAGAGGCTGCAGTTAACTATGAGAAGGCTCTAAAGAATGATACGGAGAATGACTTAACTGACTTCAACGGTGAGTATCTGATTACAGTAATGAATTTGGATAATGCTGCAACTGATGAGAAGTTTTTGAGGTCTTCTAACATTAACTTCAAGCTGTAAAGGCTTGACCATCCCCAGAAGTTCCTTTATACTGATTGTATGAAAAATAAGAACAACGTAAACAATCCAATCAATCTCTGGATCCTGGCTGCTAGCTCACTAGTGGTTGTAATTAACATAGTAGCTTTTGCTTTGATGCCTAGATAGAAGAGACTTGAAGTTCCAATCAAATTCCCTTATACTGATAGTATGAAAAATAAGAACAACGTAACGAACAGAACGGTATCAGAGCTTGTAGACCTCATTTGTGAGCTCCAGACAAAGAAGGGTAATGGAGACTTCAAACATTCATATGCATTGGGTACAGTGCAGGCCATCTTAGATTGGCACGTTAAGGGCTATACAACTGACCTTCAGGGAACGATTAACGATTCATATAACAATGTAAAGAAAGAGATGGATACTTTTGAACCGCTAACAGCAGTCACCGACTACCCAACAGACTAATATGAAAAAGAGATACATCATTCTATTCATCCTAGCACTCGTTACCATTACCTATCTAACCGATAGCTTCTAACATATGAACATATTCATCCTAGCTCTTGTAATACTATTGGCTGTATATACCATACCATTCCATCTGATCATAGTAGCTCTCTTAGTAGCGTTACTTGTTAAAGCTCTAAACTAATTAACATATGAATAAACTACAAGAGTATATCTTACAGATAGAACGTATTAAGTTACTACAGACTTTGGATTGGGAGAACAAATACACTTCCGAATACAAAGGTGAGAAGGAAGTACTCTACATGCTCCTAAAGCCTTTACTTAAACAATCTTCTGAGACGTAAGTGACTGTATAGATAGGGATGATAGGTGGGGGTTCTAGAACAGAGGTGGTGTTCTAAAATCACATAGTGGGTTCTAGAACCCCCACGGGGATATAACCCTAAGTACGGGAATTTATAGATGTGAGAAAAGGGGTTGGGGAATTGGATAGACCCATGCCAAAATTTGTTCGCGGAAAAATTTTTTTAGCGCTTTTTTGGGGAGTTCTCTATATAGGCCTTTTTAAAGCTAAGTATCTATATATGAACGAGTGTACAAGGTTCTGGGTACTGTGGTTTATTATATTAAACAATCTAGCCTGGCTTGTTTGGGTAGCCTATACATTCTATGATTTTAGAGTGATAACTATACCGTAACCTCTACCTGGGGGTGTTCAGCTTCTTTAGAGCTATTAGCTATTGCATTCTTTTTATTCATTCATTATAATAGGACCTATATGAAGTCTAATACTCTAGTTTTCCTATTACTCACTATGCTTCTAAGTGCCTGCACGTCAGCCCGAGTAGCTAAGTTCCAATCATTAGGCTCTAAACATAAGATCATTCTCTATAGTGGAGGTGTAGTAGTGGGTACTTGGCATTCCTCCGGCTATATTCAAAATGAAGAGAAGTCCGATGGCTATTACTTTAAGGATGATAGTACTGGGAAGCTCATTAGTGTATCTGGTACAGTGGTAATTGAACAGGAATAAACTATGGCTACTATTCTAATACCTACCCCTCTTCGGAGACTTACTAACAATGTAGATACTATCCATTGTTCTGGTTCTACTATTGAAGAGATTATCGATAACCTGGAATTCGGCTATCCAGATATTAAAGAACGTATCTGTAATCCCGATGGTCAGATCCGTTCATTTGTTAATATCTATTTGAATAACGAAGATGTTCGATTTAGTTCCGGGACGGCTACGCCAGTAAAGGATTCTGATGAAGTCTCTATTGTACCTGCTATTGCCGGCGGTTAGACTATTGATAAAGTTCTATAACGTACTAAGTACCTATATGTCTGTAAGATTCTATGATAGCTTTGTTAAGCGTTTAACCCGGGATCAGGTTCCGGGACCTACGGGGGAAGGATCAACCCCTTCTACCGATAGATATATGAAAGATGAAGGTAAGATGAACCCTGAGCTTAAGAACAACCTTCCTAAGCTTACGGACTATAAGGATAAGTCCGATTCCGGGCCGGGCTCAGAGGCATGAAGGATTAGCTTTTTTTCTCTATGAAAGCAGAAGACCTAATTGAAACATTTAATAATCTTAAAGAAGCCTATAGCAAGGCTATTCTACCGGAGAATATGGAGAGACAGAAAAAGCTTCAAGAATTAGTTGATAATCATAGAGAGAATCTAGAGATATTAACCCAGCGATTTCAGAATAATAAAATAAGCGCTAATACGTTTAATAAGAAACTTCAAGAGGTAACTGATGAGTATCTAAAGAATTTTAATCTTCTTAATAATACTAGTATTGATATTAAAGAAGAATAATCTATAATACTCTGTCTATGGGACACATACTTGACTGGGTTAACTGGTCATATCTAGAAGACGAGATCTATCTGTTCGTACTCGGTGCGATTATGATTGTATCTGGAATCATTAAGGACAATGGTATCTTCACCGACATTTACGGGTACCTAAAGTCAAAGTTCAAGAGTAACCGTGCTGTTATCTCTGTGCTTTCCTTCATCAGTGGAGTACTTCCTCTAGAGGGCCGGGCCACAGTGTCTGCAGGTATCCTGGATACAGCTACTTCAAATTGTAATTGTGTAGGACATGAAGAGAGTAATAACGAGAGTCGTAAGAAGCTAGGGATTGTTGACTTTTTAACCACCCATCACTTCTATATGTGGTCACCATTGGAGAAGCCAGTCATACTCCCTATGGCCGCTTTCGGCATTGGCTATACTGCTTGGTTGGGTATGATGTGGCCGTTAATCATTGTTTCAGCTCTCTTCATTGGATCTTATATCTGGCTTGGGGTTAGTGAGAATGAAGTTCAGATTCAAGAACAACCTAAGTTTAAACTCTGGGGATTTATTAAGAATGTAGCTCCATTCCTTACCGCTATTGTTGGTTACATTCTTATGGGCGGGGAAGGGGTAACCCCTGTTCTTACTATCTTCGGTGCTTTAACTGCCTATTACATTCTTCTCACAAAGACATTCAGTCTTAAGAAGCTTAATAGCTATATCAATTGGACAACAATGCTTATTATCGGTGTTGTCTTCTTTGCTTCCGGCTATATGCAGGAACACCGTGATTGGATTGAGAACACTGTACGTCACATTGGTCTTGATATGCATACGTTTAAAGGTGTTGCTATTATTAGTCTTATTACCTTTATTGCTTCCTTCTCTATGGGATCTGATGGTAAGTTCGCCGCCCTCACCGTCCTCATGAGTTCAATCTTTGGTAAAGAGTATCTCCTTTGGTTCTTTGCTTTAGATTATGCTGGCTATCTTGTTACCCCGATGCATGAGTGTGTTATGATAGGTAAGCGGTACTTTGGTACAAGCCTTAGGACTTACTATACAGCATTAATTGCTTGGGCTTTACTCTTGATTTCCGTCGCCGGTGCCTTTACATTCATCAAGTAATTTAACATATGAAACATACAAACAAATACATCGCACTAATTACAGCAATACTACTCACAGTTACAGCTTATGCTGGTAATGAGAATAAAGCCGTACTCGTGAGTACAAATGAGCCAATTGAATTCAACATCGAACCACACTGGACAGGAATGTATCAGCGTACAAAGTCTGACGGTCAATGGGGACCATATCAGTGGAATAACACCGAACAACTCTCTATGGGTGCTAACTTTAAGAACGGTTGGGATATAGAAGCTGAAACTGGTGTTTCGCGTAATACCGGGCTTGATCAACAAACCGGTGGATATACAGAGCTCAAACTTCGCTATACATGGGATCTTGGTAAAGATTGGGCGTTTAGTCTACGTGGTGGTCTTGGTGATAGTTATAGCTACACTGATCCCTCGGCACCTAATATTGGTTATTGGCTTGCACAAGTTAAACTCGAGCGTAAGCTTAGTGAAAGATGGAGTACCTTTGTACGATATGAGCCTGGTAGTCTTCTCAATAGTCAATATGGTGATACATTTGTCAATACCTTTAAGCTTGGTCTAACCTATAAGGTTTCAAAGAGCGTAGAGCTTGGTACACGGTATATTACCGCCTTTGGACAAAACTATCAGGGTAACGGTGTGGAGACGACTCTTGGCTATTCTTTTTAGGAATTCATTAAAACTCATATAGAGATAATAAATACTCTATATGAGTTCAAGAGATTATCAGCGTATTGATGAAGTCTATCACAATATGTATAGGAATAGGTTTCATAGAGAAGAGCCTTTTACAATAAATGAAGATGATGCGGCTGCTATGGCCGAAGATGAAGAATATAAGTCAAAAGCTAAATCACATATGCCTGAAGCTGCTAAGGTGATTATGCACAAGCTTAAGCTTGAATACGGTGACAAGTATAATCCAGAGAAGGCTAAAGCTGCTGTAAAGCATGCCCTTGCTTCAACAACAGAAGAGGATTGTGAGGAGTGGATGTTAAAACAAGACTACTCACATACACCTGATCAAAAGCAGAACGCTGTAAAGTATTTAAAGAGTGACGAAGAGAATGCTGAAGAAAAGCATTGTAAATGGGCTGCCCAGGGATGTGATTGCGGAGAGTGTGAGGAGTGTCAAGATAACGCAATAAAGGGCTAAGATAGATGAACCAAGATACTAATTATATCTTTAAAGCTTACGGTAAGGTTTTAGTAAAAGAAGATATAGAGCAAGAGCTTGGAGTTGATCCAAAGGATGTAGCTGAGTACGACCAGTTAAAGAAAGATATTTGCTATGATAACTACCCGTTCTGGGACGCATATCATGCAGTAAAAGAAGGAGCTTGGTCAGAGGAAGACTTTCATCAGTGGGCTTCTTCGGTATGGGCAGCTGGAGCCGACGAAAGCCAAAACTATCATTCCTAAATTTTATGAATAAAGATTCGAATCTCATTTTTGAAGCTTATAAAAAGAAACTCGTTAATGAGTCTCAAGATCGAGATTACGTACCTTCTTTAGAGGAGATTAAAGCTACTCTGGAAGATGAGTATAAGAAAAGAATAGCCTCTTATGGCAGTAGAGGTAGTGAGTTAGGTTACGCGGTAAGAAATGCACAAGCAAAACTTAATAACATCGATCAAGAAGCAGCAGAGCTTAAGAAGATTATTGATAATGAAAAAGAGCAGATAGATAAATGGAATGCTGAAGTAGCAGGTACAGGTAGAACAACTTATACACTTTGGGATGCCCTCTATAGTTTTGTATCTGATACATCGAAAGATGTAGACGGTTATAGATTCCGTACAACATTTGAAAAGACACCAACTATTCAAATGGCTGAGCTTTATAAAAAGTACCTAAGCAGATAATACTACTTTCTTTTCTTACCGGCGTCTGAGCGTTGAGCACGTGACTTGATACCAGCAGCTCGATGATATGAAGCCATAAACTTTTGTGCTTTAGGTGATCCGTTTTTAATAATATTGTTCTTTGTTGTTGCCATAATACCAAACATAATATAAACTAATTATTATATGATTTGCAAGAATGTAATAAGAGATATTTCAGGTGCAGTAATGGCTCTATCGTTCATGATGTGCTATGTTCCGCAGATTATTAAGATTATAAAAACAAAATCTAGTTCCGATATTTCCCCTGCTATGATTTTTCTCGGTCTTTCAGGTTATATTTTTGGTATGATTTACATGTTCCTTAATGTATTCGGAACCTGGTGGTTACTTAATTACCTGACCGGAATCATAAGTTCCTTAGTTCTTTTATACTATTGGTACGTTCATAGGAACGATCCTGAGGAACCTTAGTGCTAGACGTGCCTTGTTCCGAGGAACCCTATGTTTATTAGGAACGAAACTAAATTAACCTTGTGCCGCGGAACCAGTTCCTTGAGTAAATATATTCATGTTAATGTACAGTGCTGCATTACTTGCAAATACATTACTGAGAATGGTACCTGTATCCATATTCTTAATAGCCTTTTCATCTACATAATAGAATTCGGCATGTCCATCTGCTGTGATATTAACAATATAACCGCCAAATCTAGGTTTCGTCGCAAGCTTTGTAACAAGGAACAACTTAAGAACAGCAGCAGCGCCTTCCTCGGCTGTAAATTTATTAGGGGATAGTCCTAAAGCTGTTATTGTTGAATCAATTTGCTGATATAGTGTCTGTATAGGAACGAATTGCGGCGCAAGGGATCTAAGCTGCTTATTGCTTATAAACTCTTTTATTGTATTAAAAGCATCAACCAATTCATTTTCTCTAAATGACATTAGTGAAGGTGGTCCTTGTTTACGCTTCTTAAGTGTTGTTTCGCTTGCAGTTCCAAGAAGTACTTGTATACCGAATATAATTGACAGAAGCTTGAGATTCTCGCCTTGTGATTCAAATCTGCCCAATGGTATTAAAGAGGCACCTGGCTTAAAGGATTTCACTTCCACACCATGACCATCTACAGTGAGATCAGGATGATCTTTACCACGTGTATCGGATACAGTATAATTTTTAGATAGAAGCCAGTAAAGAGCTATTTCACCGTTACCGGATGCTTTTGTACCTGCTGTATAGCTCTGAACAGTCTCACCTTTCTTAGGCGGTGTGACAGGAAATAAAAGTTTAAAAATATTAAAATCCTTTTTATCGACAGTAAAATCAACGCCGAGTTTGTAATTACCAAATGGTGTCGGTACACTATCAGTACCGAGATGTTTAATTATTACCTGGTTATATTGCTCAGATCCATTTTCTACAGCCTCGTATAATTCATGATACTCTCTAAAATTCATAGTATATAGATATTTATATGCATAAATAATAATATGCTTAGAGATTCGAGAATAATTGCAGAGATTGCATATAATAGTACAGATGCTATGATACCTGGAAGAGGTATTGCTACATCGCAGACTATACCTAATATGCCATCGGTTGCAAATGAAGAGCCTAAGAAAGAGGTAAAGTCTGCTGTTAAGGATTGGATTAGACTAGAACCCGGGCTTTGTCCTATTGATACTGTTCGCAAGGCTGACCATACAGCTCACATGATTCTTCAATTCATTTATTCTGTCTGTGCAAGTCCTGACGCCGTAAGCCGCGTACTTAAAACAATTAATAAGGCTTATAAGCAAGACCATAAGTAAGAGCTTGATACTTTAATTCGTAGGCTTAAAATACCTATACGAATAAAGGAATAAATAATTATGGCAATGACAACAACTAATAAGAAAGGTCAGCCGCAAAAAGTCGAAGCAAGAACATCGACGTTTATTACTTCAGATATGGTCTTAGACCTTTATGCAAAGGCTAAGAAAACAAAAGGCAAGGAAAAGAAAGCTTTAATGGATAAAGTTATTTTTCTCAGTCAGCATCTAAATCGATATACTCCAATTGTTGTGAGTCAATATCTCGCTTAAATTTAGCTTCATACTTAGATACTATTGTATCAATAATTCTCTTTCGATTTTCATCGAATCGGTAACCGCGACATTTTGGACAAAATATTGCTGAGAACATAGCCGGGTGCTCACAGCCCTCACAAACCTTATACCAAAACCAAGTAAGCTTTATTTCCTTTTTAATATCTTCTATTGTTATTCCCTTAGGCTTTTCATCACTCATTTACTAAATAGTATATATGGTTAATGACATGTATGCCATCTATGAGTCGTATAAACAGCTAAGTGAGGATCGAGCTGACTTGAGCGGATTATCTACTGGTTCAAGTCTTCCAGCTCAGGCCAATAACACTAATAGATTTGGTGGTAATATACCTTCTGGGGCTATAGCAACAGTTGATCAGGGTGTGAGTCAGGATAATGAGGAAAAGAATATTCCAAAAGATATCTTAAGACTTTTACAGAGTATAACAAACGGTGCACATAAAGCAGATCACGGTAGTGTTATCGTAGATTGCAAACGGTTGAGAAAGGTATTATCCAAATATAATATAAATCGTAATTGATTAATAAAAAGCATTATATTATAATGCTTACATGAACAAAGATATATCTTGGTCGGATATTTTTTATGGTGTTACAAGCCTTGAAGAGTTACTTCGTGGTGATGATTTTGTACCCGATGTTGTTGTAACTATTGGACGTGGTGGTATGATTCCCGGTACGCTTTTAGCCTATCGTCTTGACGTAAAGATTATACATAATTTTTCTGTACAAACATATAACGAGAAAAATATAAAATCAGGTTTCATTATTGCTATTCAAGAACCTGGTCATAGTTTAACTGTTAAGCACCGGGATCATAAGGTACTTGTTGTTGATGATATCTCTGACGGCGGAAGTACACTCGAGTATATTAAGCACGAGCTTGTTGAAAACTATGGTCTTAATAACCTAAGGTTTGCAACTCTTTACACAAAACCTCATACTACCTTTGTACCTGACTATTATGTTACTGAATATCCTAACGATTCTTGGATAATCTTTCCCTGGGAATAAACTTCTTACGCTTTAATCTTTTTATATCTTTTTTATTAGGTAAGAGCTTCCCGCTTAATTGCTCCTGTCTTGATGGAAATGAACCGTTAATATCACCTCTTGTTGTACCTATATCAGGTCCATTATTAGAGGTATTTTGATATTGCGGGGAGATATTAAAATCCTCTAATAGTCGATTTATTTCATCATTAAATTTCATCTGGTTTAGGGTATTTAGCTTTTACAGCTCTACACTGTTCAATATACTTATTAATTTGATCTTGATCATTCTTTACTATACCGTCGATAATATCGTATATTGGTGGGTACTCCCTTGCACGTAACTCCTGATATCTTGGCGTAATGTCAATAATACACCATTCATCTCTTTCTTCGTTAAACTGAGCTAGCTCGTATTTTTTTAATTTGGGCGGAGCTTTTAAAGTAGCATGAGCAGGTACTAACCACCTACCGGGTATCAAAGGATCTTCATCAGCGAATTCTTCGTTAATGAAAGTCTTTGTTATTCTGTCGTAATTATATACCTTCATCGGTATATTATATCTTAGTACTTGATACAGGCAAGTAAAGCAACGTTGTAAGGACGAGTTTCTGTGTCTCCGGTTGTATTTGTTGTTATAGGACCAGTTGATGTACTTAATTCGTAATTAGTATAATTACCTGATGAAACAAGAGAATATGCATAACCTGGATTGTGCGAAAGCCCATTAACGACTGTTGCTGTATGCGTATGGGATTTAAAAGCGTCCGTTTGATATGAACCAAACGCTCTACCAATATTATCATGAGACGAAATATCAGTAATACCGGATGGTGGATTGGTATCAGGGTTACCTGCAGCTACGTTTGTTAAACCATCGTTCCACCCGCGTACAAACACACCGCGAAGATCTGGTATACGGAAATAGCCAGGTGTATCACCAGCTTGAGTCCAGGGTGTTTGAATTGAATTCTGTAACCTCAACGCTGTATAAAGATTAGCGTATGTTGAGGTGCTAATTAATGCACCGTTTGCCTTTAACCAGCCTGCTGGAGCCGTAGGAGCTGAATTAGCATATGTCGTTGCAAAGAAAGCAACCATACCAACAGGTACAAAGTAATTAGCAGAAAGACTATTAACATAGCTTGTTAAGTAGGATAAATTAACAGCATCGGTACCGAGAATAGGTCCTCTCGGTAGATATACTCCCTGATCAATAACTTGTGTAATGTGTGGTGCCATAATAATTAGAAGTATGATACTACTGTTATCGCAGCACCAGAGTATGGAGCTTTTGTAAACGATATATTACCTGCTGTGGGTATTGTGTAATCAACTGTAGGTGCTTGTAGTACACCATTTAAATCTACTCTATAGGCTGCAGCATTAGTTGTTGTACCGCCGTTCAATGCAAAAGATGTCGTTGTTCCGTTACCGGTTAGACCTGTATAGACAGGATTGAATGCATTCGTATTAGCAACTGCTATTGTACCGCTACCATTGTCACTAATGCTTATACCTGTACCGGCACTTAAAGATTTAAACGCAAGGTTACTTGCTGTCGAACCACCGCTATAATAAACACTAGTACCTGTGCCAGCATTTGATGCAGTCTGTACTGTACCGGATCCACCACTACCGCTTAGTGATAAAAGACTAACTGAATTACCATTGGATATTGTAAGCTGTGCGTTATTTTGATTGTATGATAAGGTCTGCGCTCCGGCTGGTGTTGGTAGAGCTGCTGTAACCGTCTTTAGGTATGTGAGATTTATAACATCATTAGGACTTGTCGGTGTAGTGCTAGTAGTAAATTTATACGGCGAAAGAGCGTTTAAATTACCTGCTAAATTACCACCGCTAAACGGTACATACTTACCGTCAGTATATGTCTTGTTTGTAAGATCATATGCTCCAACAGGTGCAGCTACGACTATAACTTTATTAGCTGTAAGTGTATTTGATGTGCTGATACTACCGTCGTAGTTAAGATTGAATTGTGCTACGTTAGTATTATCAAGAACCCGTAATACGGTACCATCTACTTGCTGCAGAGTAATTGCTGGTGTAGAGCCAGATGAAGAGATTTTTGAGGTAATCGGTCCAGTTAGTGTGCTGTTACCAGATAGAGGTAAATAGTTAGCAAGCACTGAAAGATTAACAGGAAGACCCGTCCCGGTAGCCGATTGTAAGAATGTTAGATTAATAACATCGTAGGGATTTACAGGTGTTGTGCTGGTAACAAATTTAACACCATTGAATGCACTTAAATTACCAGTTAAGCTACCACCACTTACAGGTAGTAACCCAGGATTACTAAAATTAAATTGAAAGGTATTTTGGTTCGCACTGAGTGAGATACCTGTACCGGCTGCAAGAGTAACACCTCCAAGTGACCCACCAGTACTCGATGAATAACCAAATACCTGACCTGCAGCAATTTGAACATCCTGTATTGCTGTCCCGGTACTATTTGTTGTTTTAACACTGTTTGCCGGTCCTGTGGTAATGTATGCGTTACCAATACTACCCACTCTAACACCGATCTGGGACCCACTACCGCCGGAGAGTATGTTTTGTGCTGTGTTTAGGGCAGTACTGTTAATCTCGGTTGAAGTCACGCCACCCGCTTTAATGTTTAATGTACCACCTGGGCTAGTAAATTGAGAGCTATTATATTTTATCGACGCAGGATATGAAACAAAATTAGATAAGTTTGGTGTTAAGTTTGAGGCAGTTAACGTGTAGATAGATGATGTAGCTTGATCGTAAACAATGTCACCAACGAGAGCTGAGCTTAGTAGTTGATATGCAGTTTGTGTTAAACCACTGTTTAGATAAGAACCAGAGAGTGCAGAAAGTAGTCCAAAGTTTACAATACCAACAGGTGTACCGCCGTATGTAGTACCATCACCTACAAATAAACGCTTAGTGTCAATTGTATAAGCAGGTTCACCTGAGTTAAATATAACACCAGGATTTAAATTAGTTGCCGTAGCGCTTATTCTCTGTACATTTGTACCTTGACGGAATAGAATCTTAGTGATATTGTTAGCCATATCTTATACCAAATTATTTATCATATTAGCATAAATTACCATAGTATCATAAATACTATTATGGCAAAGATCTATTCTGCTGTTGCTTCAGGTAAAAACATGTTAGCTGTATTTGATATAACTAATGGTATTACAAGCTACAAGATTAACCTAGGTAATGTTGAAATCGTTAATGGCCCTGTTGTTACACAGGATAAAATGACTGTTGTTGTTAAGGATAACCAAGGAAAATTACAAGGTAAGGTATATTCTTTACCAAAGGGTATTCTTTCTTATTCTTTTCAGATTAAATAATTCAAATTTTTAAGTATTATGGCTGCAATATCTAAGACATCGGAATTAGCAAACTTAAGAGATGAAGTAGAACATTTATATAAAACCGTCTATCAGGGTAACGGTAAACCGTCAATTGTCAATCAAATTACTAGTATTGATCACAGGTTAACATCTCTCGAGGAAAAATTAGATACAAGCTTTAAGACAATGGAAACAGAGATGTCGTTAAAGTTTGATAATATTACAGAGATAGTAAACGAACGCTTTAACCATATATCATATCAAATCTCACGTGAGTTTGAAACCGAAAAAGTTCATACAGCAGGCAAACACCAATTAAAAGCAAGTCTTATTGCTGCTGTAATAGCAACAGTCACCACATTTGGTGCTCTTCTTATAAATCACGCGATAGCTGCTACACGTTAATAAAATAGTAGATTTATCAATAACTTAGTCATATAATGTTAGGTATGACTTTAGTTGATGTAAATAGTACAGCAGATCCGTTGCAGTTGGATAATTTTTATGTTATACCGAAAACTGACTACCCATACTGTTTGTTTGGCTTTCAATTAAAAAATTCATACGATCAAGAGCGTATTAAAATTAAGTCAAAGTATAAGGTAAAGGACGTTATCCATCTTCTCCCGACATCAGAAATGTCTCCGATGTGTTTTAGAGGTATTAAATTACAATTAAATAAAAAATTAGATTCGCTTATTAGACATTTGCAGACATATAATATATCTCTAAAGGCTAATATTAGTGTTGACGAATACAAGAAATTACTCAGTAAATATAATTTAACATGTAACGATAGTTATGCTTATCTACGTAAAGGTGTTTATCCAGTTGACGGTAGTTGCATTGAGAGTATAACAGATCTAAAATGGTCTATAGAGGAGCTCTATGAGGACGCTTTTGATAATAGTGTACCGTTTTTTCAATCTTTTAGTTGTTTTACTATATTCATTCTCTGTAATGAATCAATTTTTCCAAGATTAGAATAAATATGTATATGGCACTTCTTATAGAACAGATGTTATTCTATAAGAAGTATATGGAAGAAAAGGAACATATACTTAGAAATAAATGGTATATGTCCGAACGAGCCGGCAAAGATGTAGGATATGAAAAAGCTCTTCTTGATTGGATAATTAATAAGAAGAAGTATTTAGCATTAAGCAGTCGGTAACTGTAATGCTTGTAATACCATATTTGTACCAAGCGAGTTAACTGTCTTGGGTGCAGAGAAGTCATCGTTTTCTAGAGCTGCAAGACTGCCCATACCAATCTGACGTATAGCCATATGTGAACCCACTTCACCTTCATCGTGACTATGGGAGTGTTTAGCCATAACGTGACTATCAGCATGAGCACCAACACCAAGATTCATAACCGGGAAAGGTATAGCACCAGCACCTGCTACAGATCCATTTGCTAATCCAACAAATTTTGCTACTTCAAGAGGCGGTAAACCACGTAGGGTAACTTGTGAGGTGATATCCATTGGAACAGGTGACGCAGTGGGTACTTTAGGTGATACATAATTTGGTGTAAATTGCAGGGTACCGGTTGTACCGATAGGCCCGGTACCAGCAACGCAGAAGCCTGTCGGTGTTATAACTGGAGCTAGACTAGGTGTTGGCGTACCAGCGGTTACAGTAATAAACGCAACAGGTACATTTAATTCACCTGAAACCTCACCTGTTGTAAGATTTGCTACAAGACCTGGACCTACCGGTCCGGATATCACTGCCGTAATTACTGTAGGTAAGAATCCAACAGTTGTTCCAAGTGGTGTAAAGCCTACATATCTACCTTGATCCGTATATCCCATATGTACAGGGGCACCGGCTCCAAGGGACGGTGAAAGTTCTCTTGTTATAGGATTAATTACAAGTCCAGTTGTGTCGACAGGTAGACCGACACCTGTACATTGATTTGCTGTCGGGCTTCCAGATACAACAACGGGGTCAGTTTGTTTCTTATGCTGTGGTGTATCTGTAGATTGAGCTGCAAGATTACCTTCAATATAAACACCACCCTTAATGTAGAGGTTACCGCTAATACCAACGTTACTATCGAGCATAATTTGCTCATTGTTACGCTGTTTAATATGAACAATGTCACCGGTAAGAGATAGACGTTTACCACCATCGATATTAACCTCGTTGGCGCTACCTACGTTAACCTGTTCACCGGCAATATTGGTAATAGCACCAGATACATTAACAACACCATAGGACTTAAGATTCAATCCACCGGCGCCGACCAATACGTTATATCTATTACAAACGTTAAGAGAGTACGTACCACCGGGTAGATCGTCGACATGCACCTGTTCAATAAGAGGTGATGGCTTACGAACAGTTATCGTGGCACCAGGGTGTATTTGCACATACGCCGGTTCCATCTTACCCTTAGGGTCAACTCTTATAGCACCCCAATCATTCATAACGGTACCAATTGTCTCTACCTTGTGTTTAGTGATTTCAATTATCTCTGTACCGCCCTGACCCATCTGAGCTTCAATCTTTGCAAGTTGAGGAATAACAGCAGCTATTTGTACAGGTAGTGTTAATTTTTTTGGTTCTGGTAACCATACACCGTTGAACGAGCTTGGACTCATTCCTGTACCATTACAAGCCGGACAATTATGACCAGCAGGATATCCAGGTCTATTCTGTAATAACGAGCCATCGGATCCAATAAGTGGAAGACTCGCTGTAATAGCTTTTGGAATACTGGCACCGAATATCTGCAATAGACCAGATAAAAAGCTACCTACAAATCCTGTACCGGGAATACTTGAACCTCTACCCCATTGAGGTAGAGCGAATAGATTTTGCTTACCAGTGGAATCACCATCTACAACACCGGTATGACCGACGTTTGCGTATGCTCTATAGCCAGGAGCAAAAGAATTATTGAGTGCCATTGTTGTAGCGCCTCCCGCGCAAACCGGGCATAGAGCCGGATTACCGTTTTTAGATTGGCCTGTACCGTTAAGTTTTAATAGTTTGGTTACATCATCAACCGCGCCTGATGTTCTTTGAATATCAAATAACTGCTTAATATCAGCAATAGGATCCATTAATGATTTCCATTTTTGATATAAAGCTACATTTAGATCACCAACCTTACGATAATGGTCTCCTGCAATAACGCTATCATAATCACGTTGAGTGAATTCATTACGAGTACCTCTTATAGTCTCAAACATGTCACCGAGAACAAGCTTTTGATCATTGTTAGTGGCTAGTTCGATATTAGCTTGGTTATTAAACTCTTTAAAGGATCCACTATAGTGAGTGAGTTTTAAAATCTCTCTATTATCGGTATTAACAAACGCAAGTGTACCGCCTTTTTGATTGATAACATATTTGTTACGGTATGTCTCAGAATTAATTGTATTGGAACTTGTAGCGCTATTCTCCCATTCACCTGGGTAATCTAAACCTGGTTGATCTTTAGTAGCGTCAAAGATACTATTCCATTCTGATGCCCCGTGTGATACGCTAAATACAACCGGATGTAAGGGGTCACCTGCATTAAAGAATACCCAAACATGTGAACCTACATTAGGTACAGCGAATGAACCTTTACCACTGTTACTATAACACTCAGGGGTATAATTATAACTTAGCTTATTAACATTATTGACGTTTGTAAGTTGAGGGTTGTTAAAGGCATCACTTAAATTTACTGTTGCCATATCAAAGATATGGCCTGGTTTTTCAGCAATGTTATCTGTGTTTTGTGCGTAATTTGTAGGAGGTGCTCCGAAGAGATATGAAAAATTGCTACCGTCACTTGTTGTGGCTTTCTTAGAAGAAGCATGATATCTTCCAGCACTTGATTCACCAGTGATGGGAGAAGCTACTTCTGACCATGGGAGAATTAATTTTAAATCTTCTAAAATATCTGTTAAATCGCTTCCAACATTGGTGCCAATAAATTTAAAAATTCTGTCTACAGCAGGTTTATTGTCACTATTTTCGATCCAATTCTTATATACAGTAGGAGTTACATGCGGTACAAAAACCTTTACTCTACCACGATATTGCGGGTCGTTGTTCTGTACAACGATGCCCATATAATTGCCAAAATATTTTGGATAATCCATACTTGATATATTATTATTTACACGTATAATTCATATATGCTAATTAAAGTATCACACGAATCTCCGATTTCTATACTTCAAACATCAACTCTTTATAACGATTTCGATTACGCATTAGTCCATTTATTCGAATCGCATCCAAAGTATTATCATTACTTTAAGTCAGCTCGAGATGTCTATAATCGCGAAGTACTCCTCGATAATTCTATTTTTGAACTTGGTCATGCTTTTGATAGCGATAAGTTCTTAAAGGCAGCTATTGATCTTAAGCCTAATATGTTTATCGTTCCAGACGTTTTAGAGGATAGTGATCAAACAAGACGTAGTTTTGTTAACTGGATTGCTGAAGGTAAAATCAATGAAGTAAAGCAACACTGCATAACAAAAGCAATTGGAGCTGTACAGGGTAAGACTTGGCAGGAGCTTATTGATTGTTATAAGTTTATGTCAGATCATGCTGATATGATTGCTATTAGCTTTGATTTCTCGTACTACGAGACAACAGGTGAAGGGTACGCAAAGCTTGATAAATGGTGCTCAGGTCGTCAACGGTTTATTAGTCAGCTTATTGATAAGGGTATCTGGAACTGGAATAAACCGCATCATCTTTTAGGATGTTCCCTAGCTAAGGAATTCCGGTATTATGTTAGTCATAATATCTTTAATATTGTAAGTTGTGATACGAGTAACCCTATTGTTGCAGCTCTTCATAATATGCGGTATGATGCTGATTATGGTCTACCTATCAAGCCCTCAACTAAGCTTGCTGATCTTATTGATCACCAGGTGACAAAAGATGAGATGGAAATTATCGATTATAATACTAAAATGTTTAAGAAAATTTTATGCCGATAGATCAAAATTGGGTCACATTTTTTAGTCGTTCTGGTTCTGAGATAAGTAATATTATCTATCAGACTAATAGAGTACCTGCTGCTGTGATAACTAATAGACAGGATGATAAGGGATTGAATCCTTATCTTAAGGAACTAAAAGATGCAGGACTTAAGTGGATAATTTTACCTAAGAATCCTGAGCTTAAGGATTATAGAAAAGCTCTTAAACCGTATAAAGATCCTCTTATTACCTTGCATGGTTATTTGAGAATTATACCAAAGGAGATTTGTAAAAAATATAAAAATATTTACAACCTACATCCTGGTCTTATTACAGAATATCCAGAACTTAAAGGTAAAGATCCACAAGTACGCGCTGTACAGCTAGGGCATAAAACCGCTGGTGCTGTAATACATAAAGTGATTCCTGAAGTTGATGAAGGTGAAATCATCGCTTCACACGCTATTAATATACCTGGCTTAAATGAGGAGGAGGTAATTGAACATTTGCATTCCCTTGCTAGCGTTATGTGGTACAACTTTTTTGAAACTTATGAGCATAGATGAAATAGTAAACGCAATTGAAACCCAGTATCCATCGACTTGCGCTGAATTTAAAAAGATTCAGCACGATCACTATCTTACATTTTGTAAGAAACAGTTCGATTATGGACCAGGTAATATCTCCCTTGGTTCGTCGTTGAATACAGCGGAAGAGAGAAAGGCATCGATTTCAGCTATTGTTGTTAGACTTAATGATAAGCTTCAACGATTGATTAATCTTGTCTTGAGAAAGAATAGTCTTGAGTCAGCTAACGAATCTGTCTTTGATGCGTTTCTTGATATTTCAGTTTACAGTATTATTGCTGAGATTGTTAATCGTGGCAAGTGGGCGAAGTAATAGTATAATAGTAATATGATTATTAGTTTCTCAGGTGTTCAAAGCTCAGGTAAGACTACGCTACTAAAGGGTTGTAAGGAGATCTATAGCGACCGGTTTGAGTTTGTAGATGAAGTAACGAGATTAGTAAAGCGGGAGTTTAATGTACCTATTAATGAACAAGGTACAGGTTTGACTCAATGTTTAATTACTAATAAACATATTGAGAATGTATTACGGTATAGAGAGAAGAGTGCGATACTCGATCGTTGTATTCTAGATGGGTTATGTTATACGGGTTATTTACATCTAGAGGGTAGTGTACCTGGATGGGTATTTGATTATACGAAGAATGTTTTTAAGAAACTTATTACACAATATGATGTAATCTTTTATACAGATCCATACGACGTAGCTCTTGTTGATGATGGTGAGAGAAGTACAGATATTGTGTTTAGAGATAAGATGATCGAAACGTTTGAACAGGCTATTATCTCGTATAGTGATTTATTAGAAAATAAACTCGTTCGGCTAAAAGGAACAGTTGAAGAACGAATGGAAGCTATTAAAATAAAACTACAATAATTTATGACAACAAACCTAACTGATATTGCATCCAAAACTCTTGGCTCATCAGCATCATATGCTGTATACACTGAACAGTATGATCCTTCACTACTCAATCCTATGCCTCGAATTCTTGCTCGTGAAGGCTGGGGTATTAAGGGTGATGAGTTTGTAGGGTTCGATACATGGCATTGTCATGAAGCTACATTTCTTTTGAATAACGGTGTACCTATTGCAGGTACTGTTAAGTTTGTTTATTCATCTGATTCTGAGTTTATGGTTGAGTCTAAGTCAGCTAAGCTTTATATGAATTCATTTGATATGTGTAAGATGGGTGATACCGTTGATGAGGCTATTGCTAACTATGAGAAACAGATTGCTCTAGATCTCACTAATGCAATTGGTAAAGATGTTAAAGTTATGTTCTTTAAATCTGGTTCATCGGGCCTCTTTCCTCTTAATAATTATATTGATCTATACGATATTGTAAATAAAACGTCAAATGTAGAGATAACTGATTATGATGCTAAGGAGAATCATCTCAAATTTATTGAACGGGTTAATAGCGGTACACTTACCGATAACAAGTATTTTACTAACGCATTAAGATCACGTTGTCGTCATACTAAGCAGAAGGATACCGGTGCTGCTTATATTAATATTATTACTAAAGGTACCACTGTTGACCCTGTATCGCTTTTTAAGCAGATTGTATCATTGCGTGAAGTTAACGAATTCCATGAGTTCTGCGCTGAAAAGCTTCTTACTAGTATTATGGAGCATAAAGAAGTTGTTGATTGCGTTGTAACACTTCTTTATTCACGCCGTGGTTCGTTAGATATTAACCCGTCTCGTGCTACCAATCGTCATCTTCTTCCAGTATTGCTTAGTGATACAAACGCTTATACCGAAAAAGCAATGGGTCAATAGTTTAGTTCGTTAGTTGTTGTTACAAAAAAAAAGCCTCGACTATGTCGAGGCTTTTTAAATTTATTTATATAGATATTAACCGAGGTATGATACGAGTCTTGAATTGCCGAATGTTGTACGGACTTGATGATTAACATCAGGGCTACCTGTAAGATAGAAGAAATTGTCAAGGTTTGATGTCTTTGTAGGATCAAGGACAATTGTCGATGCGTTTGAAGAAAGACTAATAACAGTATTCCATAAGCTACTTGCAACACCAGCAGCAGGTGGCCAATAAACAGTGAAAGTACTACTAACAGCACTCTTATATGTTGAACCGGGTTGAATCTGTCCGGGCCAGACTTGTGGTGTCGTTAATACTGAAGGTGAACTAAGGGTAAGGTTAATACTTGTATTACCAGCGGTAGCGCTAAGACCTGTACCTGTACTATCAGGATCAGTATTAATTGTAAGTTTTGCAACTAAGTCGCTGTACTTTGCACCAAGTGTTGTATTTGCTGCACTGAGTACAAGAACCACATCTACGCCTGCGTTAGCGACAAAGCCAATAGGTGTACCGGAAAGAATTGGAGTAACTGTTAAAGCTGTTTCGTATGCCATATACTATTATTTATTCATCATGACATCTTTTTTTATAACATTATAAAAGGGAAAACCCGGTCTTTCGACCGGGTTTTCTTTATTGATCTTTTGCGGATCGTTATACTTCTTAGAAGTAAACAGACTGAGTAGCCGGTGTGAAGGCAGTACTGAGACCCTGGAGAACGATAACGTGATAATAAAGGTTTGCACCAAAGATATTATCAACGACACCGTAACGGGTGAGTAAGCCAACACGGGGACTGAAGTCGTTAGGACCGATAGTACGCTGAACCATAACAGGGATGTATGGGCAGTAGATGATACCGGTGTCGTAGAATTCAGGTCCCTTGTAACCGAGAAGCGCGTAGTCAAGGCGAGTTGAGCGAGTTGAGGCGGATGCACCACCGGTTGCACCGGGGAAACCACCTTTACCGCCGAAGTTACCTCCAGCGTTTGCTTCGAACTGAGCCTCTGTACGTGTATCACGATAAACATTGAAGCGACCAGCTAAGGAGCCTACTTTTGCAACACCGACGGGCTGTGTATTGACAGAGCCTTGAACGGGTACCCACTGGAATTCAGGGAGCATTTCAAGGATCGCGCAAACGCGAGGTGTACCAACAACGAAGTTGGCGGAACCACGGCGGTTACGGACGGCAATACGATTAGCCTCAACGATGAGTCTCTGATAGAAGTCACGATTACGCTCAACGAGCCAGCGACCATCGGCTGAAGCAGGATTCCAGATGGAGTACCCAACGCCGTAACCGGCATTGAGAGCTGTCTGGATCATACGAATGATCATTTCACGGTCGATTTCGGCCTGAAGCTCATACGACATAGCGTTAGTGAGCTCAGTATCGATATCGATACCGTTCATGTTCTTAAGATCCTGTTCAAGTTCAACGGACCAGCGAGCTGCAAGACGGCGGGTACCGGCTTCAACTGCTGTCTTTTCAAACGAAACGACGATCTGAGGAATATTGCTGGACAACTCAAACTGGCTGAGAAGTGCGGCAACACCCTGATCTTCAGGAACGAATGTAAAGGCTGAACCTGCGCCGAGACCGGAGAGAGCTGAAGAGCTAGCACCGGTGAAGGCTGTGTTGAGGTACTGATAACCTAATTCAGGGTTACCGGAGAGAGTGGATACACCAGTGGTGGCTCCACCGAGAGCGCCGCCAGGGTACTGTGTAGTACCGGAAGCGTCGAGACCGGTTGTCTGGTTCTGATAACCAAGAGCGGTAGGTTCGTACTTATAACGGAGAGCAAAAGCAAGACCGACTGGACCACTCATAGGCTGAACGCCAACGATTTCGTTGGTGATCAACTCAGGGAATGTACGTCTGATCATCGGAATGAGGATCTTAGGAAGACGAGCATCACCAGCAGCATAAGCGGAGTCGTTCTGTGAAGGGAACTGGTTACCATAAGCACCAGCACCAGCAGCAGGACCACCGAATACACCACCTGTACCACCTTCGGAGTTTGAGGCTTCGAAGCACCACTTCTCTTGGTTTTCAAGGAGGATGGCTGTGTTTAAACGGGTGTGATCATCTTCAATCGGGCGGACGTTGTTGGAGGTGTAATCCAAAACTGGATTCCACTTTTCAAGCAATGTCTTTGCGCTTCTCTCATCGATGTAAGACTGTGAAGGACGGATTGATTTTGACATAGTTTTAAAAAATTTCTTTCTTTGTGTCGACCTTAATTTCTATTCAGGGGAAATCCCTCAACAATAAATCTTCTATTCTTTAGAAGAAAATAAAACTTAGTACTTATGAAGCTCGTTCAAGTAAAGATTGAATGTACGATCTCCACTTGCAGGTGTCTCAACGGACTCCTCGATTACAGGACGGTCAATTGCTGTTGCAATTGTTTCTTCCCTAGCTTCGGTAACAAGATTGTTGAACCGCTCTTCTTCGGATTTTTCAAAAAGACCGAGTGTATAATCAAAGTTTTCTGCGATGAATTTAGCGGACTTAGAACCAAGCATCTTTTTCATATACTTCTTCTTGTCCTCATCAAGAGAAGAAACCTTCTTCTCGAGAATTAAACTCGCATTGACATTGTTTAGTTGCTCGGTCAATGTGGCAACCCGCTTATTGGCGGTTTCAAGCTGCTGTGCAGCTTCATCAATCTTTGTTTTACCGTCAATAACGGCATCACGAATACTCTCTTGTGCGAGAGCCATGTCAACTGAGAGCATGTTGCGCATATCGGTTAAGACGTTTGCAGCACGCTTGTTGTTAACAGCTTCTTGAATATCGGCTACGGGGAGCTTCTCTTCAAGATAAAGTTCAAGGTAATTGCTTACCTGGTCAATCATTTGATTTTTAAAATTAGCAGCTTCAGTTGTAAGAGCATTTTCATACTTCTCAATAACAACTCTAAGCTTATTAGCACGATCAGCATCAATAGCGGCTACAACCTTATTGAGCTTACCGACATGATCAGCATCAACAGCCTCTAAGAGAGTCTCAAGTTTCTTAGCATAATCTTCATCCTGTTCGTTAAGAGCCTTTTCTACATGAAGTCTTACTTTAGCGTCAACTGAAGCTTCGTAAGCTGATTCAATTTCCTTAAGAACGTCTTCTGTGAGAATGTCCTTTGTGGCGGCCTTGAGGAGTTCGGAGATATTGTTTTGCATATAAATTATTTAGAATTTTGGATGGCTTTGTTAATAGCAGCTTTGAGCTTGCTTTCGACTGTACCCTGTAAATACTTATCGGCCTGGGCATAATTTTTCTGAGAAATGGCCTTTAAAAAGTTAGCAATGTTTGTTGATTCTTTACGTATATCTGATGTAGTTTTACTTGTACCTCTTGACTGAAGATAGGATTGAATAACATTTTTGATCTCGTCATAGTAATGCTCAAAAAGTGATTTAGCATTACTTCCGCCTTGAGCATGGAGGGTACGATCTGGCTCTTCTAAGATAACTATAACTTTACCGTTAATATTAACCTCAAAATGTTCATTATCATCCTGATCGTAACCAAGACTATTAACAACAAAAATACCATGCTTTGTTTCAGCATCTTCCTCTTCAACGGGTTGATTACTTTGAAGCTTCTTAAGCTTATCCTGAGCAGCTTGAATTTTTAATTTCGTAATATCCTGCTCTTTAGCTCTAATAGTCTGTGTGAGATCGGCCATATATAATTTATTTATGTTAGAGTTTAGATAAAAACGTTAAAATCTGTTCCTTTAAAAAGCTAGCAACATCATGTTTAGGTAAGCCACGAATACTCTTTTCAAAAGATTCGTATACTTCTTCAAACTTTCCATCCATACCGAGGACATATTGTTTGGATTCAAGAATACCATTGACAAATGCCTTAGGGCAACTTGGATCAGCTACACAGTCAACAGCAATAAGACGCATTTCATTGACGCGGTTAATACCATCAGATTGCTCTTCAAGTTGACCAAGGGCACGACTCGACATACCAACCTTAACACCGTCATTAATAAGTGAGCGGACAATTTGACCAACAGGAGTGGAAAGAACAATTGATTCACCGATAATAATATTACCATCCTTGCGTAAAGAGGTTACCATGTGACAGGCTCTTTCGAGGTCAACTTCAGCTGAAGCAGGGTGATTTAATTCACCTAAAGCACGCTTTGGAATAACCATTTCTTGAACATAACGGTTAACCTCGCGCTCCATGTCACTCTCTGTATAGATTCTTTTGTTCTTATTAACCTCTTCGCACGCCATATAAGGGCCACGAATTTTCATTACTGATTGACCTTTGAGGTTTTTTTGTTCTTCGATATATTCGAATTGCTCTTCTGAAGCTGGTGTTTCAACTAGTAATCTAAGTGACATACAGATATTTATTGTCCGAATAGTTATTTATCTATACCTAATTCTTTTTCTGTTAAAATTAAGAAGTTATAACCATACTTCTGACACCACTTTCTAGCTGCTTCCCACTTTGCTTGATTTTGAGCAAAGCGAGCGGTTTCATAAACCATTGTCGACATACGCTTTCTACCTTTTACCGGTAATACGGTTTGAGCACTCGGCTTAATCTCAATGATATATTTTTTTATTATATTGCCCTCTTTTATTGCAACAACACCATCGGTGTGGTAGCGGTGTACCTTGCGATCTAGTGGACTGACATAAGGTATAATTACAGCTTCTGACGCCCATTCAACAACGTTATCGTTATCATCACACCATCTAAAAAATTTCAACTCCCAGCCTGAACGATATACAGGATCTTCTTTACCGATATATTTTGCTTGGTTCTTTGGCTTAAAGACACCTTGTTTAAATTTACCCTTACCGTTGAGAGGGATCATAATTAACCAACGAAGAACATCGGAGGCATAGCATCGCCCATACCGGGAGAGGCACCTGTAAAGAGTTGATCTTCGAGTTTTTTCTTCTCTTCTAAACCTTGATTTAAAATATCGTTGTAGTTAATTGAGCCACCTCCAAAGAGAGTCGTGCCGGTATACTTGCCTCTAACATTACTAATGGCAATCTTACTCAATGCTAGAGCATATTGGTATACCCACGGCTCCTTAATAACATCCCTTAAAGGTCTTTCAACATAACATGCAACAGTGCCCCAGAATTGACCACTTGATCCAGAGATATGCGGTGGTGGATAGAAAGTAAGAAGTTGTGTACGCGGATCAAAAGTAAACGCACGACGTGTAGCTAATAATTTATCTCTTACCTCAAGCCAGTTTTTTAATGTATACCAACTAATAAGATCGAATCCATAATTACCCATCGCGTAGCTAAAATATGTCTGCTGGGCAAGAGTCTGTTCAATAGTAAATAACGAATTAATACCATCTGATGTACCTTCTTCAAAATTATAGATATCAATGACTTTTCTATAATCCATTGTATCATAATCAAAACTGTTTACGTATTTGGTCTGATCAGTTGTCGATGGGTTGAAATATTGAGTTAATGTACTGTTAAAGTTTAATACGCTAAGATATGCTGATGTTGTTAAGAGTTGATTCTGAAATATTCCTGTCGCGTAAATGCTTGAAAGTGTTGACGACGTGCTAAATGTTGCTGCAGGTATTGTTGATGTTGCGGCGTAAACAGTCGATGCAATAGGTGGATTAGTACGTGAGAAGTTTGGTGTTATGCTGAATAAGTCGTCAAGCTTAATACCAACACCATCAACATATAAATTAGAATTAAAGACGATATACTCCTCTGTATAACCGGCGTACTTAGTGAATAATTCACAGGCTTGTGATATAAATTCAAATAATTGATCTTGATGAATTTCTATATTAATCATTGGTGCTCCAAGAGCACGTGTAATACGATCACCTAATCTACTAAAAGAATTAATTCTACTAGTTAAATTAGTACTTTGAAAAGCAGAAATTGGTGTTACGGCAGAGCAATCCATAACATTATTTATTAAGCAGGAGGCGCCTCAGCGGCAGGAGCTGCAGCGCCAGCTTCAGGTGCTGCCCCAGCTTCAGGAGGTGCTTCCTCGCCACCTGTCGGACCTGGACCGAATGCTGGTGGTGTACCGGAGGGGGCACTTCCTCCTCCACCAGCGGTAGCTCCAGTTCCGGGAGCTGCAAGAGATCCAGCTTCACGCCAATCAGGCCCGGTATTTTCAATTTGAGCTAATTCCCACATAAGTTCTTTATCCTTACGTAAGAACTCTCTATTTGCCATAACTTCGGAATCTGACCAACCGAGATATTTCTTTTGAGCGTACGTCTTTGAAACAAAATCACTCTGAGTGATAGTATTAAAATTTTCAGCTCTAAGTTGAAATTTTTGTTGCTCTCTTAATTCGTAAAAATTTGTTGGGACGTTAAAGGTGAGGTCAATATGAACATCTCTCAACTTCATCTCCTCATAAATGCCTTTAAGCTTGAGATGAGTTACAAATCCATTCTTTAAACCTGATGCAAATCGTTGTTGTTGACGAATAACAAAGCGTGCGAATTTAAGCTCTTCTCTTAAAATATCAGCTCCATCTTTGTATGGATCCTCTGGATTAAGACGAGAGGAAGGTACTTTAAGAGACTTATAAAGCTTCTTAACAAAGTACATTAAATCAGTAAGCTCACCAAGGTTAGCACCACCGGCAAGTTGTGTAACTGATGTCCCCTCTGAGCCTGCACGCTTGGCAAACCAAAAGCTATCAAGCATGGATTGGGGATTAAACTTCTGTACTGTAGCTCCTTGATTAGCATCATACGTTCTCTTTGACCAGTAGTTGGTCATGAGTTTGCGTAGATAAGCCTCGGCCTTAGGGGGAGCCATATTACCAACATCAACATTAAAGACAAGACGTTCAGGCGCCCTGACCAAGCGATAGATTACAATTGAATCTTCAATTAAGCTTAGCTGACGATAAGCACGTCTTGCATTTTCAATAAATGGTAGTCTTAAATTTTTATTTTCATTCCAGATACCAGAATTGACATATGTAACCTGATTGATATCCATTGGTACGAGCTCTGTTCTCGCTATTTTGCCAGGATTTTTAGCATCATAAATAGGCTTTCTAAGAAGATAGCCTTTTACGATCATATTCTGTACATTTTCAAATACCGGATCAATTACGTCTGACGGAATCGAGACAACACCTAGAATACCTTCTTTTGTATGTTGTTTGTGAATGATATGCTCCCAATAAATCTCAGCATCAACAAGCATTTGACGGACATATTCCCAGCCTTTATGTTCAAGATCAAAATAACCAATATACTTTTGAAATTCTCTTTTAACTTTTGCTTTTTGTGTTTCAGATAATCCAGAATCAACAAAATTAAGCTTAACTATTTCGCCCTGATCGTCTTTATTAATAAATTCATCGCAGATTTCATCTAATGCGTCAGCAACCTCTGAATAGGCAGCCATAACACGGTAATCCATGAGTCGACGACCTTTATCCGGTTGGATATTGGCGTACATGAAGTCATGATAATCCTTATTCTGTAGAATACTTGCATACTGATCATCTGTCATCGAGATCGATGACGAGACAGACTGGCGTGTGAGAGCGCCTATCCTATCAGTACCTTTACCGTAGAAGTTTTCATACTTTGGGTTAAGAGATTTAATCTTATCGTTTATATCATAAGACTGGTATGGGAGTTTTGAAGAAACATACTTCATTAACTCCCTTCCAAATGTACTTTCTCTATTAGAATCTACCATAGGTCAACACGATTACTTAATGAGTATTTAGTAGAATATCAAATTTATAAATATAAATTTGCATTCGCATTTGATGTTGTGTATGTTACACTTGGTGTTATTTGCGGATACGCGTATGTTGATAGCTTCTCCACCTCTGTAACCAGTCCTGAGCTAGTATAAGTGAAGTTAGTAGCTGTAAGTTGATTAACAGATGTAAGCACATCTACAGCATAGAAATTACTATCAATATAAAAGATATTACCAACGGGATCTTGAGCTGCGGGGAACAACCACCCTTTAATAGTAAATGAAGTATCACCGGAAATTTTATATTTTTCATTTGCTGTTATATCTGTAGGGTAGTTTAAATTAACGGATCCACTCCAGAGTACCTCACTACGAATTTCTTGCGGAATAGCAAAGCCGGATGATGATAAGTCAAGAGGTACTTTCCACGATATAATAATATATGGATTATTGTAGGGGATAAAATTAGATAAAATTTGATCCATGTCAGTCTGAAATTTTGTCAAAATAGACATATTAACAGTAATATTGACTGGTACGGGACTGTTATAATGAATAGAAGTACTACCGTCAGTAGCTTCGCTTGTTCCACTTGAAAAGTAATAACCGTTTATCTTGTTAAAAACACGTGTTTCATCTCTCGAGACATTGCTAATGCTGACAGAAACGACAGGTACAGTAATATTTTGAGCTAAATTGACAAGATCGTAAAGCACACGTTGCTTTGGTGCATATACGTATCGAACTTGTACTTTATTCTGAGCTACACGGTTTTTATCATACCTATTAATAATGATATTATCAAACGCAGTGACGAACTGCGTTAAGAGGTCCTTAATTTCAAAATGATAGGTCTGAAGCTTCACTATAGATATTTATCAATGAATACGCTCGATAAAATATTTTGGTAACTTAGACTTGGCTCTTTTAACAGTATTAATAAAATTACCATCAAGTATATATGTACTCGAGTAATCATCTTTATTACGTGTAGCACGGCCTGAGGCTTGAACCACGGCATTAAGCATTTTGTTTTCGTACCAGTCCTTATCTAATTCAAATAACTTTTTAATACGCTTTGACGAGAGAGGTAAGAAAGGTGATTTAACAATAATTTGAAATCTAGCTAGATTATCTTTAAGATCGATACCATACACCAGGGAAGGTGAAACGAGAATAGTGGGGTCATTATTCTCAGTATGTATCTTCAATATATCTTCATTAGTATTATTTGTATCTCTGCAGAGTAAACGGTCATTCTTTATTCTTTCCTTAATGAAGGATGTTATATCGTTAGAGTGTGTATGTATAATGCCTTTGTCAGCTTTATGATGCTCAATAATAGTTTTAATTTGATCGCAAATACCAGGTAATGCATTAGCTAGAGTTTTGTAATTAAGTTTATATTTTGAAGAAATATAAATTGGTGACTTTGCTGGTTCAAATGTACTATCTACTTCAATATACTCATAGTCAGTAATACCGAGAGATTTTGCAAAATGCTTGTGATCAATAATAGTCGCAGACATTAATACAACTCTTTCTCCGTGATTGAAAATATATTTTGATAGAGAGTAAGCTCTAAGCGGGGTAAGAATAACACGCTTTGAATCAATATCGATTACAAATTCACAATCCTGCCAGTGAGAATTTATAATCGTAAGGGACCGGTGTATGTTCTTAAGAAATTGATACTTTATTTTTTCGGTCTGCGTTATTAACTTTTTATTTGACCTATTCAAGAAAATATTAAGCTCGTCAGATATTTTTTCAATTAAATTACTAGTCCAAATATGAGCACGGTCTCTGTTATCAGTTACCAGTACTTCATAGGGTATGTTATAATTGCTTAGCTTTTCATAACTAATTTCTGCAGAAAATTGACGAATGAGCTCATCTTCAAGTTCTGACGCTTCATCGCATATCAAAAAATTCTTTTGCTTAATATGAGATGGTAGTGATAAGAACATTTTATAATTAAGAACGGCAAACTGCGATAACATCGCTTCATTACGTGCATTATAATAAGGACATCTATTTTCCACCCAACAACTATCACGCAACGTAGGTGCAAACGTGCAGGGAGCTAACTCCGCATCGTAGTTCTTATCAATATCGCAGATGTAATTTGTCTTTCCCTTTAGTGCATCTGTACCCTTAAACAGTTCTTGATATTGATCTTGTAATGATTTGGTTATAGTTAAAGCAAATGTACCAAAAGCGGGTTCATCTTTACATTCTTTTTCATAAGAATAATTCCCGTCAAAGTCGACCCTATATGCATCGTAATTGCGAATTAATTGCTTAAACGTTTCACTAGGTAAATCGCTTGTATTAGCAAGAGTCTTAGCTAAAAAGCTCTTGCCCGAGCCTGTAGGGGCACAGCAAATAACAAACTTCTTACCCCCGCTAAAAGCTTTCTCTATCTTATTAATTAAATTTACCTGAAGCTTACTCGGGGTAAAATCACTAGGAAACTGCGATATATAACTAGTCGTCACGACTTGATTATACTATATCAATTAAAATTAGCAATTACCTTTTTATTAAAAAATTTAGATGTCTTGAGTAATTTAATTTTGTTTGTCTGCTCTCTTATTGCGCTATTAGATAAGCAGAATGCATCTAAAGTATAATCAAATTCAATGCTAGTATCTGTACTTGAGATAGCAAAAGGATACGGGAGTTCATATAAAACTTTTTTATTTTCTTTCTCTAAGCCAAGAAGAGTGAAAATACAAAAGAAATCTTTAATACAAAAAAGTTGCAATTTCCCTTGCTTTACTGTCTTATTATCAACAGTAAACGAAGCCTTTAGTAAGAGAAAGGGCTTTATAATTTGTTCGATTTCTTCTATAGATGTCATGAGTTCATAAAGCTTACTTTTTGTGGAGCTGAAAGTCCAGCAAGCTTTTCATTAAAAAAATTCCAAAATGTCTTATTTGCAGGTATAACCTGTATAAGATCGCAAGCTATCATATTAATACATCGATAGTCTTGCATAAAAATGTCCCAAGTGATAATGAGATCTTTCATATTAGGGTCAAACTTAGGTATATTAATGGCACGTTTATAGTTTAACGCTAATCTACCCTCAGGGCTATTAAGCAAAGTTAAAGAATTCGTACAAAGCATTCGTCTTGTTAATCCAGCGCCCGGTTTCAGACGGCGGCGATTAAACTTTATTTCGACGACGTTGTTTAGCAGCAGACTTTTTAAGGTGGGCAGCGACGCTTTCATTATCATCTCCTCGTAGTGAACAGATACCAAAGATACGTTGCTCGTTTAAGAAAATACCTTTCTTAAGAGTGCCGTAACCCTCAATATCGATATTAGCAACCGGGACACCTAGATTGTTAGGAAAACAGACATATTCACCTTTCTTTGCATATCTAACATTAGGCCCTGCGAGGATTACCTCGCCAATTCTCCACGCTTTTGTATCAGTATTAACGGGAACATGTAGACCATTTCTAATAATACTAGATCCGTCTTCTGTTTCGTCAACAAAAGTACAGAGTAAAATATCATCAAGAACTGTCTTGAGGTTATACCCGTAAAACACAGAATTAAAAGAGTTTTTTGGGAGTGAAGAAAAGTCAATTAAACTCTTCGGGAGAGGTCCAAGCATGTCGATATCGGCTACCATATACGTTTAATTAGATAGGTTTTCTGAAAATGCAATGTATTGATTTATTTCTCTCTTTGAAAGCTCAAGATTATTAGCAAGCATTTCAATGTCATTATTTTCTTCTTTTTTTTCTTCTTTAACTTTCTTTATATAAGATATTCGCTTTGAGGTGACTCTTGGCATTACCGCGACAAATAAGCTATACAGATCTTTTTTGTCGTTAAAAACGCCAATGTATTTGTTTAGTATATTGCTAAATGTAGCAATAGATGGCGAGTACATGCTACACCATCTATTGAGCATATAGGGCGAAAAGTTGCTCTCTTCGTCTACAGAGTTAAAACAAGTTTTCTTTTTAGAAAAGAGTGTACTCGATATAAAATCAAATATCGTCATTAACTAATGACTTTTGTAGTTGCAAGAAAGATATCTTCTACCATTGCATAGAAGATTTCGATAATATCTCTCATAAACTGCTCAGCTTCTGTATCACCTAACTTAGTCGAAAAAGCAAATGCTGGGGCTTTCTTACCAGCTTCTATATTAATACCGGTATGACCGAGTGCTACATTATTCTTCGAATAGGTAATACTAACACTACACTTACCCTTCATCTGTGTAACGCCGCCTTGGTTATGCTCCTTATGAACCATGAGGTCGTCTCCGTCAACTTCAATAGGTGCTCTAAGATACTTGCTACTAAGGATATTAGCAATCTGCGTATTAAGAAGACGTTGAAACGCTACAGCGCCAAAAGGGTCTAAGTTAGGGATCTCCCAACAGAAGTTAATTGCATCGTCACTGTAGATATAATCAGCATTAAGGATATCTTCATTGTCAATCATACCTTCAGCCTCCACTTTCATAGGAGCTCTAAAAGCTACAATGTTACCAATGGGCAATGTATTCTTACGAAAATATTTGTAAGCAAAGCGATTGTGAATGAGATCTCCGTCGTATAATGGTACGTTAATAATCATATGCTATAATAATAACTGGTTAACTTGATTAATCAAGAGGTATATGGATGCCACTCACACTTTTTAAAGAAATCACGCCAGTAGTTATACACACGGTAATCGTTAGGTGTTCCCCAGCAGATATAATTCTTTACTTCAAATACTTTTACATTGAGACCTGCTTCTATATTCTGGTTAATAACATCATCAACGTAAAATTCTTCGTTCGTACGAATATCTTTACTATAGCAACCTTGCAAGCCACTTATAAAATATTCTGCTTTTCTATAAAACATTGTACCGATAATAGCGTGCGTTTTAAGAGGATCGTCAAAGACAAACTTTTTACAATATACATGTTTTATATTATTATCATCATCAACGTCTAACCAAGAATACATATTAGGATTAACTTTACTCGTTTGATTATTTCTAAACGACCAAACAATAACATCAACACTCTGATCGTCTAATAATTTCTTATATTCTTCGGTATCATAAAATACACCGTTATCGCAAGCAGAAATTAATATAGGCTTATCTAAGTCTATATTTCCGTCACGTACTCCGATTTCGCAGGTACAGGCTTGACCAGAGGTAACACCTGTTAAACAAACGATACTTGTACCACTAAAATACTTCGGTAGTATTGAGTCCAGCTTAAATTGCTGTACATGATCATCCTGAGCGACGAATATATTGTGCCTAGATTGCGGTAAGCACTTCACTGCCTGTACTATCATAGGCAAACCGTCTACATCTAAAAGAGGTTTTGGAGTTGTATAACCTTCATCAGCAAAACGGCTACCTCGACCTGCCATAGGCAGTATAAGCGTTACGTCGTTATCATGCTCAAGTATAGGTTGTTTAACGGATATATTTTTAAAATAATTTGACCAGCCTTTATAAATCTCTAAATCGTACGGTGTACCCCATTGTAGCATTTTCTCAATTTCAAATATACCAACCTTTAAACCATCTTCTACAAGTAGGTTATATACAAGGCTGACATAATACTCACCTTTCAAGTTAATATCACGATCTATAAGCTCTTGAAAATATTTCTTTAGAATAGCGCCGTTCTTAAAATAATATGTACCGTTCGATGCATACTCGTTCATCTTGTTATCGGTAAATGATTCTTTTTCCTTTATCTGAAGAAGTGTTTTATTCTCTTCTTTGCAGAAAGCGTAATTGTCACCGCCAAGCATATGGGGATGAAATCCGGTGTAACACGGTATCATGCCGTCGTATATACCATTAGCTGTCTGTTTTAAGAATTGGTTAAAATTCCAAACTGTACTGTAATCACAATAGCTTACAATAATCTCTGCGTCGTCGTTTATATGGTCTTTTATTTGATATATAGCATCAACAGGACCTTTTCTATTTTCATTCGAAACACTTATAATTTTACCGGTAGGAGCAATATTTGTAAGAATATTACGCATATCCGTTTCAGCTAAATGTCTTTCATTACAGATAAACGTAATATCCTTAATGCCGGAAAACATATTTACCACATGTTCGATAATTGGTTTTCCATCAACGTTTATTAGAGGCTTCGGATCCGTGTAACCGGCTTCAATAAATCTTCGACCAATACCTGACATCGGTATTATTAATTGTATGTTTCTACCCTGCATATTATACATCTACTTAAATTTTACACTTATATTTGCAATATGTGACATAGTCAGTGCAAATACCATGAACAATATCGCCAGGATATGTATCAATATCTTCTTTTGATAAAAGCGGTATTATACAGCTTTCAGTCAACGGTAATGTTAAATCATGTACCCAAAGATGTCGAGTACTAGTAAGTACGTATGTATCTATTGAATGGCAGAAATATTTTGCTGCTGTAAATTCTTTTAATTTGTAAGCCGCAGCAACATCCTTACAGTGGAGCCAGAGATACTTTAACCGTGGTTCTAACCACTCACGATTAATTTTATAGTCGGGTGTATCGTGACCTAACCAGAACTGATTATTGATATAGCGTATATCGATTTCAACTTCATATCCTAGCTGTATTGCGCAATCAATATACGACGGTCTGTTTTCCTTATCAGGTATAGGTCCGATAATATTACCTCTATGTGATATTAATTTCATAGTTCTTCAATTCGTAATGTTTTATCATCAATAAAACGGTCATAGTAAGGTTTATCAACACGAAGTTCGTGATACTTTACGCCCCATTCATCTAATTGATTTTTTGTTAAATCATACCAGTTGATCTGTTTTCTACTACCTCGTGACGTCCAATAAACGATCGTATTACCTGCTGCATATAGTTTGTTTATTTTTTCTATATTTTCCTTTATAGGAATTGCGTCATGGTAATTTCGAGAAGCTGGCGAAGTGCATATCGTTTCATCAATATCTACGTAATATATTTTCATACTTAACGTATAAATTAAAAGTCTGTCTTGTAGAGATAGGCGGTAGGCGCAATCCAATCAGTACTCTTGAGTTCAAATTTTATATTCTTCTCTCTCAAGAATCTCTCGACACCGCAGCTTTCTGTAAACTTACCATACTCAAATTCATCAAAAATAACGACACCACCAGGTAATATTCTATCCCAGAGATGTTTGAGTGCAAAATAGGTCGGTCTTTCTAAATCAACATCTATGTACAGCATAGAAATTCTAAAGCCAGGATTTTCCTCTACATAGCCTGGTATTGTCTGCTCCACATCACCCTGTACAAGCTCGTACCGATCTTTGCAAATACCAGCTCCATCGAGCCTCTTTATTACAGACTCGTACGTTAATTCATCGCTATTAACCCTATTATAAACGATGTTCATACACTCTTTATCGAGTTCACTGTCTTTATTAAGAATCTTGTTTGCATGAGCAGTGTCAAATATATCAAACCCGATAATTTTCTTATTAGAATTAGGACAGAATACGTTAACAAATTTTGCAAATGTTGCGATGCCAGAGCCTTTGAAAACACCGATTTCAACAATATCGCCAGGGAGATGTCTGGTATTAAGAAAGTGATTAAAGCGATGAAGCAGCTTACCTGTAAGTTTTATATCTTTCGAAAAGATAAAATCATTAAATGCTGCGTAATGTTCATCTTTTGGATTGTTTATGGTGTTCTTATTTGTTATATCGTGTATATTGTAATTCATAAAACCGTTAAAATACTATTATAAACTACACCATAACAGTAGTCAAGTCTACTTCTTAACGTTGTGTATTAAACTCTCTGGATGTATTCTTTAAAAAATTTTCGCAGATATACTGATATTCATCTCTCAGTTCGTTAGTAAAATTAGTTTCTTGTACGGGGAGATACTTTCCACCATGTGTGAGATGTAGGAATTGAAAGAACTTATGACAGCAGTAATATCCGCAGACAAGCTGCTCAGTACCGTGTATCTTGTACATCGATAATTTACTACAGGTGTTTTGTATTGAAGATGTTTCTATCGAACGATATGTTTCACCACTATGAAGCCCCATAACGTTAAGTAACGTACTCACTTTCCATATAGATGGATTAACGTTGTAGATGTAGGTGCTTGGATCCTCGGCCTTATAGAGAGATGCGGTGCAATCATCTGTTATACGGATATTATTTTCGTTATCTGATGTATAGTTAAGATTACTCTGTAAATCTATTCGATCAATAGAATTATTAACGGCTATAGAATGAAGACAGTCCATAATGATAGCATCTTGTGACACTAAAATATCCATATCATGGAGAAGCAGCATGTAGTCGTCTTTTAATTCACTGAGTGCTAACAACCTACTTGCATACGGTAAACTGTCATCATAAAAAATTATTTGCGTGTAATTCGTGGATAAATTGTTTAAAATTTCACTCTCTATATTTTTATTAATAAGGAGAATTTTCCTCTCATATTCAGCTATGTAGCTAGTTTGTACGTTGAGAATATCAATGTATTCGGAATGAGAATACACAACAATAGGTAATATACTTTTATTCATTTTTTATAGAGCGATAATATGAAGAACATAATATAGTCGTAATAATTGTTATGACATATATTATATTTTTCAAGCAATTTTGTTCGCTGGTATTGTTTAAATGTAATACTATTAAATGTCGGCTCACACTCGTAATTTACTTCATAAGATATATTATGACGTGTAAATTCATTAAGCATTTCCGCTATGTTGTATTTTTTATTAATTAAAATAGATAACTGTAAATCGTCGTTTCCTTCGATAGATGAAAAACTAATTACTATATCTGATAATTCACGTTGAGGGTATATGTATTTTTCGTAATCTTTTTTTCGCCCATCTATTTGCTTTTGTATTTGCTCTGGTGTATAGTTTCTCGACGCTGTATCTCTAGCTATCTTCCATCTTGTTTTTAATTCTATATCAGTATCAATAAAGATCTTTAAATTGTATAATTCGTTGTTGTGATGATAAAGACTATGTAACCCGCAAACAATAACATTATCAGAATTATTAATTTGCTCGGTTTCAGTAAATTTACCATTCTTGTGATCATAGTTAACGTGATACACCTTCTTACCAACTTTAAGATCGAAGATGTCTTTGTTCATCTTCGCAATATAATTCGCATCCGGGTTTAAATGAGTGTATTTTTTCCAATTTTCGTCACCACGTTCCCATTTATGATACCTATCACATTCAAGTGTAAAGGAATTAGAAAAATACTGTTTTAATATATTACTGAGAGTTGTTTTACCTGATCCAGAGTCACCACAAATAGCGAATACGTTGCATGAAGATAATATTACGTTGTATTCGATATTAAGTGATTTGTATTTTATTTTATTATCGTTTAAATGATGAAATAGTAATGTTTCTGATACATGGCCGTGTTGTGAAATGAGATCTTCAATCTTTGTAAATATATCAAAATACGAATCCATTACAGCTGATTGACCGTAAGCAAAAATATCGCATAAAACAGGATCGTTGGGATTTTCTAATCTCGATGTATCGATAACGCTTTCTTCTGGAATGTAAATTATATCTTCCTCAATTTTTGCGCTAAAGATGTCATTAGTTATGATGTTAAGATCAGGTCGATATTTTATAACGAGATCGTATTTTTTATTATTAATATCTTCGTTTATTTTTTTTATTTTATTAAGCTTATAATATTTTTGCCAAGTATTGATGATATCATCTCTTACATCACCATATTTTATAATATTGCTTTCCTTTAAAGTTGCAATAGGGGAGAGTATTTTTTCAATATTATCAATTGCATTGTCATATGAATTTAGATATCTATCATCTTGGTATTCATTTTCTGTTATATGCAAATATACATCTACATTTTCAAACGCATCAAGTATCTTCTCTTTAATGAGAGGTATATTGTCGCCGAAAGATCTAAAATAACCTGATATGAGAAGAGCGACGTTCATACGTTAGACTTCAAATGCTCTTCAACCATATGTAAGAAATGTGTAGGGTCGAAGCTCTTTTTAAAAAAGTTTTTATTATTCATAAAATGAAATAAGTGTATATCTACAGTTGTAAGTGAAAGTAAATTGTTACATAGTGCGAAAATTTTTAATCCTCCGCCCTCTCCTATATGAATATTAAAGTTAGATTTTCTCAGTATATTGAGGTTTCTTGTTATTATTTCTTTACTATATAATTTTATAGTATCATCAACAGTCAAGTCAATAATGTTTGTTAGTCGACTGTTTATAATGTCTTCATATATACAAAAGGTATTATGTATTCTATATTCATGACAGTCAGAATAGTTCTTTTCGCCAATTAGAATGACTCTTGTGTTGTAGCGATGTAGTAAATCGATTAAATTGTTTTTAATATGTTCATTCCAAGGTGTACGTATATCACCGTCGTTTCCAGATATAACTTTTGTATTAATTACAATATAGTTATTGTATAATGCTGCTTCGTCATTAAACGAGTCAACTATATCCATAGAGTGCGGAGCGACTTCAAGTGCTGCAGCGATGACATGTGGTAAAACGTGTGGTAGATCGTCTCCCGGTATAACTCTTACGTTATTCATACTTGCAATCGAGGTTAACAAGTAGTCTCGAAGCAATTCGTAGTATTCTTCACTATATTCGTTTCTCAATTCTTTAATTAACTTATCATTAAACTGAATCTCGAAATCAACGTGCTTGTTATTAGCAAATATGGTAACATACTCCCAGAGCAACGAAAGTCCGAAAAGTAATGATATTCTCACTGTTGGTCTTGTTGTCATATCAATATGTGCCAGTTAGAAGGCTGTTGAGGCTCGATGTTTTGTATACGTCTATCACGTAAACAACCACCGCTTCTATGATCAGGTAAAAATGGATGTAGATAAATTGAACGGTTCTCTAGTAGACCGGTTCTACAATCTAATAGATAACAAAGCGAGCACCATACAGAGTCTATTACATGTATATCTCCTGTCGAGTGTTCTATGACCTTTATCATCTCTAGCATATTAGGTGTGCTCAAGTTAAGATTTATATAGGGTGTATTATTTTGCTTATTGAAAGTAATCTCCCTATGAGAGATACCAGGTGTCGGGTTGTCGTGATATACTGCGTAGTTTGACCCGTGCTTTGTAACAAATTCGTCATATATTTTTTGCTCGTGTACATCATCTCTCTTAAAATCAAAGCAGTCTATTCGGGTATTGTAAGGTATATCGTATGCTGTATAAAAAAGCTCTATAAAATGGTCACGGCAAGGGTCATATAATTTACCGAAAGCTTCTCTGTAAGGGTCACTGGGAGGACGATAGTAATCGAGGTGACCATGAAAAAGAAAATCATACTCGCTAGATGAAAAGGATTTAAGTATGTTTTCAAAATTATGTGTCAATTCACTTAAACTATAAAACACACCTTTCACCCCTTGCTTATCAGCGACGTAATAATCAAAAAGATCCTTTGAATCTGTTCTCATTATCACAGTCATGTCACTGTATCGAGGTAAGTAAAAATTAATTAAGGGTAGACAGTTCATTATATCTGTCATTCCTTGATGGAAATATAGTAACCCTTTTTTCATTTTCGTTATTTAAATCGGTTCAAGTTAATTTTCCAGGCACTGTTCAAACCGTTATCGATTAAAACGCATTCGCTTTTGTTAAAGTTTTTAGTAGTAAATCCCATTTCACTATTCCATCCCGCTACACTTTTATCGGAATATGATACATCAATAGTATCATCATACGTCTCAACTATTTCGCCAATTATACCTTCCGATGGTACTTTAACGCGTATATATTTTTTCCAAGGCGATGCTTCAACGTGTTCCGTTTTTGTAAAAAACGTGACATTTTTATTAAAAAAGCTATATTCAAATCGCTTATTAATATCGAGAAATGTTGGCGATACTATTACCGTTATCGGAGTGTCATTTTGCGCAAATAATACATTGCACATCCCACCGCCGATGGCACCGGTAATTTGTTTTGCATTGTAGAACAATAGTATCTTCTCTTTTGTTGTGAGAGTTTCGGTAAAAACTTCTTTATATCCAGATGCTATTAGCTTGTCAACAAGACAATCTTCATTAACTAAAAGTCTACGTGTTGTGTAATTCGTCCCTATGTTCTCTAGGTTATTATGCTTCCACGTCCTCCTGGATATGTATATCTGCTCTGGTGTGCTTGTAACTGAACTCGATGAAACAACGGTCTCAACTATATTACGGTAAAAGTCGTATATTTCTTTTCTCGGCGGTAAGTTAGAATCGATATCATGGGTAAAGGAGTTTGAAATATATACGTCGCGATAAAGTACATCCTCACGTGTAAGAATAATATCCTTATCAACATCGATTCCTGCAATTTGCAGGAATTCCTTTACAAAAGTATAAAAATCGTGCTTAACAGCGTTAGGATAATTCATTAGTAATTTTAAATTACTAATACGTTTTTTAAGGTAAAAAAAGGAAAGTAAAATAGGTAGAGTGTCGTATATAAAATGATAATAATTATCCGTATTGTAAACAAAGAAAAATACCGGTGTATCTTCTATCGTACTATATGAACTAGAAAAAATTTGATCATACTCACTGACTATATCTTCGTTCTTAAGAGACATTGCTCTTTCTTTCAATGGGGTATAGAGCTGTTTATCCTTTATACTATACAAAAGGAGATTCGGATAAACAAGAGATTTACCAACAATGACACTGTCATCTAAATGATAGATGTTAATTATGCGCCCGTTTTCATCTACAGGTAAAAACGTCTCCTTATCTTGAATGAGATTAAAATCGTTTATTTTCATATACTAGTGATCCAAGATACATGCACGTCGTTATGTCTGAGAAACTGATACACGCCTCTCGCGTGACCTCTTAATAAAACAGCCCACATACCGCAATTACCTGAGTGTGTGACTATATATTTAGCCTTTGAGAGACAATATGTCATACCAAGCATCCGTATACCAAATTTCGGTCTATCTGTCTTATCAATTACATGATGCATAACGAGACCTTGATTTCGATTTATTAAAGGCATTTCTCGTACTGCAAAACTGTTTGTAAATGTTGCACAAAAAGCTTCTTTAAATTCTAATTCGTCTGTCTGTACTAAAAATTGTATGGAAGGGTTTTGCGATTGTATTTCGCTACATTTTTCAAAAAAATCATTATATGAAGCAATGCCCGTCTCTGTACATTTATCATTACCTCTATAAAATACAGCAGCGGTGTTATTATAGTCGATATCATATTTTTGCTCAATTTTATTTACAAATTCTTCTACCACATCGCCTATAGTAAAGTATTGCTTTATAAAAGCATTTATATTATTAAAATCGAGATCCTTGTAGGGTGCAAATTGATAATCATGATGAAAATCTATCGGCGGTACCGGTAGCATTACCTCGCCTTGCTGCATAGCTTCTTTAAAGAAGAGGTTATTTACATCTTCATTAAGATCTAATGGATCGATCTTGTAATTATAAAATTGTTTCGAGGCGTCAATCTTTACAGGTAATTGCTTATACCGGTTATAATACTGAATTATATCAAATAGCTTGACCGAGCAGCAAGAAAAAAAACCAGCATTATGATCTACTACAAGAGTATCTGTCATACATCAATTGTATTAAAATATCTTGCAACCGCCACATAAAAGTTATATTTTGTCAAAAGTAATTTTTTATTATTTGTCTGTAGGGCTGATTTGCTCTGTAAGAATTGTTTAAGTTCATCGACATTATCTAATGTCGTAAGCTGATAGACATTATCAAAGAAGCGAGACACATCAGGGCATCCATAATAGATAGGTGTCGTGTCTGTTAAGATACAGTCAGTGAGTTTTTCTGAGAAGTAATCCGATTCAACAGAATTTTCAATAGCTATAGAAAATTCATAATCTAACAATCCATCCTTTTTATTAATTAATGTACCCTTAATGCGTTCATCATTAATACCACTCTTCTCCCATTCATTACCGTAGATATCTATATCTAAATCTGTATCGAGTATCTGTTTTACAAAATTAACTCGTTTTGAGTATATAGCCTGTGGATAAGAATCAACACTATTATAGGAAGTTATAATGCTACACTTTTTTGTTTTTGTAAAACTATTATTAATATAATAATCTAAATTTTCACCGTTATAATAATCGAAGTGAGGAGCTAGTAGCCCGGGATAATATATATATTGCGGGTTATCGTGCTTTACATGGTGAATAATATGTTGACAACGAGCTTGTAAGTATTGCTCAAAATAACAAGCCCAGGTTGGTTCAAGCATTACCCCTAGTGTCTTTTCACGAGGAAAATCAAGATGTTTTTGCGAAAAATTTACAACAACAAGAAAATCAAAATTATCTTCAATAGTAAATTGAAAGTCTTTATTTTGATTTTCACTTGTAATAAAGACTCTACTAAATCGCTCAAAAATTTGCTCGTCTGTGCACCAGTTACAGGTTAGTCTTATCTTTTTCATTTATAAAAGGACTCCATGTAGTAATATACTGCTCAAGTTCGGATTTATTCATTTTATCTACCTTGTCAGCTTCAATAAAATTATGGTTGTAATAAGGGTGATTATTTCTTACAGCATTCTGGTGAAAGAGATGAAAACAAATCGAATAGTCTTTTGTATCTCTATAATCTTTTAATTCAAGTTTGAGAATTCTGTTAATAATTTCGTTGTCTTCAGCTCCCCAAGCAATAAAATTTGGATTATATCCGCCTATTTTATAGAAGAGCTCACGATTAAACATAGCAATACCACCGACACTTGTATGTCTTGTAGGTGTACATCTTACCCCGAAATAATCATCACCGTAGCCGAGTTCAAGTTTTTCAAGTGGTGGTAATTCTTCAAGAAGTGAATTATAGTTATATACTGCATCAATAAATTTTTGATGTAATTGATATGAGGTATCGATGAAGAAGCCGTTATACGGGAACGCAATTACACAATCTTTCTGCGTTATAAGCGCATTATAACACTCGTCAATAGATTCCTTTGGTACAATTGCATCTGTATCAATTTGTATCAATACATCTGTTGTAGCAAATTTTGCGGCTGTATTGAGCCCCCAAGGCTTACGGTAGTAACTATTATTTGATATAAAATAAAAACTTGTATTCTTTGGCCACTTTATATTATTAAGTTTTAGACAATGTACCACGTCATCTTCAACAATAATAAATTTAGCACCTATATACAAATTACTATAGTAATTGAGAATTGTTTGGAGATTACGTACACGATCATCACTATCGTAACGAAAATGCATTATGAATGTAATGTTTGTATTAATATCGTTCATTTTATTATAACTCCAATACCTTTCTCTTGATTTTGTTCAAATAAAAATTCTTTATACTCAGCAAACTCGCCTTGTTGCTTAATTTCTTGCCATAAATCATGTACCCCGCCTTCCTCATTTTTGCCAATATCATGAAAAGCAACAATACCACCCTTACGAACAAGTGAGCCATACATTTCGTAATCTCTCTTTACACCATGATAAGTATGGTCACCATCGATAAAAAGAAAATCAATTTGTTCATTCTTAAATATATCTTTTGCTTTATCAAAGGTAGATTGTTTTTGTGAAGCATCAGGAATTAGATATAATTTTGTTTTTTTTGCTTTTGCCCAAGCCGGCCAAGCATTTTTATAATTATCTTCCTGCTTAGCTACACGCCAATCATGAGGCCCTACGAAATTACGTACTGGTAAATCGATTGATAAAACCGTAGAGCCTTCTTGACTATAATGAATAAAGTGTTGCAATGTCCATCCATATAGAGATCCAATCTCTATAATTTTAGATGGGTTGAGGTTTTTATACTCATTAAGTAAACCTTCAAATTCTTGAAAATTTTGACTGTTAAGTTCATTTTCTGCTATAATCATTTTTTATTTGTTTTAGGGTTTTTATTACTTGCTCTTGACTAATATATGGTGGTTGATTTGGATAATGACCGTGTTTTTTAAGATATAACTCCCGGCCACCGTATACATTTTTCTCCCACTGTTCAGATTTATTTGCAATTGAAGAATTATCAATAGCACCTGGTGCCTCAGTTAATAGCTCATGACTATTTGCAAGATCTGCAAACCACCAAAAAGGAGGATGATAGCCTGCCTTAATGATGCAATATGTATGATCTACGTGCTCCCAAGCGTTGTAAAATTGCTCGTCAATATACCCGACTTCTTCAATTACTTTTCTTGTAAAGAAAGAAAACATAGCCACTGTATGCTCATATAATGCAATCTTAACCGTCTTATAATCAATTATAAGTTTAGGATTTGGCTCTGTATCTTGACTTAGAAGATGTCGATTATGCAGATCAAAATTCTGAATTGATTGCTTACGATTAAAAGGTGAACCAGGTCCATAGTTGAAATGCTGTATTCCTGATACTTTACTCGCTTCAATATATTGCTTAAAAATTGAAGAATCTTTAATAAGCATATCATCTTCAATAATAAAAATATAATCGCATCCTTTTTCAAAAAGATCTTGTATTGCTAGGTTTTTTGCTTTACCGACACCTATTCTCCCACTAGTGTGTTTTACAAAATTGACTTTTGGATGCGTATGTATAGTTTTCTTATCACCATCGTCAATAATGATGAGTTCGCTAATATTGGCGCTTACTCTATCAATGGTATCTAGTAAATTATTAAGATACTCAGGCCTTTCACATGTAATTATACCAACTCCTATTTTATCCATGGTTAATTTATATATTGTATCATAAATATAATCAATGGCAACAAATCCATCCAATAGTACTTCAGTTAGTATAGTTAATTTACCGCAAGCGCAGCTTGCTACTGCTACAGATTATTTGATCTTACAAACATCAAATGGTACACAAATCATTCCTTTTGGTAATTTTAATGTCGTACGTACAGATATTAACGGAAATGCGACTATTGTAGGTAATGTTACTGGTTCAAATGCATATTTTACGGGTAATGTTGGTGTTAATTCGTTGACAGCATCAAGCTTTTATACATCGAATCCATCATATGGCGTTGATATCGGTTGGACGGATTTAGCTCCAATATTAGGTATTAATAGCAATAATTATTATGACAGTTTTACTGTTGTTAATGGACTGGTAATAAGCGCTACACCAACGAGTGTTGATTATTTTAATAACCCTATTTATACATCTTTAAATGTACAGCTCACTGCTCTTTCTGCACAAACTGTTGGTGTTGGTGGTACTGTATACTCAGCATTAACAAGCTTATCATCAACAACAAGTACAAATCTTTATAATACGTCAGCAGCACTTACAACACAAACACAAGCAGGTACAGCATATGCCTATGCACTTAATAATACAAACCTGCAGTTAATGACTGCTTATGCTACAGCTTTTTATGATAGCACGACCACTGGTACCATCTACCAATTAGTAGGTAACCCAGCTGGTGCCGTTGGTGCCGCGACAATAACTTTTCCAAACTTTTTTGTAAATAGTGCTCTTAAAGCAAATAATATTCAAGCATCAAATTTCATTATAACACCTAATGCAACAACGTATGCACAGGCTTCAGCGTTTTCAGTTATTTCACCGTTTGTATCAGCAGGTACAATTAATACAGATCCGAGCGGAAAGAATTTATTAGTTACTATTGCTGCTATTTCTAATACGAGTACGTGGCCTGCCGGATTTACAAGTAATCCAATTCCCATTAACGTGCGCATACTCGCAACGTATAATGGTTATTATTAATTTATTCGCCTAAATTTTTAGCACGAATAATTCCAGTACGGAATTTCTCTTCATTAACTTCAGCCTGTTGCGTATCTTTCTGATCAGTTATCAACTTAGCCATTAAATCTAAATTTTTTTCATCAAGAATACTTGTCTCATCAACAACTGCATTACCTTCGCTATTAATATAAAGTTCGATCATCGCAATACGTTCTTCTCTTGATCCAAATACTTCAATGACAGGCGGACGATCTTCATCAGGAAAGAACGGTGATGTACCGGTGCGTGTATAAGTATGCTCGATAGCTTTAAATAGATTATCAATTTCCTTAATATACTCTTCGTTAATATTTCGCGATTCGCGAGCTTCTTTAGGAATAGGTGAAAACTTAGTAATAGGTGTAAAGAAAATAATATCAAGTGAATGCATTGTTTCTTTTATAAGAGGTATACACTTCTTAATAAATTCATCACTTATTTGTGATGAATTTTTGCTATTAGCCCAGAGCGAATATACAAGATTATCTAATGGGCATCGATCGAAGAGTACATAATCATCTTTTGATGTTTTCTGAATATCATTAAGAAGACAATTGAGAATGCGCCATTGACCGTCTTCTGTTACTTGATCGTTAAGTGGTATATTTTCTTCTTTAATTATTTTACGATACGATTCATCCGACCTCTTGTACATTGGCCATTTTTTAATAATATCATCAATTAGTGTACTTTTACCTTGACAGGCTGAACCGGAAATCGCAATACGCATATAGTCTATTTAATAATAAATTTTATTTTATCAAATTACACACGCAGTGCTTTATCCCAAATTACCAATTGCAAACGAGGACTAAAATTCACGCAGAGCGCTTTTGCATACTCTGCTACTGCTACACTACGCTCAACGTGCTCGTTTCGCGACCCGCAACACGGCATAAACCAAATATGACTCTTCGGTATATTAATACCGTGCTTATCATCAACATACTTCTCCCAAATCTCATTAATATCCTCAGCAACATTAATAACAAACTTAAAACCCGAATGGTGAGCTTTATGCCATTTAAGAACTTCAGGCTTATAAGTTTTTTCCTCTGGATCGCCATTAGAGCGAAGCTTAGGGGATGTAGTAAACGTTGCCTTAAATTCTGTTACCCAACGTTCGTCTGGTAAAATTGTCGCGTTTGTCTCAAAGTCGATACGCGGTATAAAACCATAACGCTCTCTAAATGCTTCCATAAAGCGTAAAAGTGGTTCTTGTCTAAGCATCGGTTCACCGCCGGTGATTTTTAAAATAGCTCTGTCCTTAAGATGTTTAATAAAGTTATTTTTTTCATAAAATTCAAACATATCCTCGAAACTCCATTTATTTCTTTTCGACCATGAGATATATGAGTCACAGCCATGAGGCGAGTCTGGGCTTGCAAACGCTTTACAGGTTAAGTTACAACCGAAAAGTCTCAAGAATACTGATGGTTGACCTATAAACATACCTTCACCTTCGATAGTAAGGAATCCGGGCCCATCGTCACTGATTAGCAAATAATTTTCATCCATAAAAATATTATGTATGCTATTATAGCGATTTCAACTTTTTACTTAAATCCATTACAAATTATATAAATATTAATATGACATATAACGGCTTTGTTTATATATGGTTTGATACTTATAGAAAGATGTTTTATATTGGTTCGCATAAAGGTAGCGTTGATGACAAATATATTTGCTCGAGTAGACGGATGTATCGTGCTTATAAAGCGCGATCGATGGATTTTAAGCGTCGTATTTTGAAATATGTAGAAGATAAAAGTGATATAATATACTGGGAGCAATATTATCTAAATATGATTAAGGATACCGAGCTACTATATAAGGGTGGTAAGTATTATAACGTAAAACGAATTGCTGCTGGCGGTGATACAACCGCTCATTTACCGGATCGCGAGGAAGTTATTAAGCGAAGGTACGGTAAAAAGCACAGTGAATCAATAAAACGTGCTATAAAAAATAGAAGTATTGAGATTAAAACATTGCATCAACAACGACGAAAAATATCTTTACAAAAAACCTTTTCTAATCCTTGCTATAGTAACTATCAAGATAAGCCGTTTGACGTTTTTTTGAATAACGTATTTTATAAAAGATACAGAAATAAAGAGCAGTTTATATGCGAGCAACAATGCGAACGAACGAACTTTAATCAAAATTTTCGTAAGGGTATCTGGATAATTAAGCAAAAGCGTAAGCATAACTTTGTACCTGGTGATGTTCTTACATTTAAGTATGTTGTGTTTGATTAAATATTAATAGATGAAAAAAACAAAACGCACTGCGAAAGCAGCCGCCGTTGTAACATCTAAAATTAATGATAATACATTAGTTAAGGATAATTCACCCTATGTAGCCCAGAGAGAAAAAATTGATTTTACTCTTAATGTTCGAGAGCTTCCTTGGACAGATAAACAGAAAGAGATTATAAGTCTTTTTCTTGATAAGAATACAAAACTTATGATTCTCAAGGGACCAGCTGGTACATCGAAAACTATTCTGTCGATGTATCTCGGTTTACAGCTTCTGAATTTAAAGAAAGTATCTGATATTGTTCTTGTGCGTTCAGCGGTAGAGAGTTCAGATTCAAAGCTTGGTTATCTACCTGGTGATATTAATGAAAAGGTTAATGTTTATATGACGCCATTTAATGAAAAATTTTCTGAACTCGTCACAGAGCCTCAAATTCATCGCTTACATAAAGATAATCGCATTACAATTTGCCCTATTAATTTTGCACGCGGTCTTCACTTTGCTGTAAAGTTTGTATGTTGCGATGAGAGTCAAAATCTTACAATTCGTGAACTTCAGACACTCTTCACCCGTATGGGTGAATTCAGTAAAATGATTATATGCGGTGACCCAGATCAATCCGATTTACCATATGGTAAATCAGGCTTTAATACTGTATATAAGGCTTTTGATAATGACGATGCTAAAGCTCATGGTGTACATTGCGTAGAATTAACAGAGGACCATATTGTTCGCTCTGAGCTCTGCCGTTATGTTACCCATGTATTCAAGGGAATTATACCTATAACAAATACAAAAGAAATAAATTCTAAAGAATACAGACCATCAGAGTTTAAATCTCATTAAGAGCTTTTAGTTCTGCAAGTGCTCTAATAACTGCATCATTAGCTTGTTGTATATCGCTTGCAGATTGATCTTTTAATGTTGGTTTAAAATTAATATTTGTTTGACTATCAGACGTAAGTCCGTATTCTTGAGCTATTTTTGACAATGTTATTTGTAATTGATCTACAAGGGGATCTGGCTGTCTCTCAATAAGAGCATCCATGCTTATATTAGCCGGTGATGCTGTTACTGCTACATGCCCGATTGGCTTAACTTGTGTATTATATATAGTTTCAAGTTTTTGATCATTATTAAAAAAAGAATCAACAAAATCAGGAGCTAACTTACCTTGAATTTTTAAATGGTCTGATATTTCACCGCCATAAAGCTGGTGAGTAAACTCTGCGTTCACCGACTTCCCCAGCTAATGTTATCAAATAACCCTGAATAACCATTTGTTACATTATTACGTAGTGGGACAGGCTGATTATTAGGTGTAGGGTTAGTTGTTGTTACAGTAGTTTGTGTGATTTGTTCAAGTTCCTCAACAGGGATATGTGTCGAAGCAGCTTGTTCGTTGACAGTTGTCGGTGTTTCGGTTATCTGTTTGTCAGAACTATTAACAATCGACCAAGCTGTTGTTCTGACTGATTCAGAATAAATTGCTGAATTCGCTTCATGCTCAAATACTTCTACTTTTTCTACCCAACAACGATCACCATACTTTTCATTAAGATATGTTTGAGCTGCTTTGTAGCACCATTCAGCTGTTTTTTCAATTCCAACAGCATCCATGACACGTAGATCGCATCCACCAGCATCATGTAATTGATGAAATAATGGTAATAATGGATCATCTTTTGAGATGCAAAGTGTATGATCGAATTGTTTATTAAGAATAGCTTTAAGGTCCTTTAATCCACCGAAATCAACTGACCAGTTATTACTGTCGAGTTCGCGACATTCAAAATGGAATTTTGCCTTAAGTTGATAACCGTGAACTAGATGACAATGACTATGGGTAGCTCCAAATTGTCTGAAGGCACAAGATCCAAGATCGATAAGTTTAGTACTCTGATAACTCATAAAGATAGTATGACACGGAAAAGTTGAAAATCAACAGAAAAAGTTATTATTTGTCCACCGTTCCTCTTCTCAACTCCATATTCTCTATTAGTTATTCCGCGTGAAAAATAAATCAACTAGGAGAGTAGCGTTTTCAATAAATTATTTACCCTCTGATTAAAACTTTCATGAGCGTGTTTGCTTATCTCAATGGCTGCAATACGTTTTTGAGCTTTTTCCTTAGATGATGAAGCCCCGGGTACTGTATGCATCTTACCGTTTTTCTTATAACGTACCTTATAACCTGCTTTGGATTTTTGTATATTATATGGCATAATTTATCGTCTTCTGTTAGGTGGTGTCCTATTAGTTAATGGATGAGATGGTAGTTTCATTTCTAATTCATCCTTTCTTGTTGGTGGTTTAACAGGTACACCTGTCTTTGTATGTGTAGCACCTTTTGTTACCGGTACAGCAGGGGTCATAACTTTAGGTGCCTGTTGTGTGGTATTAGTTGTTGATGCTGATTGTTGAGTAGCAGTAGTTTTTTGTACTTCAGGTGTTTTACCGGCTAAAAGATCTTGAACTACAGGGTCTTCTTTCTTACTATCCGCTTGTCGATAAAATAATGTAGAGTTTCTGCTAATATCTCTATCTGTAAGCCCTGGTACTGCTTTTTTGAGTGCCTTGTTGACACCATTCATATCATTAGCAATGTCAATCTCACGCCTTTGATTTGCTGATAGCTTTGGATATTTTGTTTTAATAAATTCGCGGTACGGGTTTAAATATTTTTGTTTGAATTCATAGCTTTGACCGTATCTTCTAATAGCATTATCAATTCTTTCAGGTGTAGCAGCGATTGTCTTTCCTACACTTGCAACAGCTCCACCAATATTCGTCACCGCACCACCAACTCTATTAGCTATAGCAGCACCTTGCGTACCTCCTAACGCGCCATAAACCTTCCCAGCACCTTGTATTGCTTTACCTGCTAGTTGTCCTAATTTACCTAATCCTTGAACTGCTCGACCTGGAGCCTGAGCAGCACCCTTTATAATACCTTTAGCTATTTTCTTACCGATGGGCTTTTTTGAAGCTGCATCAGATGCGCGCTTTGCAGCATTCATATAATCGGATAACGTACCTTCATTTAAAGCAAGTTTTGCTAAATTATTAAAATTATTATTCATTGGCAATATAATATTTATAGAGATTTGTAATATCTTCATCCGTTAAACCTCTATCTTTTAGAAAGACCTCTACGTCATCAATGGATTCAGCTGCTTGAAGAATTTGTAATAAAGGATCATCTATTGTTACATCAAGAGCTAGTAAGATAAATTCCTTTAAACCGTTGAGATTATTATTAATATTGGCAAGTCTTTCAAGATGCTCATTCGGAATATCCATTACTGACATATTACCTTCATGATCTGGTACTACAACGAGTACTTTTGTAAATTCTTGATCTTCAGCTAAAACATATCCTTCATAACCATTACAGTTTGAAAGATCAGCACTTTGACTGACGCTAATAGGGTCAACTTTGATACGTACTTTTTTTAAAGTTACCTTCTGTAAACTCTCTAAAATGACTTGATTATACTTCATCCTTATTATTTATGTTGAATTAAGCTAAGTCGCTAGTATAATAAGCATATGTCTGAATATACAAAAGAGTATAAACTTAAATTTGCTAACGGAAATCATCCTCATTCATCTGAAGAGAGACAAGCTATTATCGATAACGCTTCAAAAGCATATGAAGCCTATCTAGACGCTCTTGGCTTTGATTGGCGTAACGATCCAAACAGTACCGGTACACCATTGAGAGTAGCTAAAGCATTCGTCAATGATCTTGCAAGTGGTTGTTATGATAACCCTCCGAAGATTACATCATTTCCTAGTAATGGATATGATGGAATGGTGTTTCAAGGTGGTATCCCTGTAAAGTCACTCTGTAGCCATCATCACCTTGCTTTTACCGGTGTCGCACACGTTGCTTATATACCCTCTGCTGAGGGTCGAGTAATCGGGCTATCGAAGCTTAATCGAATTGTAGAATTTTATGCCCGTCGTCCACAAATTCAGGAAGGTCTCACAGTGCAGATTCATGATGCTATTAATGGCGTATGTGAGTTGAATAAGGGTGTTGCTGTCATGGTTAGCGCTACGCATACCTGTGCATGTCTTCGTGGTGTAAAACACGATGGATGTGAAATGAAGACCTCAAAACTTAGTGGAGACTTCTTAGAGGATGGTGCTACAAGAGCTGAATTTTATAACTTTGTAGCTAATATGAAGAGCTAAACGCCTCTCTTAACATCTACCAAAGCGTTGAGCCGTCTAATAAACGGCTCTCCTATTAATACTTGCTGTTCATTCTCAGCACGATCAGCAATACTAAATGTTACATCATTGTAACTTTTGTTGTTTAAAACAATATTAAGTACAACCGTTGGGCGGCTTTCGATGTTACCGCTACCAATATTAATATCAATACTGCCAGTACGAGGGAGTGTAATTTTTTTATCATTGATGGTGGTAAAGGTTATGGTATCATCACCATTGTCATCAATATCTACACCGTGTAGTACATTGTAGGCTTCATTTCCACTATCTATTTTTGCGACAACAGATCCAATCCCATCTATTGTTATATATTCTGTAACACCGAGAATAGGTCTATTTTGTGTAAAATCTTTAAATGTTTTCATAAAATTATTTTTTCTTCCAAGATATTCGTTTAGAACTTCTTTTAAGTCTCTTCCTACTATTACACATGCTCATTGTCGGTCTACAGGCTGGGTAACCTCTACGTTTTTCTCCTTTTTGTCTACCACACGCCTTACCTGTCTTACAGTCAACCCATCCTTTACCGTGATTACGTGTGAACCATCCATGAAGACCTTGTTTTTTCTCTTTCTCAAATCCTTCTAGGATAAAATTAACTAAAGAGTCAAATTTCATTTTTTCTTCCAGATTTTACCTTGACGGCACTTTACTACTGCTCCAGATTTATAAGCAGATGTCTTTTTACCATATACAGAATCAGCTCTGCGTAAGCAGCGATCGCGTTTAACTTTTTCTTCAGTTAAGAATTGCTTAAAGGTTAACATTTCCATCTCCTTCTTGCAGCGCATCCTCTTGTCTTTTTACCAGCGCATCCGCCAGCAGGAATCCAAGCAGAACTTCTAGCACAAAAGCTTTTTCTACGTTTTGCAGCCTTGGATCCCTTCTTCGCCTTCCCAGTGACTGGCGCTTTAAGATGAGAGCCTGTAGCGCGATTGTACTTAGCTCTACCCTTAGCTGTTAGACCACCCCCGCGACTAACAGGCAGTTTTTCACCGCGCTTAATAGATAAGCTAGGTCCACCTTCTTCAAGTACTTGTATAAAACGTGATTCGAACAAACATTGCATAATAATATTTAATGTGAGAGAATAAATATTTACGTATGCGTAGCTATATTGACGATCTTAATGCACTTTATAACACAAAAATTTTCTTAAAGGAAAGTGCTGACCTTGGACCAGAAGGTATTGGACTGCCTTACGGTGAATATTCAGAGGAATGCGATGATTGTAAGAATGGCGCGCCGATGAGAAAGTGTTTAAAGTGTAAGATGCCTGCAACAGAGTGCGATTGCGATGAGGAAGAAGTTGCAAGTGAGGATGAAATCATCTTTTCAAGAGAACATCCGCACGGTGAAGAGGATGATTTTGCAGAAACAGGTGAACATCCTGAACATAAAGCTTCTAATATGGTAAAGCAGAATTTATATAGAATCACAAAAATGGCTGCTATGTTATATGATATTATTCCTGATGATGAAAATATCGAACCATGGGTGGCAGATAAGCTAAGTAAAGCGACAGACAATATTAATAGTGTTCTTGGTTTTAAGGACTACGAAGAATATAAGAGACGCGTAGATCATGATATTGAAATTGAAGAAAAGACAGAACAGGATCTCTATAAAAGCATAGATGACGGCGGTGAATCTTTAATTAGTAAAATTAAAGAAATTATGCGTGGACAGCCAAGAGATAGAGTTGAAGATGCTGTCTACGGTATGATCAAAACACTTGAAGCTTAAGGTTTCTTTTTGCGCGGTATAGCAGGTTTATAATTCTGCTTAATGTCGTTGAATAAAATTTGTGCCTGATCATCAGGCATACCCGTCGGTAATATTTTTCTAAAATTTACAAAATCGTTATTTAAAACATACTCACGAGCCTTTGTACCGCTAATACCTGATACATCATCACTATCAGGATCGCGTTCACCAGCAGACTCAACTCTAAGGCTTGTATATCCAAGACGTTTTTCTAAATCTGGATGATCTTTATATGGCTCAAACAGTGATGTATAATTAGCAACGCGATCGCTTCCGCATACAAGCACTAGATCTGTGTATCCCTTACCTACAAGATATTTAACAGCATCAAATATTGATATAATTGATTCGTCATCAATAAAGTTAATTTTTGGTAGAGCTTTATCTAAAGCTGTTAATTTATTATTATAAGAAATTGGATTTTTTTTAGGATCGTTACTTCTCGATAAAATAATAAAACTCTCTCTGTGTTCAGCTCTTGCTATCTCTATAACTTTTGAAATTAACTTTTCATGACCCAGTGTAGGTGGATTCATTCTACCAAAAGTAAAGACTGCACGTCCATTGTTTGTAGGCTTAATATCTCTAATAATATTTTCTACGACAATATTAAATTTCATATTACATTCCTTGGTAATCTAAATGTCTGCCGCCCTGGTCGCCCATAACAGTGTTAATATAACTATGACCATTTTTTTCATTATCGTAGTTCATATTATCATTATCAAAATACCATTCAGCATCATTAATATTGCTAGCACCCTCTAGCTCTTCTTCATCTTCTTTATGTGCACCAAATTTTGCGCCCATAAAGTGAGGACTATTAACCTTAAACATTAAATTACCAGCCTTTATAACATACCCTTCAATATCACCAAGCAGTCCTTCAGTCTTAAGAAGATTATTAACAATCTTGGTATATATTTCCTTTTGTATGGGTAATAATCTTTCTTGAATTTGAGCAGTAAGTGTACGTCTATGGCTTACAAGTGCATTTCTACCAGCACCGCCTGCTGTAATTTTTTCCTTAACTTGTTCTAATTCTTGTTCAATTTTTAAAATCTGATTGAATGCTTTTTGTGCCTTGAGAACCTCTGGTCTAAGATCAATTGAATGAAATAAATCAACATTTGGTAAAATAAATTTTACTTCTTTATCATTGATAGCAATTAATTTTTTTCTAATAGAGTCGACATTAACACCTTCTTCTGCTTGAATGCTAATGACAATAAATGTTGACCATGCACCGAGTTTTTCTTTATTATACTGAGCTACAACAAAGCTTACTTTACCCGATGTTGGATCTGCCTCTAAAGCATTAGGTGAATAAAGCCATTCAAGCTGTACAGTGACATTATGTTTACCTATAATAGGTAATACAAGGTGCTTGATACGGTCAAAGCTATTTACAAACGCCTCTCTTGCAGGTAGATATTTTATGGCAGTTGCAAAGCCTTCAGGTTCATATACTTTACCAGAATAGCTAGAACGTACAAAGAAGCCGTGTTCATCGTTACCCACTTTAAGAGCCATTCCATCAACTTTTTCTGTTACTGTTGAATTTTCAGGAGTAATTTGACCTTTGTTTTGCTGTAAAAAGGTAATAAATTGCTTAAAATTTTCCGGTGACATCGAATAAAGTTCTGGTTTATTCTGTGAATAGAGATGCTGTATACCAATACGATCACCTTCTTTAGTAGCTTCTGTAATAAATTGTTTAAACGTTATCATATAAATGTATGCCCGGTTGTAGCTTCAGCATCTTGAACAATTTCTTTTGCCTTTTCAGCTCCGTATATCCAAATAAGCTTTCGAACTATTGCCTGTACATTATTTAGATCATTAGCTGTTGCTTTCTTGTTAAAAATAGTTTTAGCAATAGTATCAGGATCTTTTGTAATAATTTGTTTTGTATTCCTATCTACTAAACCATTTATTGATAATGAATAACCCTTATTCTTTGCTACAGCTGAGAGAAGTATATTGCGGTCCTTACCTTTAAACGGTGCCGTTTCATTTGAAGCATAGAACCATTTTAGGTAATCAGGATCATCACTAAACATAAAATCAACCTGAACATGTTTTTTTGTAACATTACCTTGTTTATCCCAGATAGGTGAAAGAAAATGTACAGATATTCCCGACTTTTTTGTACCAATAGTATCTACACTATGTTGTTTCCAATAAGCTTGTAATTTATTTTCAAGTTCTGTTTTATTTACTGTTTTTGAATCAACTACAAGATCAATATCACCTGAATCAGCCGCTTTACCTGTTGAACCTAACATATTATCTTTAAGAGGCAGACCTGTAATTTCCTCGAGCTTGTGTACAGTAGACGCAACATCCTCACGTGTAATACGACATGTATTACTAAAAACATTACCCCCCTCTTTAAGAAAATATTCTTTAAATGTTAGCATCTTTGATATATGGATCTTGCTTTTTCATTGCAGCAAGTATATGTTTATATTTGTTAATAAAGTTACTCGTATTAATACTGCTAATGTATTGCTTAACGTTTATATTATCTAAACGCTCAGGATTATCAGCGTACATTTCATTCTGTTTAATAGCAGCTTCTAAAGCTGTTTGTACAGGAAAAGCATTCTCAGCAGTAATTTCTGTTCTAAAAATTTCATCTAAAGCACCTGCCGGAAAAGACATCGCAGTCGCTTTCGCAAGTAACTTTACAAGACCAACATACCCTTCAGGTGCAACTGGAGCAAGTTCATTAGCTACCGGTTCAGGTGTTGCGTTAGGATCCGGAGCAGTGGCATCTTGTGTTGTATCTGGCGCTGTTTCTCCATCTTCGCTTATTATACTCCACTGCTCATTAATTTTATCAAGAAATTTCATTGTAAGTATTTAATACTTATATGAAGAGAAGTTGCTTTGTTTTGAGTTGATTAAAATACTTCTCACTAAGAAATGTAAGATTATTTCGCTTAGCAAAGCTTTTTACCCTAGCAAAAGTGTAGTGTGATCTCATAAAGTCTTTATTCCATAAAAAATTACGTAACCGTTCAATAAGTTCAACAGCATTACCGTCACGCTTATCATATGCTTCTTTAAGTTGACTAAATTTAATATCATGCTTATTGTATAATTTACGTAGCATCTCAAAATTTGAATCCTTTGTATAACCATAAATGCTTATAGGTAATAATTTTGCAATTTGTATAACTACTTGATCGATATGTTTTTGTATATCGTTTTCTTTAAAATATTGCAGCATTAATAATGCATCTGTACAATTTGTTTTAAGTATAATTACTCTTTCTTTTGTTTTAAGAGCTAAAAGATATTCACAAAGACCGTGAAAGATATGATGATATAAGAGTTTCTTTATATCTCTGTTAATTATTTTGGAATTTAAAAGCTGATATTTTGAAAGATCATTAATCAGATCAATTTCTATAGATCTATAGATAGAAGTAAAATCTATAAGTTGTAAATTAAACTGTTTAAAGGTACAACTCTCAATCACTAATTCATTATAACCTCATAATTTAAATTTTGCAAGCTCTTGTTTTGGAGCCTTACCAATCCTCACATTGCATATACCGTTATAATAATCATCTCTTAGGAGTACATCCTCACCTAACTGTTCTTTAATTTCATAATAAGCTAACGCCCACTTTGAATCACAGGTACGTAAGATTTTAAAAATAAATTTATCCTTTCCATACTTCTTGATATCTGCATTAAGTTCATTTGATGAGCTTGTATATGATTTCCAGTCAGACTCCTTATAATCAATTCGATTATTCTTTTTACCCTTTAATGGCTTACGCTTAATACGACTTGTACATTGCTTTTTACCAATATATTTTTTATTGCTTATTGTATTGATAATCAAATAAATGAACCCGAACGTATTCTCGCTAACATTTACACCATCATTTAAGATCCAATGTCCACTATCCATATAGATAGTTATTACATTCCCGTTGAATATATACCTCTACGCTGTACAGGTACTTTTCTTTTCTTCTTCCTACCTATCTTCTTACCACCTAAAATTGATGGAATTCGTGCATCACCTGGTGCATATGCTGCATCGTTTTGGGAGGGAAATTGATTTCCGTAATTACCTGAAGTAGCTGGACCAGTAACAGCACCTGTTCCCCCTACAACATTTGCGAGTTCTGTTAATAATTGATCTACAAGTTTATTAAAATTGCTCATTGATTTTTACTTACCTTATACTATATTTAAGTTTAATGCTTGAAGAATATATAAAAGAACTTGAAGAAGATCTTAAGATTAATGAGTTAAATCTTAAAGACTATCAACTTCGCTTACCTGCTATTAAACATAAATGGACAGGTAGATGTATTCGTCTTAAATCCCAGATTAACTCTCTCAAGAAACAAAGAGATAAAGTCAAATCTGATATAATGTCTGAAATTGACCATACAAGTAACGTAAAGCTAACACAGCCTATTATAGCCGCAACAGCAGACAAGCATAGTCGAATTCAAGATATTAATTTAAAAATACAAGACGCGGAATTAATTGTTGAACTCTTAGAACGCTCAGAAAAAACTTTAAGCAGCTGTAGTTATGATATAAGCAATATAATAAAGATAATGCAGCTTGAAACAACATGATAAAGTTTGATTATGACGAGAAAAAAAGATTAGGTATTATATCGGGTGATTTATTCGACGAAATACGAGAATATTTTTCTGTAAAAAATGAAGCAGCACACTTTATGCGTAGACGTGGTAGGTTTATGCCTGCTAGGACATATGCTATAACACCTACAGGTAGATTTGAACCTTGTTTGTATACGGAAATTAAAAAGTTTATAACGAGTCAGCAATATGTAGGTGAGATTGAATATAGTAAAGAATTATTCGAACAAGTTGTACCTGCAAGACATGGCTGGCATCAGCAATTAGATTTTAAAAGCGAAATTTATCCTCTTAAGTTAAATTTAAGAGACTATCAAGAAGATATAGTTAAGGAATGTATGTTTAATGGCAGAGGTACAATTATCTTAGCAACAGCAGGTGGTAAAACCCTAACATCAGCCTCTTTAATATCGAAAATTTACAGCTTGTACATGTCTGCATATAATAAAAAAAGCTTTAAATGTCTTTTTATTGTACCGGATAGAGGTCTTGCATCACAGACTTATCAAGATTTTATTGATTATGGTGTACCGTTTAGTGTCTCAAAATGGACTGGGGATGATGACTTAAATCTATCTACTAATGTTGTTGTATCTAATCTTGGTATCCTACAAAGTAAAAATAGTAATTTAGATTGGCTTGAAGATATTGATCTTCTTATCGTTGATGAAGTACATAAAATTCGTAAAGGCAATAAAATAAATGATATTCTTAAGAAGATTAAAACACCATATAAATTTGGATTTACAGGTACAATGCCTGAAGAGAATCTCGATCAATGGAATATTATAGGTAAGATAGGTCCTATAATTTATGAGAAAAATAGCTACGACTTAAGACAGGAAAGCTACGTTAGTAATGCATCTATTCAAATTATAAAATTAATTCATAAAAACGAACCAAAGAAAAGCGATAACGGTAACGCGTATAGAGAAGAAATAGAATATCTTACTACCTCTATTTTTCGTAATGAACTCATAGCAAGACTTGCTAAGGGATTAAACCAGAATTCACTTATTATGGTTGATTATATTCAACACGGGGAGCTGTTATTTGATATTATTCAACGAATGATGCCTGAAAAACAATGTTTCTTTATTCGTGGAGAAGTAGAAGTTGAAGAAAGAGATCGTGTCAGACAACTTATGGAGACTAATAGTAATGTTGTTGTAGTTGCTATATCGAAAATATTCTCAACTGGTATTAATATTAAAAACCTACACTATATTATTTTTGCATGTGGCGGTAAAGCTAAGATAAAAATCGTACAATCTATTGGTCGAGGTCTTAGGTTGCATAAGGATAAATCTAAGCTTATAATATTTGATATTACTGATGATCTGCGCTATAGCGCAGCCCATGCATTAAAAAGACAAGCACTTTATGAAAAAGAACACATCCCGTTTGCAATCAAAAACATCGAAGAAAAGTAAGCCGAAGAAAGAGCCTAAAATTCTTGATCTTAATCTTATTGGTAATGAGACAGAGGATATTGTTGATGTCTTACCTATTGAAGTTATTGAATCATTACCTATTGTCGATGAAGCAAGTCCTCCTAAAAAAGTAAAACCCAAGGATAAGGTTCATTATGTTAATAGTAGAGAATTTGAAGATGAAATTAAAAGTTACTATAATACAGATGTAATGACAGATAAGTTATGCGAAAGTATTAACAAAATTGCTAACGGTTTATCTTATGCTCCAAACTTCTTAAATTATTCTTATAAAGAGGACATGGTCGGTGACGCTGTTGTTAAGATGTTTTCAGCTTTAAAGAATAAAAAATTTAAGATTGATTGTGGATTTAGCCCATTTTCGTATTTTACTACGATTGCTTTTCATGCTTTTATTAATAGAATTAAGAAAGAAAAAAAACATCACGAAGCTATTAATGAGTACCGGGATAAGGTGTACACAGAATTAATGTTGAATCCTGAAGAGAATAACGGTGCACATATTTACGTTGAGCCAACCGGTGACGATCCAGAAGAATAATTGTGGATATATTTTTAAATAAATCTAAAGTAGCTATATTTTCTGATTTGCACTTAGGTGTACATCTTGATTCAGTAACCTGGCATCAAGTGGCACTAGACTGGTGTGATTGGTTTGTATCTGAAATAACAAAACAAGATATTAAAGATGTTTTATTCTTAGGTGATTTTTTTCACCATAGAAGTGATATCTCGGTTGCTACGCTACATGTAGCGAGTTTAATACTCGATAAGTTAAATGATTTTAATATTGTAATGATTGTTGGTAATCATGATGCGTATTATAAAGATAGAGCTGATGTAAATTCGCTATCCATTTTAAATGGTCGTAAAAATATAACAGTTATTAGTGAAACAGTAACAACAACATTGTTCGGTAGATCTTTTTCTTTTATACCTTGGGGAGGTGATATAGATAAATTACCAAAATCTGATGCAATCTTTGGTCATTTAGAGATTGAGAGTTTTAAGATGAATAGTTATAAGACCTGTGAACATGGTACAAAGACACGTGATCTTTTAACAAAATCAAATTTAGTAATGTCCGGTCACTTTCATCTCAGAGATGAACGAGTTTATGATAACGGTACTATAGTATATGTTGGGAATCCGTTTGAAATGGACTTTGGTGATCTTGGAGGCATTAAAGGTTATTATTTGCTTAATTTAGAAACGCTAAAATATGAATTTTATGAAAATAAAATATCACCAAAGCATAAAAAAATTACATTAACTGAACTCACAAACGCAAAATCATTAACAGGTAGTGATATTAACGAAATGGTAAATGGGCATTTTGTTAAGTTTATTGTTGATAAAAAGGTAAAGAGTGATATTATTGATACACTTATTCAAAAATTTTCCGTTTATAAGCCGCTAGCATTTACAACAGATTATACATATACAGAAAATAATTATAATGTTGAAGATAAGGGATATGAATCAACCGGCGTCAACATGCAAGCCACAATTGAGGAGTTTATAGATGTGCTAGAAATTGATAATAAAGAGAGTATAATCAAGTATTGCACCGATCTCTATAAACGTGCTTGTGAAGTATGAAATATATAAATTTTAAAACAATAACTATAAAGAACTTTCTTTCTGTTGGTAATGAGCCTGTATCTGTAGATTTTAAGCGAGGCTTGCACATTATTACAGGTATTAATAAAGACAAAGAAGATAGACAAAACGGTGTTGGTAAGTCTACTGTTGCTGATGCCATTAATTTTGCCGTTTTTGGTGAAACTCTTAGAGACCTTAAAAAGGAATTTATTGTAAATAGTATTAACAAGAAGAATTGCGAGGTTGTGTTAGAGGCTTCAATTAATCAATTTGATACTATTGAGAACATTAAAATTGTAAGAACATTAGAACCATCAAAGTGTTATATCCATATTAATGGTGAAGACAAAACACGCGACAGTATCTCAAATACAAACGACTTCATTATGAAGAAGTTTAATTGTACCCCGGAGATATTTCAGAATTGTGTCATTATGACCATAAACAATACTACACCGTTTATGGCAAAGAAGAAGCAGGAGAAAAGAAAGTTTATTGAAGATATTTTTAATCTCGGTGTATTTAGTAATATGTCGACATTACTAAAAGCTGACGTCACAGATAATAAGAAAGCTCTTGATATTGAAGGTACAAGATATGAGGAAGTGGATAAAGTTCTTGGAAGCTATATTCGTCAGCGCGATAATACTCTTGAAGAGCGTAAACAAAAGCACGAAAAGTATACACAACGTAAGCTCAATAACGCTGATGAAATTATTGAAGTATCAAAAAAAATTAACTCTTTTAAGGAAAAAAGTATTGACAATATTAACGAAGCAATCATTAAATTAAAGGATGCAAATACTAAAGTTGATGATAAAATACAAGCTTGTCGCCATACAAGAAGTGAGAGCCAGACGTTAATCACACAAATTCAAAAACAATTAAATGCTGTAGGAACTGATAAAGATAAATGCCCTACATGTTTACGTTCAATTGAAGAGAGCGATAAAAATCATATTAAGAATGAAAAACAAAAGCTTAACAATGAAATCGATAGCCATAAAAGTACTATTGATAAAGAAACAGATAACGAAACAACGTTAGTATCTAAACGCACAGATATTAATAATAAGATAAAAACTTTAGAAAATAGTATTCACGCATATAATCTTGAAATAAAAGATCAGCAAAATCAACAAGCGCGTTTAGATCAATTAAATGAATGGCAGACAATGCTTGACCAAGATTTAAAAGATCTCGAGCAAGCGTCTACGCAGTTTGATAAATTAATTGAAGAGAAACAAGACGAACTCAATAAGTTAATGGAAGGGCTTGATGTTATTAAAGAAACAACTAATGTTTTAGATGTTGTTAAATTTGTAGTATCAGAGGAGGGTGTTAAATCGTACATTGTCAAGAAAATTCTTCAGCTCTTTAATAGTAAACTTTCGTATTATCTTCAAAAAATGGACGCTAACTGTATTTGTACATTTAATGAGTATTTTGAAGAAGAGATTGTTGATACAAAAGGCAATGAACGTTCTTATTTTAATTTTAGTGGAGCTGAAAGAAAGAATATGGATCTTGCTTGCCTCTTTACATTCATGGATATGCGTAGGTTACAGGGTGATGTATGCTTTAATTTTAGTATTTACGATGAATTATTTGATTCGAGTCTTGATGCTAAAGGTATTGAGCTTGTAATTGGTGTACTTAAGGAACGTGTTGAAAAATATGATGAGAGTATTATGGTAATTAGCCATCGTAAGGAAAGTGTTAAAGCTGCGACAGGTGATGTTATTTTCTTAGAAAAATTAAATGGTATAACAAAACGTGTTGATTACAAGGAGTACACATCATAAAATATATCACATGATCTCTAGTCCTTTTGTATCTCCGTTTGTATCTCCTTTCGTACAGCCATACGGGTTAATTCCACAACAACCAATGCAACAGGAGATACCTCAGCCTCCTGAGATGAATTTAAAGCGTGTAATGAATTATTATGCCGATTATTCAGGCTGCGGTTTTTGGCGAATGATTTGGCCTGAACATATTTTAAATGCACATCAAAAAATGGTTGTACATGGTAGTACGATGATGTGCTTTGATCCAAATTATTTTAGAGGAGCTGAAGTTGTACGTATTCAGCGTCAGGCAACGGTACATCAATTAGAATTCATTAAGTTCTTAAAAAACTTAAGTAAGGATCTTGGATTTAGAATTATTTACGAAATTGACGATCTCGTCTTTAGTGAAGATATTCCTGATTATAATAAATTTAAACCCGCCTTTACAGATCCTAATATTCGTAGAACAGCTCAGGAAATCATGGAGCTTTGCGATGAAGTTACTGTAACATGCGATTTCATGAAGGATTATTATATGGGTAAGACAGCTAATAAAAATGTTACTGTTATTCCGAATTATCCTCCTAAGTTCTGGATGGGTAACTTTTATAATGAAAAGAAAATTTCAGATAATTTTGACAAATATCGCAAGAAGCCTCGTATTCTATATGCAGGTTCCGGTGCACATTTTGATGTAGATAATCGTGTTGGACAGAACGATGACTTTGCGCATGTTAACCGTGTAATTCGCGCAACAAAAGACAAATATCAATGGGTGTTCCTTGGTGCATATCCCTTACCGTTACATGATCTTATTCAGAGCAAGGAATTCGAATTCCACCCTTGGGAGACACTTTACCGTTACCCCGAGCGTATTGCTAATCTTAATGTCCAGATGATGGTTGCACCTCTTCAAGACAATACTTTCAATAAAGCAAAGTCTGATCTGAAGTTTGTAGAAGCATGTTGCTACGGATTACCGATCGCTTGTCAAAATCTTGTAACGTATCAAGATGCACCGTATAAATTTGATACAGGTGAAGAAATGATCGATATTGTTGATGATGTTCTTTCAAAGAAAGGCCGTTATATGAACATTTCATCTTCCATGCGCCGTCGTGCAAATGATCGTTGGTTAGAGAATGATAATAATATTGATAAGTACGTTGAACTACATACTCTACCATTCGGTCATAAAGATCGTAAGCTCCTAAATGCTATTAATGGTATTAAGGCTTGATTGTAGTATTAGGTTGTAATATACTTATTGGGTGTACAGGAACGTATCATATCTACCGCGGGAACAAACAATTAACCTTTATACGTGGGACGAGAACGGTAAACGTATAACCATCCCTTCAACGTTTGAGCCGTACATTTATTTGGAAACAAATAATGCACCGGATGCAATGAGTATCTTTGATACGAAGTTGAAGAAGAAGAGATTTAAAAATCAATACGATCGTTCTAGATATCTTAAAGATAATAAGGTCACTAGGGTATTTGAAAACTTTAACGTTAATCAACAATTCCTAATTGATACATATTGGCAGGATAATGAAAAGTCGGATTTTACTAAAAATCAGTTAAAGGTACATTTTATTGATATCGAAACATATTCACCTGATGCGTTTCCTAATCCTCAAGATCCTAACGATACAATTAACATTATCACTATCTACGATACTCTATCAAAGAAGTTTTATTCCTGGGGACTCAAACCATATACAGCTAAATCAGCTGATGTGATTTATGTTGCATGTAAGACGGAAGATGAACTATTGCGCAGGTTTGTAGATTTCTTTAGTAAAGATTATCCTGATATTCTTTCTGGTTGGAACTCAGAGTTTTTTGATGTACCGTATGTAATTAATCGTGTTAAAAAGGTATTAGGCGAAGAAGCTATGCAGAAGCTTTCACCTGACCGTTCTTTACGCTCTAGGACGTTTATGGGTAAGTATGGACGAGAGCAGACAAAGTGGCATATTGAAGGACTATCGTGTGTTGATTATCTCGATATCTATAGACGTTTTTGTCAGACACTTCGTGAGTCATATAAGCTCGACGCTATTGGTGAAATAGAGCTTCAAGAGCGTAAGATTGATTATGGTGATCAGAATTTGACTGAACTTGCTGATGATAACTGGGAGTTATTTGTAGACTATAATATTCAGGACGTTAACCTTCTTGTAAGACTTGAACAGAAATTGCAGTATATACAGTTATTGAGAATGATTGCATATGCCGGTCTAACAACGTTTGAAGGTGCTCTTGGCTCTCTCTCGGTTATTACAGGGCTATGTTCTATCCGAGCTCGGTTAAAAGACAAACGTATTCCTACTTTTGTTAAGGATGTTAAAGAAGGTGAGCAGAACGCAGGAGCTTACGTAGCAGATCCACAACAAGGCTTTCAAGAACACGTCGTCTCTTTTGACGCTAATAGTCTATATCCAAATACGATGATCACCTTAAATCTATCTCCTGAGACAAAGGTAGGTAAGATTATCAATAAGACTGAAACAGATATAACTATTAAACATGTTAATGGGCAAACGTTTAATCTAACACATGAAAAATTCGCTGCATTTGTTAAGCAGGAAGAAATAGCAGTATCACGAGCAAAGATTCTTTTTACTCAAAAAGAAAAAGGAATTATCCCTGATACAATCGATTATTATTATAATAAACGAGTTGAAGTAAAAAAGCTTCTAACAAAAGCCAAGAAGAAAGCTCTTACTCTACAAGAAGGTACGGAAGAATACGAGGATAATCAAATTGAAATCGACCGACTCAACATTCGACAGCATACGATTAAGATTCTAATGAATACAGTGTATGGGTACTTTGGGAATAAACACAGTCCGCTTGGTGACGATGAACTAGCTGAATCAATCACCCTTACAGGTCAAGCAGTTATTAAAGAGTCAAATAGAATTCTCACTGAGTATATTAAGAATAAGGCTCATCTTACAGATAATGATATTAAGGAAAGTGATCCTATCATCTATAATGATACAGATTCGAGTTACATCTCTATCAAGCATCTAGTGAAGGCGCTGAAGATACCTGTCTTTGATAATGCCGGTAATGTAGCATCGGAGTATTATAAGACAGTAACAGATATTGAAGATCATCTTAATAGAGAAATTACTATTTGGGGTAAGAGTGCTCTCGGATCAAAGGATTGTCGATTAGTGTTTAAACGTGAGGCTATTGCTGATGTAGGCTTGTTTCTTAGAAAGAAACGATACGTATTGCATACTCTTGATGTTGAGGGTATACCTGGTAAGAAGTTTAAGTATACAGGTGTTGAGGTTGTACGCACTACGATGCCAACACCAATTAAACCTTATGTAAAGAAAATTATTGAGACAATGCTTCTTACAAAAGATTACGCTACTACAAATAAGATCTTTAATGAAACATATGAAATCTTCAAAGGCCTGCCCTTAGAAGATATAGCATTTGTAATGGGAGTTAAGGGATACGAAAAGTACGCCAATCATTGTAATGGATTCGAGACAGTAAAGAGAATGCCGAAGCATGTGAAAGCAGCTTACTACCATAATATTCTCCTTGATAGATTTGGTATTGAACGAAAGTACGAAAAGATGACATCGGGCGATAAGGTGAGATTCTTTGAAGTAAAGAAACCAAACAGTTTTGGATTGTCTGTTATTGGTTACAAGTACTACTATCCGAAAGAGTTTCAAAGTGTATTTGAAATTGATCATGAAAAGATGTTTGAAAAGATTATCTACTCTGTCATTGAACGGTTTTATGAAGCTGTAAATTGGACTGTTAAAAAGCCTGGTAATGATGCACAAATAGACCTTTTTGACCTTTTGGGTATGAACTAGTTGATTTTAAAAAAATACATTATAATATATTAAACATATGAGCAATCTTATTACCTTCATTGATCACATCGGACGCACCATCATCGGCGAAAATGCTGGTGATACCGATAACGGAGCTTCTTTCCTTGTAAAGAACCCAGCCATCATTCACGTTCAGCCAACCCAGACCGGGCAGCTTAACGTTCAGACTATTCCCCTTTATTTCCGTGAGTTTATCGGAGAGAAGTCTAAGGAGAACGGTACAACTTGGAAGTATCATTACGCTAATGTTGTTGTTGGTACAGACGTTGATAATGATCCTCGTCTTACTGACCAGTATGAGAAGCTTTGGTCAGCTCCCGTTGCAGCTCCCACTGCCGAACCTTCCGTAGTTAAGCTTTTTGATGAGTAAATCGTAATCTGCTCTCAAAGAAACCAGATTAAATACCCGACTTCGGTCGGGTATTTTTTTTCTTGATTAGGTGAAATGTGATAGTATAATAAGAAATATGGATAAAGATTTACTTAAAACCCTTTCTGTTATTGACGAGCATAATTCAGATGCTTGTTTTCTTTCTGAAAATGCACTTTCAAATTTTACTGAGTGTTATGATACCGGTTGTTATGCTCTTAATGCTATTTTAACTGGTGATTTAAGGAATGGTGGTGTACCGCAAGGTCGTATTATTGGCTTTAGTGGTGAGTCAGGAACAGGTAAAACTCTCATTACCGGTAAAATTTTAGCTAACGCTCAGAAGAAAGGTGTTATCCCGGTTATTTTTGATTCCGAAATTGCTGTAGATAAAAACTCCGTCCGTGGCGTCGGACTCGATCCTGCTAACGTTAAGTACGTACCAATTGATACTATTGAGAAGTGTCGTAACCAAGTTAGTGCCTTACTTGACAAGGTCATTGCTAATAATCAGCATGGTAAGATTATTATCTGTATTGATAGTTTAGGTAATCTTGCATCACAGAAAGAGCTTGACGATGCTCTTAAGGATAAGTCAGCTGTTGATATGGGTATGCGCGCTAAGGCTCTTAAGTCTATGCTTAGAACCTTAACTTATAAGGCCGCTAAAGCTCAGGTTTCTATTATCTTTGTCAATCATACATATTCAGATCCTGCTGCTATGTATCCATCTTTGATCAAGTCACAAGCTGGTGGGTCTGGTCCAGTTTATATGGCGAGTATTCTCGTTCAGCTTGCTAAGAGAAATGAAAAAGCAGGCGAAGGTGAGTTTGGCGGTGTTGAAGATAATAAGCTTTCTGAAGCTAACAAATATAGCGGTGTAACGCTTCGAGCACTTACTGCGAAGAATCGTTTTATTCCTCAATTCCTTGAGATTGAGATGTATCTATCATTTAAGTCAGGACTAAACAAATACAGTGGCTTGCTTGCCATGGCTACAGCAAGAGGTATTGTAGAGCAGAACGGCGCTACTTATACTGTCGGAGTCGATGGCGGTAAGTATAAAAAAGGTGATAAGCTTGGTTATGCAAAGAACTTTACTAAGGACGCATCGTTTTATGAAGATTTTATTATACCGGCCTTAGACGAAGCGCTTAAAACAGATTATCGTTATCATCAAGCCTCTGATGATCTTATTGATGATGTGGTAGAGCAAAACGCAGAATAATGAGCGGCGTTATTGTACCTATCAGTGGTGGAATGGATTCAACCGTTCTTCTCCATCATGCAGCAGCTAATTTTGATAAAGTATATGCTATATCTTTTGATTATGGTCAAAGGCATATAAAAGAGTTAGAGTGTGCTGATTGGCAGATTAATAATATACGCGAAAGTGATGATGACAAAAATATATGCTTTAACACAACAGTTAAATTGCCATTTTTTAATCTCATTAAAAATTCTGCTCTACTGAATAGAGAAATTAATGTAGCTAAAGCAAAGGACGTAATGGGCGACCCGCAAACGGTTAATTATGTTCCGTTTAGAAATATGATGCTCTTGAGTATTGCATGTTCATTTGCTGAACAATTTGAAGCTAGCGTTGTATATCACGGTGCAGCTCAGGCGGACTCCGTTGCAGGATACTGGGACGGATCCCCTGAGTTTCTTGCATCTATTAATAACGTAACATCGCTTAATAGAAGAAATAAAGTTGAAATTGAAGCGCCATTGATTAATAAATCAAAAGCTGAAATTATTCAAATGGGTATTGATCTCGGTGTTGATTTTAGCCGTACTTGGACTTGCTATGAAGGTGTTGAAGAGGCGTGCGGTGAATGTACAGCTTGTAGTTTGAGATTGCAGGGCTTTATTCAAGCAGGAATTAAAGATCCAATAAACTATTCAAAAAATATTCCTTGGGATAAGCTTTTAGCTTAACCAAAGTCGACACCGTAGCGACCACCTTCTCCACCAAATACCTCACGACCGGTGGTAGGTCTGGCATTGACGCCAAATTGACGTTGAGCGTATTCGTCTGGAGTAAGATCTGCTAAATCAGCTTCACCACTTGTAAATTCATCAGCATTATCACCGAATTCGATAATATTACCTCTCTTAGAGAGAACACCAGCCTTTAAGAGTCTATTAATGACACCTTTTGCTTGTCCAATAGCTCTACCTTCGCTAATATCCATATTACCCTGTACAATATGAGCCTTTATTGTATTGATTAATTCTTGCTCATTAGTACCATCTCCGACATTATTAACAGCAAAATGCTCTAATTTATCGACACCACTTTCAGCGGCAGGCTCTTCCTGTTGAGTAGCCGTCGGTGTTGTGTGTTGTGCAGGAGCTGCTCTAAGTGCATGTTCAGACTCATCATCTTTATGCTCAATTGAGCTAGTAACTGCATCCTCAACGTCACTATGATCGATATCTTCACCTTCTGAGGCCTTATCATTAAGAAATTTGACAGCAGGCGCTACAGCGTTCTTAATAATACGTGCCGTGTACCCAGCACGAGCCTTAGGATAGCCTAAATGAACAAGCTCACTATGAATAGCATCTTGAAGACTTGCAAGTTGTTCTTTCTCTGAACCTTCTGCATCAAAACGGCCACCAGGAAATAATGCATCATAGACAGGCTTAACGATCATTTCGATAACCTCTTCTGCAGATTTACCAGTCTTTTTCATTAAATCGGAAAAAAGATATGTATCACCTCCGCGTGTTGTAACAGCTTGTGTTGTTGCACTATGAATATCTGCATAATCAGCACCGATTGGTGCTTCCTTAATAAGGCGATTACGATAAGCTTCGAAAATTAAATGTGAATCCTTGTTCATGTCTTGAATTATTTATTCTTGAAGGTATAATATATTCATAATGTGTGGAATTTTCGCTGCTGCTGATTTTAACAAATATATAAAACTTTATCTTAAAAATAAAGAAAGAGGTACATTTGCCTATGGAGCTTTGTTTTTGAGTCATACCTATGATGCAGCTATGAAAACAGAGGGTACAGTTGAATTATCAAAAAATATGATAATCAATAATATAGACATGCAGATGAAGCCATCAGAGTTTTATTATTTTATGGGCCATACCCAAGCTCCAACTAGTTCAAAGCGCATATATGACGAATCAACATCGCATCCGTTTCATTGTGGTAATTGGGTAGTGGCGCATAATGGTGTTCTTACAAACGATAAGAAGCTTAAAAGTAAAATTAAAAATATGAGTCACTATAATGAAGTAGATACTTCTGTAATACCTGCTCTTTTAAATCAATATTCTGAAGAGATGGACAATGAGGTAGGATTAATTTGTGAAGTCTTATCAAAGCTTGAAGGTACATTCGGTCTTTGGATTTATAATAAACAATCTCACAACGTATATTTTGTACGATCAGGTAGCACTCTTTACGCAAATATCTTAGATAATACTGTCTCATCTCTTCCTGATAATGATCTTGTACCTCTCGAAGAAGGAGTGCTATATCTCGTAACACTGGAGGGTTTAACCTCTGTCGGAGGCTTTACAAATAACTCACCATTTTTTATTCTATGACATTCGCAATCGTATCCTGTACACAACAAGCTGATTATAAACAAACACTTCTCTATAAGAGCTTAGCTAAATTAGAAAAAACAAATAATTTGCAACTTTTAGATAAAGTTCAATTTCATACGCAAAATAAAAAAGGACTAAGCGAGGCTTATAACGATTCGTTATCACGCAACCCTCTCAACGTTGATAAAGATATTATTATTTTTGCACATGATGATATCTGTATTGACGATGCAGGGTTTATATCAAAACTTGAAGAGGGGCACAAGACATATGATATTATCGGTGTCGCAGGAGGACTTAATCCAAAACTTAAAGCACCAGCTCTTTGGCATATTATGTGTGGTGGGTTTCAGGGAGGTGATTTACGTGGATTTGCCGGCCACTATCTACCAGATGGAACTACATCTATTACAAATTTTGGCCCATCACCAGCTCGTGTAGCAGTTATAGATGGTGCGTTTATGTCAGTTAATACGAAGAAAGTTTTAGATGCTAAATGGTCGTTTAACGAAAACCACACGTTTCATCACTATGATTTATCTAGCTGTATTGATGCTAATAAGAAGAAGCTTAAAATAGGTGTTGTACCTATTTTGACATATCATAATTCACCAGGGTTAAGGGATATTAACGATAAAACGTTTGTTAAAAACCAAGCAAAGTTTTTACAAGAATATGCTAGCTAATAATAGCATTAGACAGTATTATAGATAGGAATGGCATCAATAGATCACGATTATTTTGAAAGAATAATGGTATGCAAGGCTTTAACAGATGAGATCTACCTTGCCTCCATTGTTGATTACGTAAAGCCTATCTTCTTTAAAGATAAAGATATTAAACCTATCTTTAATATTATAAAAGACTACTTCAATCGCCGTAACACATGCCCGACTAATACAGAGATTAAAGCTCTTCTTACTACTAGAGAATTAAAAGATTCTTATGTAAAGACAGTTGAGAAATTTAAAGATCTTGATTTAAATTTAAATGCAGAAGAACTTTATAAGAATACAGAGATTTTCTTAAAAGAAAAGGCTGTCTATCATACAATGCTAGAGGTTGTCGAGAAGCCTGATATGGATACAGCAAAAATTTTAGAGATGTTTGAAGAGTCGTGTAATATTTCTTTAACTACAGAAATCGGACTAGACTTACTTGAGAATGTTGATAAGCTCGTTGAAAATTTGAGTTCGCAAATCAACTATATTCCTACAGGTTGGACGTGGTTAGATGAAAAAATTGGAGGAGGTTTTCTACAAGAAGGTAGAGCTCTATATGTGTTTACAGGTGAAACAAATATCGGTAAAAGTATCTTCCTTGGTAATGTGGCAATTAATATTGCCGAGCAAGGTAAAAACGTACTGCTCATCTCACTTGAAATGCCCGAGGTAATTTACGCACAGAGAATTAGTTCAAATCTTACTAAAATTCCGTTGAGTAAGCTAAGAACGGAACTACCTACTCTTAAGCAGTCTTTAGAAGAATATGCAGGTAATAACCCTGGAGCTAAGATTCTTATTAAAGAGTTTCCGCCTTCCACAATTACTGTTGGTTATTTGCAATCCTATATTAAGAAGCTCCGTGATAAGGGTCTAAAATTTGATGCTATTGTATTAGATTATGTGAATCTCCTTACATATCCCGGTGAAGGTAATAGTTATGAGAAGGTAAAAAAGATTACCGAACAGCTCCGGGCTTTAACGTATATCTTTAATTGTCCTATTATTACAGCTACTCAGGTTAATAGGAGTGGGTTTGGTGTTTCGGATCCTGGTATGGAGACGATTTCAGAGAGTTCAGGTCTTGCAATGACCGCGGATGTTATTATGAGTATTTGGCAAGAAACTACAGATAGAGAGCTTGGTGTGATTAAGATGGGTATGATGAAGAATCGTTTTGGACAAAACTTCGGCCAATGTGTTTTACGTATTGACTACTCTACTTTAACTCTTACTGAAGATGAACATCTAAACGATACCGAAGCGAGTACTAGTACTATTAACGCTCTTGCAGCGCTATCCAATTAAACATTGATTTAATTAACTTTGTTGATAATTAGTTAGATCAATGAAGCATCGAGATGATCACGTATCTCTTATAACATACGAACAGGAGCATTTATTTCTTGCTTTCTGTTCTTTCGTTACACTCATGCACGCTAAAAAATTAAATCTAGCAAATGTCTTTCTTTTAGTATTACAGAACAAAGCTTTACGTGATTTGTTTAAGTTGTATTGTGATGCAAATAGTGATTACGCTGTTGTACAAGCCTTTCTTTCATTTGATCCTAGCTTACATAAAAGCAAATATGTAATGAAATACTTGAATAATAGTAAAAATAAGATTACAATCTAGAGATGGAGCTATCTCTTACGGAGTTTGAAAAACACATCTACAATACCCATTTAAGAATCTCCCGTAGTAAAAAGGGATTACCATTTAAGTATAGAAAAGATTTCAGCTATTTGCTTGATATTATTGTTATCAATTTAAAGAAAATATCAATTTTTCTAGCTAAGTTTCCGCATATTAAACTTGAAGACTTCATTAAAGCTCCCTATGAAATCTATCCAGATGAGCAGCATTTTGAATTAGATTATTATACAACACTCAAAGCAACGAAAGCTTATACGTTATATCAAAAGAAACTTGAGTCAATGGACCCTGACGCAGAAGAACAACTTAAAAATATTATCGAATCATTAAAATTTATTTCCCTATTTTGCAGAGAACAAAAAATATCTATTGATGAATATATCAATCATATCACCGGCAACAATCTCTCCTATGTCTTGCATCTGAAGGAACATAGAATAAATGCTTATACATTATTTGGATTTCCTAGCTTTGAGCGAAGTATAAGAGCTCTTGATAGCCAACTTATTAAATTCGTTCTAGGTGAAGACTTTTATAATAATCTTTCAAGCTTTCGGTTAAAGTTTTTTGCTTCTAAAAAAGCGAAAACATTAGTTGAACTTGGAATAAAAAAAATAAAAATACAAAAAACTACTTGATTAAACAAAAACCACAAACTATACTAAACAAAATTAATTATGAGCTCCACATTCACATCATCAATGTTCGATAGCATTAAGTCCGCCCTTACTAAAAATACTGAGGGCAGCAACAACAAGTTTAAGGATTACCTTAAAACAGAGGTCGGTAATACCTACACTGTCCGTATCCTTCCTAATATTAAGGACCCTAATAAGACATTTCTCCATTACTATTCTTATGCTTGGAATAGCTTTGCTGATGGTAAGCTTATCAACGTAATAAGTCCTACTACTTGGGGCCAGCGTGACCCAATTGCTGAAGAGGGATACCGTATTCGCCGTAACGGTACAGAGGAAGAGAAGGACAAGGCTCGTGCTCTTAACCGTAAGGAGAGTTGGCTAGTTAATGTATATGTAGAAAACGATCCTGTTCGTCCAGAGAATAATGGTACGATCAAGGTTCTTCGCTTTGGTCGTCAACTTAATAAGATTGTTATGGATGCTATTGAGGGGGACGATGCAGCTGATTTCGGACCTCGTATTTTTGATCTATCACCTAACGGTTGTAGCTTCCGTATTAAGGTTGAGAAGCAAGGCGATTTCCCGACTTATGTTTCTTCTAAGTTTGCACTTCCTAAGGCTGCTGTTGGTCTTGATGCCGATTCCTACGAAGAGATCTATAATAATATTTTTGATCTTGAGTCCTACTTAACAGTTAAGAGTTACGATGAACTTAAAGATATTCTTAATGCACATTACCACTGCACAGCTGACGTAGTTGAGGACGCTGCAGAGGCTCCGGTAGTTGCTCCTAAGATTACCACAACACCTAAACCGGTATCAGCTCCAGTTGCTGAAAAGAAGGCAACCCCTGCTAGCCTTGATGATGACTCTATTGCTGATCTTCTTAAGGGACTTGAAGACTAATGGATACCTTTAACGAAGCAGGGCTTTCGCCAGACGAAATTAAAATGCTGACCCTACAGTTTATGGGTCAGCATTTAACTGGTGACCTTAAAGTATTGGATCAAAATATTATATCAAGAAATAATACCCTACAGGGTATGGTGCTTAATCCAACTGCAGTAATAAACAGCATTCCATCTAGTGCTTCACAGCCGTTACCTCAACCTCAAGTACCAGTATTATCACAACAGGTACAAGTAACCCCTACACTCGGAGCTGAAACATTTACTTCACCTCAACCAATACTAGCTCCTGTTGAACAAAGTAATAATACAAATCGTGATCAGCTTGAGTTTAGTTTTGAGACAAGTCCATTATCAGTACGCATTTTTGAATCACTTGAACGTATTGAGAAAAAGCTTTCTCTTATTGAGGACAGACTTTTTGCTCTTGAAGATTTTAAAAAAAAGGACTAATATATCGCTTGTTTAGGCGAATAAAGTGTCTATTATAACAGTATGATTCTTACCATACCAGATAGAGAAGATTTTCTCAATAGCTTTTTAACACCCTTGAGCCGTGTAGCTGATAGTGCTGTTTTAAAGCTTACCTCTAATGAGATATCAGCAATTATAACTACGAGTGATAATACACTTGTCGTTTACGCTACATATAATAATATTCTGTCTGGAGTAGAGAAGAATCTTAATATACCAGATTTAAAGAAGCTTTGCAGAGTAATTTCATGTATTGAAGAAAAAGGTTGTGCTTTGGATATTGCTAGTAATTATGTTGGCTTTGAATCATCATCTGTTAGATTTAAGTATTTTCTTTACGAAGATAATATTATCAAGACCCCTAAGCAGATTAATCTTGATAAACTGAAAGAACTGCCTTTTGATGGTGATTTCACTATTCCCTTTACATCGGTAATATCCCTTATTAAGGGTAGTTCTATTGCTACTGAGACAAATAAGATTTATCTCTCTTTCAAAGAGGGTGATGTATTCGGTGAGTTGACTGACAAGACAAGAGCAAATACCGATTCGTATGGTATTAAGATATCTTCAGATTACACAGGAGATGTAATTAATATACATGTACCGTTGAATTTTGAGTTATTTAGAATAATTTCTTGTATGAAATACAAAGAGCTCGCGGCGAGTATCTCCTCAAAGCGAGGACTATTAATTCTTAACACAGGCAATGAGACAACGAAAATGAAGTTTATTGTTTCAGCACTACAAAACTAATTTATGAGCAACAATAAACTTAAAACACCTAGTTATTTTATTAAACGATTACGCGATAATGGATTCGTTGTTGTTCGGTTATTCTCTGTATACGCTAAGCATGACCCACGTAGATGGACGGTTATTGTAAATCCGAGCGAAGCATCAGTCTTAATTACTTGCTATGTAAATAAAACTGAACTCGGTGAAGTTTTATTTGAACTTAATGATGGCGGTGCACGTATTCCAAAGAATTTTAATCTCCAAACCGATAGTATTGAAGTTATTATTGACTATCTTATTATGCGCGGTATCACAAATAACACAGATTATCATGGTCGCTCGAGATATCTTTCCAAGGGAATAAATAATTGTGATGAGCGACAAGCGCCCCAACAACAGGGAGAAGAAAGTGAAGAAGTCTGAAACAAAACTTTCTAATGAAGATAAGGAGGTATTGCGTAAGGCTATGCTTTCCTCTTTACAGGAAAATATACAAACTCATGAAAACGGTATAAAAAGAGATCTCAAAACTCTTTCTACCCAAGTTGAAGAGTACCTTTCGTCCTTTATTATTCTCGGTTACACGTTTGATGGAGAACCTGTTCATTGTATATCTGCACATAACCAACAGGAAGCCGATTCTTTAGTTACGTTAATTAATAAGTTCTTTCACAGTCATATTGAAAATGACAATCCAGAACAAAATTAAATCTCTCTTTAAAAAACCTCAGCACCCAAAGCAGCCGTATATATATGCAGTAACTGCTGGAAAGTATTTGGGCGAACTACTTGTATATATTGAAGGTAATGCTGATGATTATTCTTTTTTAGCGTTGCCTGAAATGAAGATACGTCATATACCCAGAGAAAAATTTGATATTGGTATACGAGATAAGATTATTGACGTAGTGGAAAAATTACCTGCATTTGTACATAAGACCTGCATACAGCAGTTTAATAAGAATAAATCTAGTACCCTAGCACTAGAAGATACGGAAGACTAAATAAATTCATGGACATCATACAACCAAAGGTTATACAGTCTCCTATTAGCGGTGAACCTGTAAGACCGAGATTAAAAACTTATATTCGCGACAATCAAGAAATTGTTGAAGCTGAATATATTTGCCCTGCCTCTGGTAAGTTCATTCGCAAAGGTGTCGTCTCAGTGAAAGATCTCAGTAAACCTGAGACACAATAATTATCTTGTTTTTAATATTTTTGGTCATATACTGATGATGTGATACTGCCTCAGGAATATATAATTCAAAAATTTTACCAGTACGCAGGCTACCCTAAGTTTAAGAAGATTACGAATACCTACGAGGCAGGTTGTCCAATTTGTCGTGAGGGTACATCGTGGTTAAAGAAAAGCAGATGCTATTATATTGTTGAGAAAAATGCAATTTGCTGTCATAACTGCGGTTGGTATGGTAAACCGCTAAAGTGGATTCAAGAAGTATCAAATCAAACGTACGATGAAATCTTAAAAGAAGTCAGGACTTACGATATTATACCGACTGATATCTCTCAAGAAGAAGAGTCGTTAGATATATCTAAAATAACGCATAAGCTTCCATTAGATTGCATAAATTTGTTCGATCAGCATCAAGTTGACTATCATAGGAACAATAGTATTGTTCAAAAAGCTCTTGAATTAATAAAGAACAGAAGGCTCAACACAGCAGTTAATAGACCAAATTCATTGTGGTTATCCTTGACGGACAGAGTACATAAAAACCGTTTAATTATTCCGTTTTACGATGAAAAAGGGAATATTATCTTTTATCAGTCTAGAACTATTATTAGCCAACCTAACGATAAATTACCTAAGTATCTCAGCAAAATTAATGGCGAAAAATCATTATTCAATCTTAATAAGATTGATACAGATTATGACTATATTTTTATTTTTGAAGGTCCAATTGATGCCTTTTTCGTGCAAAACGGTACCGCAGTAGCCGGTATACAGGAGAACAGTAATAACACATTCTCTTCACTCCAACAGACCCAGATTAATAATTTTAAACTATCTAAAATGATATGGGTCTTGGATAGTCAGTGGCTAGATAATGCAAGTAAAACTAAGACTCAACGGTTAATTAACGCAGGTGAGACAGTTTTTATATGGCCAGAAAAAATAGGTAAGTTATATAAAGATTTTAATGATGCGTGTATTGCAGCAAACATTGACGAAATATCACACAAATTTATATTATCAAATTCGTATGAAGGGCTGAAAGCAAAACTACTGCTTTCTGAGATAAGATCTTAGTCGTTAGCTGAAGCTAAGTAGCCTTTAAGTGACTGACTTAAACTACCGAGATCTGCAGCAAGGCGTGAAATCTTTTTCTTCTCACTTCTTGCAATGTTTTCAAACATTGTATCGCAAGGAGCAGAGTGGAGTTGAATTTGCATTGAATTGCTATTTGTATCGTTTAAAAATATGATAAAATCATCGATTTTATTAATCCATTCATGTAGTGTGTTAATTTGCTCAACCTTTACATGGTCAATACGCGTCTGCCTTTCAGCAGCTTTTACATCGAAATCAGAAGGTTTTGCTGTATCAAGACTTTGTGCCATAGCTTCTTGATCATTTGCGGGAGCAGGCTCAGGGACCGGAGCAACATCTGCTTCAAGAATATAATCAAACCTCGACTTAAAATAACTCATAATAGTATTTATAGCTGAGATTAAATAATTTTACATGAAAAAGAAGGTTCTATTTGAGGATACAGTTTCATACTATAATAAGTGGGTATCTGGTCAAGCTGCACGTGAATTCGGTGCCATTAAAATGAAATTCAAGGACCTAACTGGACAGGATAAAGGTAAACTAACACAGAGTCCTAACGATGCTAGAGCGAATAATGTATTACCTTTCCCTCTACCGAACACAGCATCAGTTCTCGGTGATTTGCTTACAAATACAACAAATTCACTAACTTTGTTTAAAGATGCTCTTAAGCATCCGTTAATTAGAGAAGACGAAAAAGCGAAAAAGGAAATTGAATTAATTGTTAACTGCTTAAACAAATCACTATTAGATCTCAAACAGATCTTTGTTGTACTTACAAAAAGCGCTAAAGAAGACGCTTGATTTTAAGTGTTTATAGCATTATTATATAGTAATGCTCGGTAAACTTTTAACACAATTAACAGCGCTAATTATAGTTGCTATATTATTTGGCTTACTATTACAACACTCTGGTGTTAGCTTATTTATAAGCATTCCACTCGGTATAATTCTTCAATTTGGTGTGTATTATGCGTTTATTACTATTCTCAATGCTTTTGTAGAATTAAGAAATAAAAAGCTTGAAAACGAACGCATTAAAGAATTTAGCCTTCAAGGTCTTGAGGTAACATGTCCTTGTGCTCTAAAGAAAATAGAGTTTGTTCCTATTATTCTCAATACCGACAACAAATATACGTGTAATTTTTGTCAAAAAAATGTTAGCGTATATGTCGTACCCGAAACAGCACTTGTAACAGAACCACTTGCTCTTACACAGATGCCACCAATAATTCCGCTGCCTGAATAATATAATGGAAATACCTGAAAGTATAAGCAAATTAACGATAGAAGGTGTCGCAGATCAATTTACACTCTCATCTCAAAAACAACAAATACCTATTGAGGATTTTATAATTCTACTAAAACAACAACTAAATTTATCAAACTATAAGTCCTTTGAGGAGGGTTTAGTATACCACAAGAAAGACCCGAAATCCGAAAAAAACTTTATTAAAAATTTATTTTTTTTATATAACGATACCATGGTTAAAGCTATACAAACCTCGAGTATTAGCGATGATATAAAGAATGACGTTGTAACAGCGTTCACAACTATTGTCAGTAATACCATGCAAAATATTGATACAATCTATACTCTTACAAGTACTTTAAATAACAATAAGAATATTATTGACGTTCAAAAAATTCTATACATAATACTCGGATATGTCATCGACACAATTAAGCGAAATAACAACACAAGTAACTGACCACAATCAATTTAACATGTCATACGACGAATATGCACGTTGGCTTTGCTTACTCGAGGGCATTGAAATTGTAGGTAAAAGAGTAGAACAACTCAAGAAACGCTCGATTGATAGTAGTATTGATTGGATTAAACCACTGGCTTTTCAAAAATATATTGATGAGCGTTTTCTGTCAATGAAGTCAGATCTTGATGAGATCGAACGACACGAATCAATTACAGCCCCAAAAATTTCATGCACTACATCATTGGTACCAACTTTAGCGTAAAGCCAGATCCTCGACGCAGCTTCCTTGCAAAGGAAACAGCATTTAATGTGAATATGCAATATAATCTCATTAATATTAAACCTCAAGACAGCGCTCTTGAATATACATTTTATGGTAGCGATGATTCAAAAGTGACTTTAAAATTCAATACAAGCAAAGATGCAGATCAATTCATTGCTAAGTTGCGAAACGAGAATTTGCCAGTGTATAACCCTGAAATCGGTAAACTCGACGTCTAGGCGTAACCACCATATACACTATCATAATCTGTAAGTGTATAATCAAAAACAGATTTAGATGCAACATCAACACTGTAGCTATAAGGTTTATTGGCGCCTGATACACCAGGATTAAGCGTGTCATCATATACCTGTTGATTAACAGCTTCACCTGACAGACCTGGCTCAAACGACCATTCAAAACGCTTAGCCTTTATTAGCCAAACATAATGACCAGCGAGCGGATTAATCTGCGCGATATCCTGATCAAGACGTTCAGTTATCTCATAAAAATTACCATTTCGACCATTTGGACGATCACTACCATATTCTGAGAGCTGAAAAACATCTCCTGACTTTGGCTCGCGACTCGCACCGAATATGGTATAAAAACCGCTAATATGAATAAACGCTGTTACTTCATCTTCTGATAATAAACCATACTTACTAAGCATGAGAGCGTTTTCATTTAAATTGATCGCTACAGTAATTGGAAGAGGAGGTGCAAACGTTTGGGTTGGTTGTTCACCGTAAAGCATGTCTGCAGAAAGAACGCTAAATGTATTCACATAATATAGCGTCTGTTGACCGTAGAGATTTATTTGCTCCCTCCAATAATTGGAATATAAAACTCTTTCACTCTGATTATTATTCTTATCAGTAAAGCGAATACACGTATTATCGACAAAGTTTAAACTACTCGGATAGATCTGCGGAGTAGGATTACCTGTATAGAAGTCTTTTTCGTTGACGCTCATTATTTAGTTAATGTAAAGAATCCAGGTTCATGATGTGGTGCTAGATATATACCAGTATTACCGAGAGAGCCTTTAAGTTCTTTAAGATTAAATTTTGTACCCAATTGACGAGCTTTAGCTAAGGTAATTGTCTTTGTACCACTATTCATCGTCTTAAGGGTTTCAAACTCTTGTACAGCATTATTATCATGCTTACAGTACTCTGGGACAGTCTTACCACCAGTTGCAGAGTGTGAATTGACATCCGGAATAATGTCAGCCATATGACGATGCTGTCTAGCTTTACCGGTTTTTTTATTAAAATGAGGGTTAAACCTTTCGAAAATAAAGTCTTTAAAGCTCTTCACAGATATATTTATACAAAAAAAAGGGCCTTATTGCTAAGGCCCTTAATTTTAATTTGATCTACTTTATTATTAGAGCTTACGGAAGTCGCGAACTGTACCCTTTGGAGCCTTATAACCATCCTTACCGGTTGCAAAGAGAACCTTACCAACGTTCTTAGAGACCTTTGAGTCAACAGGAACTGGCTTAGCAGGTACTGGTGTTGTATCAGCTGTATCAGGTACTCCATCGGCAGCACCGTAGAGATGTACTTTAGCATTCTTAGCGCCGAGACCTTCATCCTGACCATTGATCTCACCTTCGCCGATCTTACCGTCGACGTGATGTGTTGTCCAGGAATCCTTGACTTGATTGCTCTTAGCACCACCAAGTTCCCAAGGATGCTTGCCACCCTTAGCAACAGAACCGGAAATCTTGATTTCTTCAAGCTCGGTAGCTTCAGCGCTAAAACCGGCTGATTCTTCATCTTCACCCTCTTCACCTTCAAGCTCACCCTCTTCTTCACCGTGCTGTTCTTCATCAGAACCAAGTACGGCCATAAGAGCATCGTGAAGCTTACCAGCAAGTTCTTTACTAAGGGTAATTGTAACTTCATCACCTTCACCCTCAGCACCAGGAAGGTCAAGGGCTAAGGCATCATGCTGGTCAGCATCTTCAGGTGAGTGGATATTATCGGACATAACGTCCTCGAAGAGTTTATCAAAAGTAGATTTTGTCATAAAATTATTTATAGGCTCTACTTCCATTTTTTCGGGGGCTAACGATAATTTTTCTACTCCCGTGAAAGTTGACTTGCCCTTAGCGTCCTTAGCTTCAAGGGGCTTAACGAGAGATTTTCCATTTTCATTGCTCATAGGTCCACGTTTATCAAAGGCCTTTGTTTTAAATCCCTTAGGTAAAACAACGTCAGACGTCTTTTTACCTGCTCTGGCGAAAGTGTCTTTACCGATACCTTTAAGGTTGTTCTTCTTGGCTGCCTCAGTAAGTATTGTAGAGGCGTAGAATTCACCCATTTCAACGAGATTGCGTGCTTTATTCATATATGCTTAATTATTTATACTAAATGGCTACTAAAAAAGAGAAACAACAGTTTTATCTTGGTAATGAAAACTTACCGACACCTGATGCTTTATTTGATTATGAATCAAATCCGGAGTGGATTAAAGATATTGAAAAGTGTAAAAAGAATATTTTGTACTTTGCTGAGAATTTCTTTTTTATTACTAACCTCGATGAAGGCAAGATTAAGATCAAGTTACATCTATTCCAAAAGCGTATATTGAGAAGTATGAGAGACAATCGATTTGTCTGTCTACTTGCCTCTAGACAGATCGGTAAAACGACTCTTATGACAATTTACGCTCTTTGGATTGTCTGCTTTCAAACCGATCAACGTATTCTCATTGTAGCTAACAAGGAAGCAACGGCTATCAATATTTTTAAGCGTGTTAGAATGGCTTATGAGTTATTGCCAAATTATCTTAAGCCTGGTATTTTAGAGTATGGTAAAACCTCAATGGCTTTGGCCAATGGCTCAAGTATTGGTATTAGTACTACAAGTAGTGATGCTGGTCGTGGTGACTCAGTAAACGTTGTTCTTTTAGATGAGTTAGCCTTTATTGATAACCATCTAGTAGAAGAATTCTGGGCATCTGTCTACCCAATTATATCATCTTCAAAGAAATCTAAGATATTTGTAGCTAGTACACCAAACGGAACAGGTAACCTATTCCATGAATTATATGAAGGTGCGTTAGAGAGTGACCCTGAAAAACATAATGGATGGAAGGCAGAGCGTGTAGATTGGTGGGAGGTACCAGGTAGAGATGAAAAATGGAAAGTCAAGACAATCCGGGAAATGGGTAGTAGAGAGAAGTTTGATCAGGAGTTTGGCAATACATTTTTACAGTCTGGTGAAAGCTCAATTAATGAGGCATTCTTTGATCAATTAAAATCTGAATGTCAAGAACCAGCATTTATATTTGACGAAGGTAAGTATCTCCTTTGGAAAGAACCAGATAAAGAACATTTATACGTGGTTGGAGTCGATGTAGCTGAGGGAGTCGGTGAAGCAGCTTCTGTTATACAAGTTCTGGATATTACTAATTTACGTAGTATAGAACAAGTAGCAATTTACCATAATAATGAAATAAGCCCGTATAATTTCACTACAAAATTACATGAAATTTTACTACATTGGGGTAGTCCGCCCGCTTTAATTGAAAGAAATAACTGCGGAGCTCAAGTTGTAGATCAATTAAAACATAATCTTGGATATGAAAATATCGTGTATTATAGTGCTAAGGCTGGCGATAAGGTCTTCAATAAACCTGGTGTCGTAGCTCATACAAACACAAAATACAAAGGTGTTACCAATATGAGGTATTGGATGAATGAATTAAATGTGGTTAGAATTAAAGATATCAAAACTCTAATTGAATTAAAAAACTTTGTACGCTATCCAAACGGTACATGGGCAGCTAAACCAGGCAATGATAATCAAGACGATAGAGTTATGAGTTTAATTTGGTCTTTAGTGATATTAGAAAATGAAGTAACAGAAAGATATTTTGAAATTGTTGAATTAGATGATAACAAGCGTCCTCTTAGACTGAAATCCTTAGACTACGGTATTAAATATTTTATTAACCCCACGTCCATGTATAATAATGAAGCCAATAAAGAAGAAGGCATACCTATGCCTGTATTATTTGATCTTGGAGCAGCTCCAGATAAAACAGATATACAGGAAATGGAAAACCAGGGTTGGTCTTTAATGGGATAATATAGTATATGTCAAACGCAGCAAATTACACACAGAGTCCGTTCAATCTATCAAGGAAAGATAAATTCTTACTTGTTCTTGATGTACCACCTCCCTTAAAAAAGATTACATCAAAGTTCGTACGTGACAATGTTAATATTTTACCTGATACCATGCAGTTTTCTGTTGCTGGCACTGTAATACCCGAAATCTCAGTCCCTGCTATACAAAATCGTTATGCCGGTCAGACGCAAACCTCTTCCTCACATGCTCGTGACCCTTACCCGCCGGTTACAGTAGAGTTTATTGTCGATAATAGATTTAATAACTACTGGGTTATCTATACATGGCTTAATCTCTTGAATGATGACCAGCTAGATATATATGACAGTACAGATTTAACTGATCCTACCCAAACTATTGTCGATAATAAGGCAAGAGGCAAGTACAGTCAGTATAAAACAACGATATCTGTATACGGTCTTGATGAATACAATAAGCGAGTAATTGAGTTCAAGTATATTGACGCTTTCCCGACAAGCTTAGGTAATATTAACTATAATTACAAGGATAGCGGTGAAATTGAAACAACGATGACGATAAGCTACTCACAGCTCATCGTAACACCTATTTATGAAATAGAAAATCTTTAAAAGATAAAAAAAATATTTCCAAACACCATAAATACTTTATATGGCACGTACAATTCAAAGTCCCGGAGTTCAAATTAGCGAAGTTGATCTTTCATTACAGGCGAGCTTAGTTTCGCCAACAAATATTTTAATCCCTGGGTTCGCACCCAAAGGCCCTACTTCTGAGCCTGTAACAGTAGGTACGCTTTCAGAATTTGAACAAATTTTCGGTGCACCAACCAACACTGCTGAACGTTATTTTTATCAAACAACTAAGGCTGTCTTTCAGTCACCTGCAAATGTAACTGTATACCGTCTTCCTTACGGTACAGGAGCTGGAATAGGTTATTCGAGCCAGTATAGTGCCCTCGTTTACCCTGTTGTTTCTGTAGTTAATAACGGCTCAACTCAACTTTCCGGTAGTAATTTATCTTTCGCTGCTTCAGCTGCTGGTGTTACGTACTTCTTCGGTCAACCAAGTCATATTTCCTTAACACAGACTGACTATTACGGTATTCTCCGTGGTAGCAGTTTTACATGGAGCTCAGCTGGCGGTGTAGCAAATTATTCATATAGTAATGGTTTATCTACCTTAAATTCAGCTGGTTTAATTATCCTTAATAAGGCTCAAACCTCTATTAATGGTAAGTTTGAAGGTACATACATCGGTATTACTGATAATACCTGCTATAATTCATTCTCACAATATGATGACTTTAGTAGCGTTCTTTCAGTTAACCAGAGCAATGTCTCTTTCGGCGGTGTTGGCGGTAATTCATACATCACAGTACCGTCTCAGCGCTTAACCTTCCCTCTTTCAGCTAGCGCTGATGGTGCAAACGGCGGTGTCTCTGAAGCTATCGAAAAGATCCCAACATTTGATACCTCGACAAAAGCCTTTAACGACACTATCAATCTCGGTGTTTTCAAGCTTCGTCAATCAGTCTTCTCGCCTGATACAATTCAGCTTGACTACATTCTCCAGGAAGGTTATAACGCTTCTTTCGACTATTATCGTCAAATTAATAACCCTAACGGTGGACCTGCTGTTAGCTACTTCCTAGGAAATGTAGAAAACAATTCTTCAAATATTGTTGCTCTCGTTAACCCTTACATTTCAAATCAGTTCTCAAGCACTTGGCTTAACCTTAGCGGTACACCTAATAAGAGCATCCGTTTCTTAAGCAATATTCGCGCTACTTTTCCGCTTGCCTCTGACACAGATGGTGTAACTGGTACATTCGCTACACGTATGGGTGCAACATCAGCTCTATACGGTTATCTTGCCAGTACATATGGGTCAAATGACAGTCTTATCGCACTCGGTGATTACACAGTTGAGAATGTTAACTCCAAGCAAATTGGTAACGTACCAACAAAGGTTAGCACAATGTGTAATGCATTATATAATGCTGACCTTTATCCGCTCTCAATTGTAACAGAAGCCGGCCTTGGTACAATTTACGCTAATACGTTTAATCCTAATACATCAGGTTATTTTGATGATTCAATTCCTTATACAAATACCGACTTTACAAATCTCACTGCTCAAGACGGTACTGGCGGATCTGCACAATGCGCCGTTAACTATAAGGCTGTCGTGAATCAGTTCGTCGACTTTGCTGCTAATCAGCGTAAGGATCACATTTTCATCGCTGATCCCCTCACCAATATTCTTGTACAGAACAACGTGAAGGTTCTTGACGATCCTAATAATAACTTCTCTACAAACGTTTATTGGCCGTTGTATAACTTGTTCGGCTTTATCAATAATAGCTATACTGCTGTATACGCAAATGCCGTTCAAGTCCCTGATACAGCTTCAAGCAGACAGGTCTGGGTACCGTTCTCTGGATTTGCTGCAGCTGCAATGGCCCGCACTGATTCTAATTATCAACCTTGGTTCGCACCTGCTGGCTTTACAAGAGGTATTGTAAATGGTGTCACTGACGTTGCGATTTACCCAAATCAGAAACAACGCGATTTATTCTACAAGGCTAATCTTAACCCGGTTGCATTCTTCCCGAACGAAGGATATGTTATCTACGGACAGAAGACAATGTCAAAGCTCCCGAGTGCTTTTGATAGAATTAACGTCCGTCGTTTATTCCTTACACTCGAAACACAGACAAACACAGTTGCTCGCAACTACGTCTTCGAGCCTAATACACTTTTCACAAGAACACAAGTTAAAAACGTATTAACACCAATCTTTGATAATGCAAAGAATTCATCTGGTATTTACGATTACTTATTAATCTGCGACGAGCGTAACAATACACCTGCTGTTATTGATGACAATTCACTCGTGATTGACATTTACATTAAACCAGTACGTACAGCTGAGTTCGTTCTCGTTAACTTCTACGCTACCAGAACAAGTCAGAATTTCTCTGAAATCGTCTCGTAATGGTTGATAAAAAGATTAAATAATTACACATATGGCCGATACAAACCAACTTATTCAAAACTTCTACTCGACAGCCGCAAATCGCGACTTCGCTCGTGATTTTAGCTTCCGTGTTTTATCAATTACAACAGGCGGCGCTACAAACGCTGCCGGTCAGACGATCAGCTTCGGTGACAATGATCTTGTTTATGTCAAGACAGCAACACTACCTGAAAGAGCTATTACTAACGTACCAGTACCTTACATGGGTCTTAATTTTAACTTACCCGGTAATGCTACATATCCAGGTTCTGAAGCTTATAGCTTAACTTTCTACGCTGATGCTAAGTCACAGATCAGGCAGAAGTTTGAAGATTGGTCACGCTATACATTTGATGATGCTAACAGTACAGGTGATTATTTAACACCAAAGCCAACATCCGTTATTAATCTTATTCAGCTTGATAATAAGATGAATCGCATTGCTGAATATAGCCTTATCGGTGTTTCGCCACGCAGTGTTGGAGCTCTTTCATACTCTATCGCTGCTGGTACAGGTCAGTCTATTGAGTTTACTGCTACATTAGCTTACCACTACTTTACAAGAACATCGCCCTAAAGAATTAGCTACTTAACCTAAATAATTAGGTGAGCTTAAACGATGCTTTTAGTAGTGCTTTAAATAGTTTCGGTCAAAATATAGCCGGGATAGGTACTGGATCTAATCCCCTTTTCGCACCACAAGTAACACAGCTCCTTGGATTAAACATCCCTGCTGTACCAATTATTAGTGTTAGAGATTACTTTCTAACACAAATGGAGTCATGGTTTACTGCCGTACCCATGTCAACTCAATGGGTAATTCTTATTGATGAATACCCACAAGGGTTAAATTCATCTCTATTACAAGGATTAGAAAGAACAGACGGTTCAAAGCAAGGGTTTGATATTGATAATGCAAAGAATATCCTGACTAATTTCGCATATAATAAAGTTATTGGTTGTTTATTCGCTAACAATATAACAGTACCCAATGAAGCCTATAATGTAGAGAGTGCATATATAGATAATAATCGAGGATTTTTACCAGGTGTACTGGGAGGTGGTCGTAATCATGAAGCCCCGGTATTAGATATTGGCTTCATGGAGACTAATACCTCATTTATTGATTTTGTAGTAAGGCCTTGGGTTATTCTTGGTGCGCATTTCGGCATGGTAGCACGACCTGGTGATAAAAACGGTAATAGAGATCCTAAGAATATGAAGTGTAATATGCATTTAATGCAATATACACGTACAAGAGCTGGTGTATCACAGGTACCACGTAAGATTTGGAATTTTTATAACTGTATGCCGTTTACAGTTAATGAAGAGTCATTAGAATATACAGAAGAGAAATTAATGATATATAACACCCGTTGGACGTATTCTAATTATACGATTACTAATAATCTATATTTACCTATCGGTGAAATTATTAATAACTTTGCAAAGAACGGTTTTCCGAAAATCGGCAACCCAAGCATATTTAAAGGCTTTAATTCACCTGTCTAATTTGAGTATTTTTTAATCTCACCTAAGTAAAATAGTGAGACAGTTTGTTTATACAGTAAAATTACCTAGACAGGGGCAAACAATCCTAATTAAGGAACTACAATTTGATAGATATAAACATCTTGTAAAAAACATCTTAAACGACAATGATGCTGTTATAAATCATTCATTTAATATGCTTATAGCAGATTTATGTGAAGATATAGATACCACTGCATTTACATTCTTAGATAAATTAACTATTCTCTTAACGATAAGATCAGTTTGCATATCACCAATGTTAGAGTTAACAGTTAATTGCCCAGAAACTGGACAACAGTTTAACACAAATATTAAAATATCTGATATTATTGAAAAGCTTCAAAATTTGAATTTACCAGATAATGTATATAAAACAATAAAACATTATAATGATGGTAATTTGATAGTAGAATTAGGTATGCCTAATACACTTGACCTAAAAGAAGAAGATCTTGCTTTAATGGATACAATAATACAAAAAATTGTACTAAATGGTGAAGATGTAACTAATAGTAAGGGACAAATTATTGACCATTTACCTATTACAGTATTAAGAGATATTAGAGAATATGTTGATTATTTTAGTGACAATTTTTATAACCTAAATTTGCTATCTTTACAATCCCCCTTCGCTACAACAAATAATACTGTTACTGTTCCGTTAAATTTATTCTCAAGCTCAATAATTGATTTTTTGAAAATATGTTTTAAGCGTAGCTTACTTTCATTCTATGAGTTAGAGTATTTTCTTATTAATAAACTTAATATGGATTACGAACTCATTAGAGTATCGACACCTGCTGAAGTTAATATCTATATAAACTTCTTTAAAGATGAAAAAGCCGAGGAAGAAAAGAGAGAACGTAAAAAGAACTTGAATCTCCCATAATGGTAGATACATATTATTATGAGCACCAATGTAAGTGATATCCTTAAACAACTTGATACTTTAAATCAATCCACTGGGATTGATATCTTTATTCCATCTTTAAACCGTACAGTGAAGTTTAAGAATCTTAATCTTAAGCAGCAAAAGGATATTTTAAAGTCATCTGTTGACGAGACTCTAACAAAGCTTACCTTTATTGTTAACTTTTATAGTATCATTCAAGAGAATATTCTTGATAAAACAATTGATGTCAATTCTCTCTATACGTTTGATCGTCCCTCTATCGCCCTAGCACTAAGGGCAAATGGTTTGAGTAGTGAATATGTATCCGATGAAAACGTCATTGATCTTAACGATCTTGTGACTAAGATCCCTACGATCCCTGTATCTCTCGATGCATTATCGAAAACAGTAGAGCTTCAGAACTTGAGCGTTGATCTTGAAGTACCTCATTTGAACGTTGATCGCGACGTTAGCCTTACAGCCGTTAACAAGCTAAAGAACGTCCAGGAAAGAGATATCAAGACGTTAGTTGGTGAGCTCTTTATTCATGAGATTATTAAATTCGTCAAGAATGTAACCTTTAAGGGAGCTGAAGATGATCAGACAATTTCGTTTAACGGTCTTAAGATTGAAGATAAGATTGCCATTATCGAAAAATTCCCATCTAACCTCACTAGTAAGATTCTTGAGTTTATTAAAGAGTATAGGGATTTTGAAGTCAAATTCACTACAATTGGTGAATCTACTATTGAAATTGATGGTAGCTTCTTTAGTGTATAAAGATCCTATAATCATCTAGGTTGTTTTATGATAAATAATCTAGATGGATGGCATAACGCTCGAACAGTTTGAAAGTGTCTTCGGCAGACTTGAAAGAGGTTTGCTCGATAGCAATGAAGGGTTTCAGAAAAAATTTGAAACTCAAACTACTACGTTAAACAAACTTCAAAATTTTCTTGGACAAAAGGTAGATAAAATCACCGAGTACCAAAAAACTGTTACTAGAAAAGTCGAGCTTTTAAACGAATATGCTAAGAAATTAGTAACTAATACAAAACCAGTTGGAAAGGCACAAGCTACAACACCGACACCTAAACCTGACCCGACCAATAAAAAGGAAAAAGTAGATACTAAGGATGACAGTTTAGATAATATCAAACTCATTACATCGAGTACTGGCATTTCTTCTAGTCTTAAAATTTTACCTGTACGTGTAGTTGAAGACGAAAAAAAGAAAAAGGATATTAATGTCTTTTTTCCACCCGAGACAAAGGTTTGGATAGAGAACCTACTTGGTGATACAATGAAGGATTTATTTGACGCTATAAAAGATAGCGAAAAAAATAAATCTAAAGATAATAAGAAGGATGAAAAGAAAGGGGATAAGAAAGATTGGCTCGAGAAACTTTTAGGCGGATCAATGATTGCTGGTGCAATTGGCAAGCTTCTTGGCGCTTTATTTTCACCGATCAAGCACTTATTATTAAAGCCAATTGAATTTATTGCGAAAAAAGTACTTGGATTAATTCCAAAAGTTTTAGGAGAAATAGCAGGTAAGCTTATTATGCCTCTTGTACGCGGTGTATTTGCAGCTCTTGGACCAATTTTATTGGGTATAGGTGGAGTAGCAGCAGGTGTAATGACATTAATTAGCGGATTACAAGATTCAGGTCCTATGAAAGGGACTAAAAAATTACTCGGTAAAGGATTACTAGATATTGGTGCTAATATAATCAAAAAAGAATTCGGTAAGCTTAGTAAAATGGTCATGGTAACAGCTAAAGACTTATCTAAAGAAAGTAGAAAATTTGTATTTAAAGCCATGGGCGGTTTAAGAAGAGTTCTTAGATATATTAAAAATATACCAAGTAAGCTTTTTGGCGGTATTACTGACTTACTAAAAAATGTTTTTTCAGGCGGCGCTATTAAAGAGGTTGGTGAAGTTGCTGCCAAGGGAGCCGGTAAGGGCGGGTTTAAAGCTATACTCGGTAATATTGGTAAATTTTTTAGTGAAAAAGTTTTAAAGCGTTTACCATTTATTGGTACTCTTATAGGTCTAGGATTTGCCTTCACACGATTAATGAAAGGAGATGTGGTAGGTGCCTTACTCGATGTAGCTTCAGCTCTCGCAGCATCAGTACCTGTTGTTGGTACAGCACTCTCTATTGCTATTGATGTATTCAGCGCTGTTAGGGATGTTAAAACCGGAGGATCTGAAAAAGCAGGCAAAGCAAATATGGGTTGGATCGAAGGTGCTAAAAAATGGATTAGTGAGCGTATAAAATATGTACCAATTATCGGACCACTCATTGACATGGTTAAAGCCTTAGGCCAAGGTAAATATCTTGATGCCCTCGGCTATCTTGGTAAATCAATACCTCTCGTAGGTACTATTGTTGATTTATTTGAACATCCAAAAGAAGTTGCTAAAGCGACAAAGACAGGTATTAACTGGATTGGTAGTTTAACAAAATGGCTTTATAGTAAGATAAAATACGTACCAATTATAGGTCCATTAGTTGGAGCTGTTGAGGCAATGACCGAAGGTAATTGGAGAGATGCGTTTAAGCTATTAACCAAAGCAGCGCTTCCTGAATTAGGGGTAATAATGGATTTACTTGAAAATAAACAAGCTATTGGTAAAACAGTAAAGAGCACTATTGATGTTATAGGAGGTATTTCAACATGGCTCTTTGATAGATTCAAATATGTACCTGTATTTGGACCATTAATGGGCATGGTCGAGTCTATTACAAAAGGAGAATGGTTGGATGCGTTAGGATATCTTGCTAAAGCTGCTATTCCACCTCTAGGTATTCTTATTGATATACTCGACAACAAAGAAGCTATTGGTAATGCAATAACAAGTACAGTTGATGTAATTGGACAAATGTCATCTTGGCTTTATAGTAAAGCAAAAGAACTACCTGTTATTGGCGGTCTTATTAAAGCCGGTGAAGCAATAGGATCCGGTAAATGGGGCGATGTTCTCGGTTACCTTGGCGAAGCTATTGAACCACTACAATATATTGGCGGTTTAATTGCTAATACCGTTAAGCCTATAGCAATTGATGCTACAGGTGGTGTAACGGACTTCTTTAAAGATTTAAGTAATCAGCTTTTAAGAGCTGTACTTGATATGGTACCGGATATCAAGATCGGTACTTGGAGTTTAAAAAAATCTGTAGCGAGTATACTTGGCATATCTGAGACAGGATCAACGAGTACACCACCGCCTATTAACTTACCGCCTCAGGCTGCTGCTACTGTGCAGATGCCACCTGCAGCTACAGCGCAAACACCACCTATAACGAATAATACAGCTCAAGTAATTAATCAGCCTGTAGATACATTTACTAGAATGCAGGAAGATGCTAATAAGGATCTTGATACACCAGATGATGTCAAGTATAAGAGGGAGTTAATGAAGATTAAAATAAAGCAAGCTCAACTTGACAAATATAAATCAAAGCATTCCGACGCTGATGAAGATATGCTTGATAGAATTCAAGCACAAATTGATGCGAGAAAAGAAAATCTCAGTCGTTGGAGTAAAAATAAGCATTTAGATAACACTGATACAGGTGCAGATGTAGACACAGCTGATAATGACAATGATCAAACAACAAAATCTAATGTACAAGCAGTAGATAATAAACAGCTACCTAATATACAGCCCACTGAAGCACCAGCTACACCGAAGCAGACAGAGCAAGAAGATAATAGTGGTGATAATACAGATGAAATGTCCGATTCTCTTAAGGAGCATTCAAATTTATTAAAAGGTTTAATTGAGTATAATAAACAAACTGCTGCCAATACAAAAGCTCTTATTGCTGCAATTATAAAAAACCAAGGCAGTCAAACTAATATGGTAAACAATATCAGTAGCCCGACAACGTTTGTTACTGGGCCTGCTTCTAATTCTAGCTTTAGACAGGCTGCGTTCCAGTAAAGGTAATTAAATATCTATATGCCTGGTTTTTTATGGACATTTGCAAATAATAATACCGGTACAACTAGTACTGTTTCAAATTCTATTGCTCTACCTACAATACAACCAGCAGGTAGTACGGGTAGTGGTTATAATGCATCAACTACTACATCACAGGTTAATGTAGTACGTGATTATTATTGGACATACTCGCCTGTTGGAGATACAGCACGAGCTGAAGTACCGAGAATAATTTTAACTGAACGTAAGTTAAGAACAAATGCTTTAATTAGTCAATTAAAATACTCACTCGGACAAACTACAAATGGTTATCAGCAAACTGTACAAAACCTACAACAGTTCGGACAATCAACTGGTGCAACAGCAGCCATTCAGGGTGCTAATTGTAGTATAACTCAATTTATTTCTAATTTATCTAATACAGCAGTCGGTCAAGCTTTTGGACAGGCTGGGTCTGTGATTAGTGGCGGTGTTAGAGATGCTACCAACGCTGTTGAGAGTTATGCTGCTAATTCAGATTCCGTCCAACAGCTTGCTGCTGTAGGGAGCAAAGCCGCAACACAAGTGGTGAACGCAGTTGGCACTGCTCTTGCTGATGATAATAATTCTACAGTAAACAATAGCCCATGGCTTGCACCTTATAGAAACTTATATCTTACCGATCCTACCGGCTGGGTATATGTGCTACCGTATTTCAATAATAACTCTGCCAGTCAGCAAAATAACTTCGCAGACGACGGTAAGACCGGTGTATTATCTGATGCTGCTTTAGGTATTGGGGCAAAAGCTGTAAATGAAGCAGCAGGATTTTTTGCCTCCCTTAATAGTCCAACACAAATTACATATATAGAAAAAGCTAAGTTCTATAATTATCCAACAGAAGGTGAATCTATTACAGTAGATTTCCCTCTCATTAATACAGGTAATGTTACGTATGATGATGTTGTAAAAAATTGGCAATTCTTATTTTTATTACTCTATCAAAACAGACCCGGTAAAACAGGTAATAATGTTGTTGATCAACCTGTAATCTATCAAGTCGAAGTACCAGGTACTAAATTTTTTCCATTCTGTTGTATGGAATCAATTAACATTGAATTCATGGGATCTAGACGTGAGTTAGTTATAAGCGTACCAACGAGTACTTCTCTTGCTTCAAATGTTTTCGGTGATACGCAATCGGTAAATAATTCTTCTGGAGCTACAAATATATTAGCGGTAATCCCTGACGCTTATAAGGTAACAATAACGTTAAAGAGTATGATAGCAAACTCTAAAAACTTTATGCAACATATGATTACAAATAATAACATTGTTCAAACAAGCACAGCATCAGCATATTCCAATATAGCTAGTACCATTAACGCATTAGCAAATAATATTGAAACCGGGCTTGTCAATCTCATTTAGCAGTAAAACAAGTTTTAAAAGCGTGATATTGCGCTAAATATCTACATGGACGGTCAATATCAAAATACAATAAACGCTCTACCTAATTTAGGTATCTACCGTTATGAAAATATTCTCAAATTATATCAGACGAATGATAATCAGTATTTTTATAATTTGATTCAGTCTATATTTTTACCTGATAAATTAGATGAACGTGCTCTCACGTATATGAATATACAAGAGTCCCAGCCCTGGACATTAATAAGTTTTAAAGCCTATCAAACAATAGAGCTCTGGTGGTTGATTCTTCTAACAAATAAACTCTATAATCCCTTCAAATTACCTGCAGCAGGATCGACGATCAAACTTATTAGGCCAAATTACGTACCAGGTATTTTGAAAGATATTAATTCAGCATTACAATAATGAGCACATCACCCGGAACAACTATACCCTCAGAATATAATCATAAGATTAATAATAATGATTATATCTTCAAGGTTACGTTAGTTAACGCAGCAGGTGATTATAGTACCGCTCAAGACATCAAGCCTCCCAATATTCAGGATTTTGTAATTGACGATACAATTAATTCGTTTTATCAAACAGGTTATATTATTATTAATAATGCCCGTGATAAAATAGAACGAGATACACCTGCCGGAAGCTCGACAAAGGATCCAGCTTACTATAATAATTCTGGTAATTCAGCAGATACGTCAACTGCAGGATTTGTATTTCGTGGTGAAGCACGTGACATTCTTCGTGTAGAGATAATGCCTCATTTAGACGGTACAGCCGTTAGTAATTTGGGATCTGATGACGCGCAAAAGTTTTTTAAGATAGATTATGATTTTGTAATTTATGATTCCGAGGAAATACCTAGCGATGACCCTGATCAAAAATTTAAAAAATTATATTTTTGGGATATAACATATCAGCTTTTATTAGAAAAAAACGTTCAATTCTCCACAGCTACTATAGCTCAATCTGCAGCAGCTTCATTAACAACGCAAGCAACAAATGGAGTTCAACCTGCATCTCTTCCTAGTAATGCAGATGATAGTGATCGAGCTATTTCAACAGGCTTAGCGCTACGTGAATTTTTAAAGGCAGCTTTTCCGCCTAATGAACAATACCCTATCACATTTTCACAAAACATACCCGGTACTCAGAATACAGCAGGATTATCTCAAGGTGAAGTTGATCAGCAAAATATTGATTGGGATCTTGGTGGTACAAATATATTCTTCACAACACCCGCTAGCTATAAAGGAATAGACAGTCTTTATTATATATTATCAAGACATGTGTCAAATCCTCAAAGTAATTATGATCAATGTTTTTTACAGTTAGAGAGGTATCCAAGACAATTTACATTTAAAAGTTTGAAACAGTATTTTGATCAGGCACTTGGTACTAATAAGGATTCACCAGGCAGTCTATATCTTGAAACATTAAAGATTGGCGGTAATACGCAGCAGGATGGAAGAGATGCTTCAGGTACATATTTTACACCAACTAACGGCTTGTATTTTGAGCGTATTGGTACGATAAAAAGTTTTGCTTTTGATAGTCTACCCGGTCTTCACTCCCAACGTAAGTTAGTGCCAACGTTTGTACATAGTTACGATTATGAAAATAAACAATTCTCTATAGACATTCAGCGTAACGGTATTGAACAAATGATGAAAACATATCAAGAGAATTATGTTAATAATATGCTTAGTTCAACAAAGGATCCTGCGTTTCCAAGTTTTGCTCCAGGTCAATTAAGATATTTAAATAAAAACGTTAATAACGTGTTTTCAGTAACAAATCAAGACGCTAATCAAAGACTTGCCTGGGGTAGAAATAAATTCTTATACGCGAGTATATTTGCAAATAACGTAATATCTTTTCGCTTACCAGGATCAACTCACCGCCAGCCAGGCTACTTTATAGGTATAGATCGCGATAACTCTATACCTGACAGTAAGTTTGATAATAAATTATTAGGTGTATATCTCATTGTACAGGTATCCCATAATTTTACCGGTAATGAATACTACAATAATTTATATTGTATTAAGACATATAATTATCAGCAGCTTGATAACACATACACAAATGAAGATGCTGATGGTAATCTAGTCGGGCTTGTATCAAAAGGACAATAACATATGAGTATAACAACGAGCACATATACTGTTAGAAAGCCGAACACAAACACTATCACCATAGCTCCGGAGATAGCAGATATCGACTTAGCTGATACATATGAAATGCTTGTGAGCTCGACAAATACGTCTTTAAGCTCTGTATTAACACCAGATGTAATGCCTCCAACGGAGTTACAGGCAACTATGGATTATAGAAACGCCTTTAAGCAAGGTGACACCATAACTGCAGTTAATCAATTTTTTAATCAATTAACAACAAATTATTTTAGACAGACAGACTTCTCTCTTGATGCGGTACTCTTTTGGTATCAAAGATTCAAATACAGTAATAAGGAAATAACATCATATAAATCACAAGCTAGTTTTTATAATCAAAATATTCTCAGCAATCAACTACCCGGAGCTGCATTATTCGCACAAAATGCTGTAACAGATGCTAATGCCACAACAGATTATTTTGATGTTGTAAGTGACAGTATCGGTATTGTTGCCAATTCTAAATATATACAGCTTGATTCAACATTACCACTTTTTGATGTAGATCAAACATATTACGGTGTACCGGTCCCGTTTTCAGCTTCAACAGATAGTAAAATAAGCGCAGCAACAAGAAACGTCATGTACAATTTAAGTAAAAAAACAACATCCTTAATGAGACGTAATTTACTTAATATCGGTTATTCAAATACTATCTTACAGCAAAATATGGCTGCTGACGCTACTACGTCTCACGGCTTGAATCTTATCAACGATTTACCTACATTTGTCAATATTAATAAGGCTCTCGATACATTTAAAACTGCATTAGGTGCTATATATTCGCAAGCTAAAGCATTTAGCTTTGTACAATATCTCAATAATATTGCCAACACCACGTCATTAAATTTACGCGATATATTTCCTGTTTCACCTTCTGATCTCGACTTTACAGTTATAACAACGCAAGAGAGTGCACAAGCATCGCAAGCCATAGCACAACAAGAACAAGCAGATGCAGCGGCAAATGCTGCTCTTGCCCAACAACAACAAACCTTTGCTATAGCTAGTGGAATAACAGGCGGTAGTATACAACCAATCGGTGTACAAAATTCCGGTAATGCAGCGGTTGCTACAGCCTCTACTGCGCCCGGTGCAGGAAATAGCACTGTTGTTAATGGTAAAATACAGACAGATGGAAGTGGATACGGTCAGCCCGATCCTGCTCTACTCGGACAGGGCGTTGCCTATGATCCGGCATCAGCAAGAAATGACGGTGACGGTAGCGGTGGTAATGTATTTAACGATCAATACTATCAAAGCGATACTTCAGGGCATCAAGACGGCGGACGAGCAGCTAATGCTTCTGTTGATCAGTATGTTGTTGTATCACCTGAGGTAAGAGCTGCTAATAATATTCAAATTGGTGATTGGGCGCAAGTAACAAATCCAGACACAGGAGCTACAACCTACGCACGCGTTATGGATGTCGGACCACATAATGCACCTCCTGGAGAATGCTCAACAGCAACTTTACAATCTGTAGGTGTAGGTATCACATCTAATGGTAATACAGTAGGTAATCCAAAGGTGCAAGTTACATATTTCCCGGGATCAAAGAATATAGCAGGATCTCAAAGCACGAAGAATACAGCAAATATCGCTTCAGCTAGTACACCAACACCCGGAAAGATATAGTCTATGATCGATTTAAATACAGTAACAGGTAATACAGCATTTTTAAAAAATGTTGATAGTATTATAGGTCCTGGTGTCACACCAAATCCTAACAATATACTATCTCCAGCTGCTCAAGCTCTAGCTAATACATCGCCACAGTCTAATACACCAACCAGTACATCTGGTGCAGATGCTTTGATGAGCAAGTCCCAAGGGCAATACAGTAACAGACAATTTATCGCTCCATTTTCGTATACGCAGAACGTTGAAGGTATAATGATTCAAGTAGACTATCTCGGTAAACGTGTCAAGACCAGCGGATCAATGCCCTATAGGTCTATCATATCTCTTTCAGCTATTACCTTACCACCAGCGGTTATCAATGATCCAGCAGAGAATAACCCCGAAAGAACAGTCAAGCAGCCTGCTACAATAGCCTTCTCGGGTACACCATCGCAAAATGCAGCTATACAGCAATTTGGCACTGGTGTTAATGCTCTCACAAATAGCTTACAAGGCAGAACAACACAATTCTCTAGCTTGGTTCAAACAGCTAAGTCCAACCCATCTCAACTTTTTAGTAATCTACAATCAAGCGGAGCAGCAGCCCTACAAGGTCAATTAAACAATCTTGTACCGTTTTCGACTATTAATCAATCTATAGCTAATTTACCTGGATTTAATATAGCTACAAACGTACTCGGTCAAATACCAGGTGGTTCAGATATTGTAGGCGCACTATCAAATCCTGTGGGGACAGTTACTAGTGCATTAACACAGAACCTTACTCAAGGTCTGAATCTTCAAGGCGGGCTACCATCAGTCTCGCTCGGATCACTTACCGAGTTATTCAGTCTTGCAACAAATATTGCTAGCAACGGTCCACCAACAAGTTTAACCGGTATTATAAACCTAGAAAAACAAGTTAAATCTATTGTATGTAATTTCGTAATGCCAATCCTTACAATACCAGATTTAAAAGCTATTCTTAATTTTAAATTTCCAAATCCTCTCGATACACTTAAGAAGATTAAAACTGAGCTAGAAAACGAAATTTCAAATATTATCAATTCACTTGATATCGTTCAACTCTTGCAGGATCTATTACCCGACCCTCATGCTATTTACGATGCTATTGTTAAGGAGATAACTACTTGCGATACTGCTCCAACAAATAAACAGAATGCTAAGAACGGAAAAAAATAACGGCGGTTAGTCTATTCTCTTATTTTCAATAAGATCAGCTTCAATTGGTTTTGCTTTATCTACGAGCATTTTAAAAATCTCTTCTCTTGTTGCAAGTAATTTGTGTGTATTGTTATCCTGTTGAAGCTCTTTTCTAGATGCTATATCCATCTCCTTGAGTTTAACAGAAGTAGTTGAGCGTTTATCTTGAATAGTTAAATGATTAAGTGAATCAATAGCAGAAGAGGCAGCTTTAATTAATCCCGCAAGTGCTTCAACATCCTCAGCATTAGGCGCAGAGATAATAAAGTCTTTGACAGTAGCAACCATTTCTAAAGCATCCTGAACCAATGCAGCTCCATTTTCAATAGTAAATTTCTCGAGCTCCTCCTTAGTAATAGGATCTCTCTCTTTTTTTACATCCTTTACCTTAACGCTAACTGCTTGAAGCTGGTCAAGTAATGTTTCAACTTCATCATGTATCTCATCATCCATACTGTAGATATACTTATTCCAGGTTGATTTTAAATAAAGGTATATTATTATAGGCTTATATGTCTGATCCTAATATTCACTATCTTCCTATTTTAAAGTTTGAAAAGACCCATGAATTAGCTAAGCTTCCTACTAAGAATCACGAATCCGATACCGGTTATGATGTCTATAGTGTTGAAGATGCTGTGGTTCCTGCTAGAGGAAGCGCTGTTGTCCCTGTTGGTCTTAAGTTTGCCTATATCCCTGAAGGGTATTGGGTTAAAGTAGAGAGTCGTAGCGGCCTAGGATTTAAACACGGTGTTACAGCTCATCCAGGTATTATTGATAACGCCTATCGCGGTGATGCCGGTATTAAGCTCTATAACAATACCGACGTACCGTATGAGGTTAAAGCTGGTGATAGGATTGCGCAATTTGTAATCTATATGAATATTCATATGCCAGTAGAGTGGGGTAAAGCTGATAGTACTGAGCGTGGTGAAAAAGGTTTCGGTGCTTCCGGACGATAAAATGAGTTATAATTTTCAAAATCTTTGGGTAGAACGCTACCGCCCTCATACACTTGACGAGTTAGTATGTACTTCTTTTACCAAAGAGTCGTTACTATCTTTTAAAGATAAAGAAGAGATTCCAAATCTGCTCTTTACAGGGGCAGCTGGTATTGGTAAAACGTCAGTAGCTAAGATTATTGTAAATGATATTCTTAATTGTCAGTATCTTTACATAAATGCATCTGATGAAAATGGTATTGATACTATTAGACACAAAGTAATTAACTTTGCTCAAACTATGAGCATTGATGGAAAGATTAAGGTTATTATTCTTGATGAGTGTGATGGTCTATCTATTGACGCGCAGCGTGCTCTTAGAAATACAATGGAAGAGTTTGCCGGTATTACTCGCTTTATTCTGACTGCGAATTACAAATACAAGATTATACCTGCCCTTCAGAGTCGTTGTCAAAGCTTTGATCTAACACCTCCTGTCGATTTAGCGGTGAAGAGATGTGCTAGTATCTTAAAGAAAGAAGGTATCTCTGTACCAGATAGCGAAAAAGTAAAGCTCGTAGAATTTATTAAAGGTACGTATCCTGACCTCCGTAAGTGCATTAATGAATTACAAAAATTCTCATCTACCGGTACCCTTTCTCTTAGAGATATAAAGAATAATAAAGTATTGGAATTAATCTTTAGAGAGATAAAAAAGAAAAATGTTGAGTTACTTCGTAAAGCTTTAATTGAAAGCGAACAGACATTTAATTCTGATTATACTTCCCTTCTTCGTAACTTGTTTAATTATGTCGACGAAGCTGAGACAAACGCTGATCTTAAGAGATTTTATTTACTTACAATCTCTGAATACCTCTATCGAGATGGGTTTGTAATTGATAAAGAAATCAATTGCTATGCCTGCTTAATTCAGCTTTCTGAAGTTAAGCTTTAGGCATATACTTTGCAGTATAAGAAGCTGGATCCTTAGCATCGGCATTAGGTGATGCAGGAATTGCAGTATTAATATTTTTAAGCTTTGATTCTGTAGGAGCTAATTTTTTATTTCCTAAATCAGCCGTACGCGTACGAGCTGGAGAATAAAACGGAACTTCTTCAGCTTCATCCTTAACTTCTACAGGCTTAATCTTAACTTTATTGTCATACTTGTTTCTATCAGGTACTTCTTCAAGGCCTGGAACAGTGTCAATCTTGTCAAGCATTCCTACGTGAACAATAGTAGTTTTGAAGATTCTACCACCACCTTCATCGAGACCGACTTCAACAGTAAAATCAGGACCTGTGTCGTCAGGGTTACCTGTACCCATAACTGCAGGAAATTTATTGATAACGTTTGTAACTCTAAGGGTACGACCGTCCTTAATAAGATTTTCGAGGTTCTTAGCAAGTTCATCTGACTGTGTTACTACAAAGGGGTGCTTTAAGGCATTAACCTTAAATTTAACAATATCACCCTGAAGAAAACCACCATGGTTATAACGGGTTAACCAACTTTCATAGAGCCTAAGAAAACGCTTTTTCATGTATTATTATTTATTGTCCAAGGTACAATAAACCAATCAACGAAACGTAAAACCCTGATAAATATATATGTGGCAACTATCAAACTTAATTCATTAACAGATCAGCCTACAAAATCTAATAAAGGCTACAAATATAATGACTTACATTTAGACTTTACGCCTGTTTTTTATAACCCCCCTTATGGAGGATATACACAACACAATGAATTACACCGCAATCTGGAGATTGTCGATATTGCTGCTGATTATGATCTTGGAGCTATTAAAAATTCCCTTATTAATCTCTTTACGACAATACCAGGTCAAAAGCTACTCAATCCCTTTTTTGGTTTAAATCTTGTTCAGTATATCTTCGATAAATGCGACGAGGATACAGCAAATTTGATTGGTAATGAAATAGTTCACGGTATAACAACATTTGAGCCCAGAGTCTCACTACAACAGGTATCAGTAATAGCTCAACCCGACGCACACCAATACACTGTTGTAATTACTTTTTCCGTACCAACAATAGGTACTAGTAGTTATCAGTTCTTCGGTACATTAAGTAATTCAGGCTTCGTCTTTACATCATAATCTATGGCAACTAACAACAATCAATTTAACGATTTTAATCTACCGGTAAATGCCTACGCGGCATTTGATGCCCTTAGCTTAAAGAATCTTATTATTACGAGGCTTAACTCAACTAATAATTATACAGACCAACAATTTGAAGGTAGTAATCTTTCATCAATTATTGATATTATTGCCTACGCATACCACGTTTTACTGTTTTATTTAAATAGAACTAGTGCTGAAAGTACATTTACTACTGCTGAGCTTTATGAAAACGTTAACAAGATCGTTAAATTAATTGGCTATAACCCCGTTGGGTATCAAACAGCCATCCTACCGTTTCAAGCCAAGAGTAATGGTAATTTACCTACAGCGACTTTTACTATACCACGTTATTCATTTTTTAATGTAAACGGTACAACATACTCATTCAATAGTGATGCAACATTTACAAATACAACTAATGCAGCATCTACCCTAACAGACTTACAGGATAATAATTTATTATATCAGGGTACGTATACAGAATACCCCACCTACGCGGCGTATGGTGCGCCTTTCGAAGTTTTAACATTGACAATTGTTGATACAAACGGGCAGAACGTTCTAATCGATCACTTCAATACCGATGTCTATGTCAAAAGTAGTGTAGCAGCTAATGCTACCTGGATAAAATGGGCACCCACACAATCCTTATTCCTTGAACAATCAAACGCTACAAAATATGAAATCCGACTTAATGAAAATGGTAGATACGAAATAAAATTCGGTAACGGCGTCACAGGTCAACAATTAAATTCTGGTGATCAAGTAGCTGTCTATTATCTCAAAACAGATGGTGTAAAAGGACAAATCGGACCAAATCAATTAAATGGTAAACAATTATTCTTCTATAATACAGCGAGATTTAATTCTATTGCAGCTAATGTAATTTCACGTAATCTTAACTTACTCACATCAACAAACGCTGCAAATATTGTCTTTTCAAATACTGACCCTTCTACGAATTTTATTGCTGCTGAAGATGTAACGAGTATCAAGCTCAACGCACCAAACACATTTAGAAGTCAATTTAGACTTGTTACACCGAATGACTATGTTACTTATATTGATAAAAACTATAGTAACATTATTACATCGTCTCGCGTTGTTAGTAACTGGGATTATATTTCCGGTCATTTAAAATATTATTACGATCTAGGGTTAACCACACCTAATACACAATCACGCATACTATACAATCAAGTTAAATTTGCTGATACAAGTAATTTCAATAATATCTATATCTATGCTGTACCGAAGTTAGCTAAAACATCATCACTCTCTACAAGAGTTAACTATCTTAATAGCGCTCAAAAGCAATTAATCATTAATGATTTGCAAAATAGTAAACTAACAACAGCGGAAATTATTGTAAATGACCCTGTTTATGTGGAGGTAGCTCTTGGTGTCGCTTCATCGGGTAGTGTATTGACGCCAAATATGGCTAAAAGTACAAAACTAGTAGTGACAAGAGATATCACATCAAGCAATTCTCCGACATCTATTGCCCAACAAGTTGCTAATGTGTTGGTAAACTATTTCTCCACGACAAACGATAACCTCGGCTTACTAATTGATATTGCAGGTCTAAATGGTCAAATTCTTAACATAAACGGTGTTACTAAGGTAGTCACGCAATATACAGATGCCAATGGAAATGTATTTACAGTGCCCGGTGTGAGTTTACTCATATCTAACCCCGTGCACCCATATGATGATATTAATGTATATACTCAAAATGTACCATTACCTTATTTTAAGTTCCCATATCTAGCAAATGCATTACAATTTGTTAATAATATCAATGTCGTTACCCCTTCGATACAATCGCTAACACATTAAGGAAATATAACAGATGCCTAACAGTTTAAACTATACATATATCTATTTTAATGTAGTTGACTATACAGGCAATAGTTCTCTGTCTTCATTTACTCTCAGTAATACACCACTCACTTTTCGTCCTGATTTTACCACGTCATCGATTTTATCGGGATCAAATAGCATATCAAATAAATCCCTGCACTGGGATTTTGGAGATGGCACATCGTCTAATGACCTCATACCAACACATAATTATGTATGGCCTGGTGAATACACCGTAACGTTAACAATATTTGACAAATACGGTAATGCATATGATAGTAACTATCAACCCACAATACAGATCTTTGATTACATCTCTACCCAAATTGATTTTCAAGACTATAAAAGCTTAGTATACGATATACCTTCCGGTCAGATAATCGATCCCTTGATACTTAACACATATTTTAGTTGGCAAGACTATCAAGCTCTTAGTGGTACAGCTTTAAGCGCATCTGGCTATACGATTAATCTATATGCTTCAGGAGCTAAGGGTGATTACAATTATGTCGCTAATGCCTTACTGGATAAATGGGAGCATTTAAGGTCCTTGAGTCGTTTTTATGTGTTATCTACTGTAAATGGCTATACTGACTATACAATTGTTGATAGTGTACAACCACAGCTTACACCCGTATACGCAGCAATACAAAATAACAAATTACAGCTTTGTTCGTCGTCTATCTCAGGTAGTGTTCTTGTAGGTGTAACAGGTAGTTCACAATTCTGGTATACGGATGACAGACCAGCTAATTATCTTACTGATAGTAAACCTATTATTCTCTTTGCTACTTTAGATAGCTCAAAATTTCATGATAAATTTACTCAAGAAAATAACGCTTTTAATTATATTAACTACCCACCATACGGGTTTCAAAATTTAGAGCCTGCCGTATTTCCAAATATTAAAACGCGGTATAACCCTGCCGACCATATTTCAATCACCACTACAGGTATCGATGGTGAAGGTACACTTCCTATCAATAGTTTTAACTTACCTAGTATTAGCTGGCAACAAACAGAAATACCGTATGTAATTAAATTTAAGGACTCACTAAATTTTACAACAAAAAATTACCCTGCCCTATCTTCTTCTATTGCCCAGGGTTCAGGTATTTACGGTAACCCACAGCCTTATTATGACGTTCAAACAGGCGTTGTATATATTAGCGGTGGTGTGTACTTACCGCTATCTGGTGTAACATTTTATGAGGATTTTCCTGCACAGGCACCACAAAGCTTAGGTGCATTTTATAAAGGGTATTTTGTATCCAGCCAATCAAGTACAAATTGCGTACTCACGGCATCAGTGACAATTATAGACCCAGCTTATTATCGCAAGGACTCCCTTATAAGTTGGATTGCTATCCCACAATATAATTCTGCGTTAAGACTCTTACGACAAGAAGCTATTGATGGGTATACTCTATCTGATACAATTACATTTACCAATGGACTTTCGTCAGAATTTAATATCAATAACCAAAATGTGTATGCTATAACTGTAGTCCCATCCGGTAATAGTCCTGATAATGACTATCAAACCTGGTTTGCCGATAGTGTAAACGATCAACTTGTAAAATATGATGTAAATGGTAATCAAGTACCTTTATACTATACAGCCTCCTTAACAGGCGCGAATAATGCATATTATAGTCTTGCATTATCATCGATGCCGACACTTGTTAACAATACTATTGTTTATCAATCATATCAATCAACACCGACTAATGGTGTATCGGCGTTTGCAACCCCAAATGATATGGCTTTAGATGGAAACAGTGATCTCTGGGTATCATTGCTCGATAGTGGGCTAGTTATTAAGATTACTAACGGTACGTTAAACGGTGTATTAACTGGTAGTTATGTAACCACGTACGCTGTACCGAGCGGTTATAGCTATCCCTTATCTGCGAGTTATTTCTACGAAAATAAAACTGACTATAATACAACAAGCGGTTTTGCCGGTGAAGGTTTAATTTTACCGTCTTCAGTTGACACCGATTTATATAATAATATTTGGGTAGCGTATAATCACCCTGATTATAATAAACTGATAAAATATCAAGGTGTCGGTAATTTCTCAAATATAGCTACACAGCTAACATCAATTTCTTTCCCTTACGGTGTCACACCTGAAATGATACGCATTGACAGAAATCAATATATTTGGGTTACATGCAATAACCATAACTCGAACGGTATTGGCTTCGGCACCTACAATGACCTTCTATATAAATTTGATACTAACGGTAACTTAGTACAAGGGTATCCATTATCAGGCTTTCAACAAATAGGTGATATTGTCATTGACGGTAGTCAAAACGCCTGGGTTGTACAAGGAGCTGATATATTAACGAGGGTAGATGGGGTATTGGCTACAACAAATAACGTCGCCGCGGGGTTACGTGACCCTGACGGTACGTCAACAAATAATAAAACAGAATATATCTGCAGCATTGGCGGTGTAACATGCGATACTGATAATAATATTTGGATTATCAATAATTTCGATAAAAATTTATACACAATCAATACCAGTCTCGCGAATGCAACACCTAGAGTTAATTCTTTTTCTCCAAAATATACGCTACCATTAACCTATCCGCTTCCTGGGTTATCACCTATATCCGCATATACAATACCAGCGACACCTGTACCTAACACCTACAGTGACGGCTTACAGGAATTCCAGGCAATCGGTGACTGGAATGGATACAACTGGTTAAACAAATACGCTGCACCTATCAGTACTATTCGTACGATTACAGGATCATCTAGCTTATTTAATATCTACCCAGGGACAGGTGAATATAATCTCGCTAAGGTTAACGATAACTGGAACGCAGCAGGATATTATGAATCTTTACGCTATCAAGAATCACTCATTAATAAACCGGTATTCTTTGAGCAATTTCTTGGTGTTATTCTCGGTGGTCTTAACGCTCAACCCTATGAACTTGGTAAGACTATTTACGAGAAGATTGCAAACTTTGTAGATAATAATGCTGATATCGATAAAGTCAATGTTAATCAGCTATTATCATTCTGCCAGGAATTAACTGTTGACTATCAACAGCATGTCTACATATTACCACCTCAAATTCAGCGTTTAGTAGATCTATTATCAATTAAACAGAGCGTTCTTTGGGGCCAACCTAACCAATACGCGCTAAATTTTAACTCACGTGGTACAACGATATCAAATAGTACATATGGAGCTAATTTGAGTTCACAAATTGACCCGCTTACAGGTATATTTACAAACGGCGTACCTATTGTAGCGCAGGAGGTATTCTCCGGTAATTTTAAGCTTGTAAATACTAACATTATTAGTAATAGTGCTAATACTATTTCACTTTCTGCTTATACACCTAATTGGGGATGGGGACTAGTTATTAGTGATGATATAACAGGTACAAACATTACAAATTATTATAAATTTTTTAATTATAACCCTACACCAAATAATACCTATTATAACAATATTATTGATTGGACTAATCCGCTTACAACACTATCACCAACTAATAGCTCCTATCAAGCATGGAGCTCAGATAATGGTATTGTACAAAACATACTCAGCTACGAGTTAACAAAGGGTCTAAGGCTCTTTACCTCTGCTGTCAACATTACCTATAATAGCTAAATATTTCCATGGCTGATGTATTGCAATTTATAGATGAAAGGTTGAGCAATTCGATAACAGCGCTTGTCCCGCCTGCAAATCCTATCGATCGTATTCAGCCCTTAACCTTTACCGATTGGCTCAAATATAATACACGTCTTTTTACAACAACTAATGAATTTTTAAATAGGTATCAATCCTATCTTAATAATTGGTATACAGCAAACAAAACATCTATTGAACATCAAACAACAGGTGTTCAGAGTTACTATACAGATTTAATTAATGAAATTGTAATTAATTATACGTCTAGTGACGAGCAGCGCTATTTACAAAATCTCGATCTTTCAAACTCTCGTGATTTAGCAATCGCTGTTCCCTTCTTCGCACAAAAAATAAAAGAGATCTGCCTCTATTATAGTAACTTGCGTGATGAAGTACAGACATCAACAATACAATTTAACCTCAAGGGCTCTAACATTGGTAATGAAAATCTAATATATGTCTCACTAATTAAGGCGTTACAAACTCCTGAAATTTTAAATCAATTATCAACTCTTGGCTTATCTATATCATCAATTAGTAATAACATAGCTATCGATATTGAGGAATTATACGATACATATCCTGATTATTATGATATAAATCCTGTTTTACCTGCCTCTGCATATAACGTAACAACAGGACTAAGAAATGACTATTTTTCAGCAAATACTGTAAATCTTGATCCTTATCTTGACCTTAATATTAATATAAGCATTTTAAATGCTATCTTAGCTTATCCCTTTTATGCTATCGAGCTCGGCAGTGATCTTACAATCGATCCTCTAGTTAATTCATCGCAGTTAAATCTATTAAAAGATAGTGACTTCATATCCACAGTAAACGACGGTAATATTGATAATCTCAATGTACAAACTCAAGCCCTAGAGCTATCCAAATACATGGGTGTTGATTATTATTATATTGTAACATCGACAACAAACACATATACCTCAGGATCTTTGTTTACAGCAAATAGTGAATTTGCTAATACCCTCAACAAGCGCTACCCAACGATAGCAGCTATTCCCAGTCAAGAATTTTTAAAAACCGCAAAAGAGCTTGGTCTGTTTTTTAAACCGGATAAGATCGGTCTTTCTAATTTTACTAATTTTAAATTTACAGCTTCCGTAGATTTAACTCAGTTACAGCCAAATTCTGTTTATTATTTTCCTGATCCTTCCAAATACGGTAATATTTCCGGTAATTCAAAAACACAATTTCAATCACCGTTAAACTTTTTCGAAGAAAACTACTTTAATAAAATTGATTATAGTAATCAATATCGATTTGGCGATGTAGCTACGGATCCTGCCTATCAAACACTTCGTGCGTATCAATCAAGAGAGCAAACACTTAATTACTCCAATGACGGACTATCACGATACGTTGATTCACAAGATTTCTTCACTGGAGACATGGATACAATATGGAGTAATGTTGATGCATATCCCCTTGCCTCAGTTAGTCAATTTCCAATCGATAGCCGATTACAGGATCTATTGACATTAAATCAAAATTTATTTCAATATAAGAGTGATGTGTATGGAAATGAGTACGGTTTGTATAAAACAACTACAAACAAGCAATTCAGTACTGCACTAAGTCCGGTTAGTGTATTAGACTTAATTATTGATGGTTTTGTATTTAATACGTCAGCAGTAGATGTTAATTTCGTTGATGCAACGCAGACCTTTAACGGTGTCAATTTTAATAGCTGGTTAACCTATAGTTCAACACCAAGCTATTCGGCGTTTAATCTTAAGACTCAATATTCAGGCGTTGTATTAAAAACAAGCTATACAGAATCTCGCGCTAATAACACCTTTAATTTTACCAAACAATCCATAAATCCAAAATTTGTAGTTAATAATTTACCAGGACGCAATAGAAATTATATTATTGATGACGGTACAGGGTTCTCCACATCAGATGATTCAGGTAATGTAATGGTACTTGAATCATATGATTTTAAAACAAATGATGCATTTACAACTACAAGTGCCGTAAATGTTGCATATGTATGTGAGTTCCATGATGCTGTAACATTTACTAGACCATATACTGCTAATAATGCTGCTTTACCTGATTCGCCGAGTGATGCACCAAATTTCAATATTAATAACCCTACACTCTATTATAATGAATTAGTAGATGGTTCGATTATTAACGTCAATACAGGGACAGGCTATATTGATAGCTTTACATTCAACGACCCGACATCATATATTACAAAACAATATGATTGTGGTGTTTTCTTTGATACAACAATAAATGCAGAACCTTGTAGTAGCGTATATTCGTATTCATATGTTGAACTCAATAATTTTGTTAATACCCGCTTAATTGATAGAAATACAGCACTAGATTTCTCTTTATCAGGAATCGATACCAACAGAAATTCTCTATATTATACACGACATCTTCAATATGGTGATTTATATTTTAGAAACGCAAATAGCACAATAATAGGTCCAATTTCGTCTACATTGAGTGCAACGTTCTTAAATTACCCACTAGCTGTACGCAATCAAATTTATAACAATACAATTAATTTTGATTTATACTTTGATACCTTACAGATTGAGACTAAAGATTACCTCATTTTTGATAAAATTGAATACGATTACGATACAAATCAGGTAGTGGGCTCGGTTAAGGGATATGATGTTATTCCTCGTGGTAGTGGCACTGACTTTGAAAAATTTTCTACTGTATGGTTCGACGAATCGACAAATGTATTAATGGTGTGTGTAACAACACTCTTTAATCAGTTAAGTGATACTAATTATAAAATTGTATATCCAACAATATACACTATTAATCTTAATAATAGACAATCAAATATAGTATACCCTGTTGAAAGCCCTAGTACCCTAACATTTAATTCTCTCAGTGCTTTCTCATTATACGGTCAAGGTATTGAACTTAACATCGTTAAAGTTGAAAAGCCAATCTTAAATTACAGTAAGGATACAGGATACTTTACCCTTACTTACCTCGGTAAAGATGCAGCTAACTGTTTCTATATCTTTACAACTCGCTACCAGTTTATCAATAATCAAATTGTTAATATGAACTCAACAGTACATATTCCTTCTACCAACACATATCATATTAACTTCGCAAATACCCTACCTAATGGTGCACGTGTCGGTACACCGTATCTTGATACATATACAATTATTGGATCCGCCGCCGGTTACGTGAATACAACCGATAATACCTTTACCTGGGGACCGCAATAATATTACTCTAGAGTAAGAAGATACTTCAGACGATTGAGCTCACCGAGCATACTATCGCGTATATTAAGAAGATCGGTATCTTTAACAGAATCGACCTCATCTGTAATATCAATAAGATAACCGATAAAACTATCAACAACTTCAAGATAATTATCACTGAGATTATCGAGTTGTATGTTATAGCTAGTCGCAGCTTTTGAGCGACCATACTTACCCATAAAAACCTCTACAAATTCATCAATTTGCTCGTCGAGATGCTCATACGCCTTGCCGAAAGCCTTGTGTTGCGCGTAACTAGAAGTTTGCCAATGAAAAATTCTTAATTGATTTTGAATTTGAAGAAATGGTGATAAAAGCTTCATTTATGATATTTATTGTTAAACTCCAAAAGCAGTACAGAGTAATGATGTGGTATCTTGACTAGCTGCTGTACTGACTGTATTATATGATTCATAATCACCATAAGGATCTAAGGCATTTGTGGTAATAGTGATAGAAGCAGATGTTTGCTTTTGCGATAAATGCGGCATGGTCATATCAATTTTACCTAAAATAAGCGCTAAAAGTTGGTGTAGTACAATATCAGAATTTGCTTCATTAACAAACTCAATAATATCACTCTCAGTAAATTTACCTTTTAGAACTTCAAAGGGATTTGCATAATGACCAAAGACGAAATGAGGTAAATACTTGTTAGCTAAAGTAGCACAATCTTTAATAACATGAAAGGCAGCTGGTGTTTGTATGGTAATACCAGTCTCTGGTCGTTCGGCAGCTTTTTTAGAAGGACCATAAAGCTTAGCTTCTTTAATTTGACTATTCTGTAGTATTTGATCTATAAATTTCATTTGTTCTTAGTGTGATTGAGCATAGATATGATTTCATGCTTCATATAATTTATCGGGTAATGAGTAAATTTACACGCTTCCCGATCAAAGTAAATAACACCTAATTGATTAACCCGACGCCCGGTAATACCCTGATACATAAAAGCATAGAGTGAGAGTTGAAGTGCGTAATTTGAATATTCACAAGCAGGTAGATGCTCAACCGGGGAAAGCAAATAATCGCTATACTGACTATACATATTAAACTTCTTATTTGTCTTAAAATCGAAAATACTAAACCCGCCTTTATCTTCTACACGGATAATATCAGCAGTTCCGGCAATCTTATACTCATGGTTGTATACTTGCTGTTCAGAGAGAATATTATCACGCTTAGCATCAATAAGATCAAGATCAATATAAGCCTGAATAATATCAACGTACTTTATATCATAGGTACCCATTTTATTATACTGCTCAATTGCAGCATGTATTTCAGTACCGTAGGTCTTACTAAAGTCATTTGCTTGCTTCCATTCTGCCTTTACTTCCGCTACTGTACACTTTCTTTTCTTTGCAACACGCTCCGCTATAACATCCGCCTCAAACGGTTTCTTAAACTTATTAAGAATAGCAGATGCAGAGGTATAGACCTCCCCTGTAAATTCGTTTTTATAAGAATGAGCAACAGGGTCAAAAATTAACATATCCGCTAATTATACTAGCTTATAATAAGATATCAACCTTATTCCGAATAAACATACGTACAAGTATAGCCAGTACTGATAGCTGACTTATGTACAAGTTTACACTTCATTGAAAGTAGACGTTTATTAAGATAGGAAAACCATTGCCTCTTTACATTGATAATAATGCTACCCTTTTTATGATCGACAAGCATTGTATCTGTAAACTCCTCGCAGATTGCTGCTATAGCAGTTAAAGTAGACATTATCATAATATTTATGGATAATGTCCTCCATGGTTTTTAGGAAGCTTGATCCAAGGTCTGTACAAGATTCTTAAGCTTACTACTAAGACCCCGCACGGTAGAAACACTAACATCCGCGAACACATTTGAATCCAAACAAGTATCGATAATAAAATCTAAAGTTTTAATATCTGATACTGTGAGTTCCGTCGACGCTTCAATTACATTTATATTTTCTGTTGTATTACTCATACTCGCATAATATATTATATGTGGTATAACTAATAATCTACAATGATTGTATTTAAATTAAAACTTACACCAAATTCTATCCCCTGGTTTGAGGATAATAGGATTGATTTATATGCCATGGAAGCAGCTCTTAGTCTTCTTATTGCTGAGCTAGAACCCTCCACGCATACAAAGTGTAAGATATTAACACTGCAGATAATGTACGGAGCGGACGAAAGTTATTATACATTTACCACTGATAAGATTCGTATATGCGATGAACCAGACAGTAAAGCGAAGTCTCGTAAGCAAAAGCAAAATGCTTTCTTTGATCATTTTCTCCATGAATTTAGACATTGGATGCAAAGTAGAGTATATAAAATTAATGGCAACAAACTAACCTACGACCATGAAGACGTTAAGCACAATAAACATGCTTACTATAGGAACGAATATGAAGTAGACGCACGTCAATTTTCACGAACTTACCTTCCTAAATTTAACAAATACTATAGATACTTTAGTAAGATACTTTAACTGAGTGAATCTATGAAAGCATTCCAGACTATTTCCATATACTTTACTTTTATTCTAGTCTCGTCACAGTGCTGACATTTAGCAACCCGAGCTTCTTCAATCTCTGTTAAATATTGCTCCCTTAATTGCTGACAATTAGGTATTTTATTAGGACATGGTTGTTCTAGAGCAAAGAACTCTGTTATTAGATTACTCATGCACAGGTTTCAACTAAATTTGCTTCAGCATCACGTCTCTCGAGTAAGCCATCGAGCCCTTTACCAGCCCAGATGCGCTTCATTTTTCTGAGCTCTATTGCTATGCCTTTATAATCCTTTTTAGGAACTAAATCGCGTATATTTCTCATTTCAAGTCGACTATCTCCTGACATAGACGAGCCTCTATTAAAAACAAGCGATACAATTGCACCATATGCGTTGTCACACAATTGATCGAGCCCTGGAAATGCCTTTTCTGCTAATTTTGCAAATTTCGGCCAAGTTAATTGATCAAATATATCGATAGCCTGATTCCAGGTAACAACAATACCATCATTCTTATGTTTAGCTGTGTACTCCTTACCAGCTTGTCCTGTTTTTCCAGAAGCTCCCTTAACAATCTCTAATTGATTACTTGGAAGAAAGATAAACAGCTTCTCAAGCTCTGCGGGTGAATAATATCCACAGTCAACACCTATTCCAAGGGTCATACCACTAGCTCCACCAGGCCAGGTAGGTTTTGAGAGATATTTATCATAATAACTCTTACCACCGCCGACCTCGTATTCTAATATCAACGCCAGGGCTTTAGGGGAGGGTGATTTCATACGTTGACTCCTGTAATATTATAGTCATCTTCCTTGGCATTGTTAGTTAAAATCTCTTGCTTAATGGTTACTTCTTTTTTTTCTGTTATATGTTGATTATCTTCAGTATTTTGATTATTAGTGGATGAATCAGCTCTAAAGAGCTTCATTGTTTCTGTTCCTGAATACCCTAAAATAAATGAACCGGCACAAAACGTGAGAAAAGTTAAGTACGGTGTTGGATCTTTAAGCACATTGAGCGCATCAACGATTAAAATAAGAAGACCAAAGGCAAGAAATACAACAAGCCACTTTTGTCGATTACCTTCTAAGAATCTTTCTTTAGTAAATAGCTTTCTTCTTGGTTGAGACATCCTAAAATTATTTATCTTTACTAATGAAAGAATAAACAGGGATTACCTAGATGATATAGAATGCTTTGGGCGATCGTAAACCCAAGGGCAAGCGCGTATATGCATGCAAGAATAAAGGGATAGGGAGAGTGTGAGGGATAATATTCCATAATTGAAAAAAAGAACCTTAGACTAAGGTTCCAAGGATAAAGCCGACAACGAAGAAGATAATAGCACAGGTTTTCTTCGGATTAGCAATGATCCAGTTTTCAAGATTAGCAAGAACAACAGGCGCTGTCTTAGCTACATATTTTTTAGCAGCAACTGCGTCATTAACAACAGCTGATTCCACGGATGTTAATGTATGTATAAACGTATCCATACATATATTTAATCTAAAAGATAGGTTTTCCTACTAAAAAAAGAATAACCTGTTCATTCGTAAGTAGATATACCCACCAATGAGTCCGAGTAAGCTAATAATAACAATATTTCTCCAGAGAATAGCGAGATCTTTCTTATAGACTTCAGTCTGAAGATGGTTGAGATCCTTAATCATCTTATTATTGTATTCTGCCTGCTTTGCTAGTTCCTTATCTGTGTTTTCTTTAGCATTAGTAAGATTAGCATTATCTTTCTTTAATTGCTCAGCAATTGCTTTAACCTTTAATAGATCTTGATACTCAATAGAATCTACAACAACTACCTTATCTCCCTTATATTGACTAGGAACAATAACTACCCTTGTCTTTTCACCAGCTTTTGTGTCTTTTACAACCTCACCGGCCTGAAAAACAGGTTGAATATTAATTCTCTTTTTCGGCGGTTTGACAAGTCTTGTTGTTTGATCAGAATAATAGTAAGCTAAATCAACTCTCGCCTTATTAAGTGAATCGTTAGCTGCATATACGTTTTGACTGAGAGCTTCAGACTGTTTTTCGGTATAATAAGTGCAACCGACAATAAGCAATACAGATAGTAATAGTATCTTCTTCATACTATTAATTATGACCTATGAGCAAATAATCTAGTCTATATTGTTTGTAATACTGGTGTCGTTATTAGTAAAATTGGGATCAATAGATCCTACTTCATTCAATAAAACTGACTCTTTTGAGGCCATTGTATGTAGTATATCCGACGATGCTGTTGTATATTCGGAATTTAAAGCTGTAGGTAGAACAGCCTCGTCGCTTGAATATCCATACACACTCTCTAACCCCACATCCTCATTAAACACTGTTCCAGGGTTCTCAAGACTTTCCTTAAGGATATTGTTAATGACATCATTAGCAGAAATATCTTGCTCAACTGATTCTTTAATAATCATTTCAAGTACTTCTCTTGGCCATTCTTCCATATCAAGTTCAAGCTTAACATAAGGTCGAAGTTCGATGGAGCCATCATCATGTTGTTTAACTTCAAGCTTTTGACCAGCTTCCCAGCCAAGTTCTTGAATCTCCTCATCCGTAAATTGAAGATAAAGGTCGTTAGTAGGTAGTAGTGTCTTTTTTGTCATAGTATTGTTGAGTTATGTATTCGATTATAGATTATATCTACAGCTCGTTCAACTGTCATTTTACCATAAGCTGTAGATCTTGGATGGATTCTTATATCAGGCCATTCTGGTACTTCATAAGGAGAATCAATTCCAGACATATCCTTAATAAGGCCTGCTCTAAACTTCTTATACAATCCTTTTGGATCTCTTTCTTCACATATCTCAAGAGGTGTATCCATAAAAACTTCAATGAATCTAGCGTTACAGTACTTTGTTAAAATATCTTGTGCTAATGCTCTCATTTGTTTAAGAGGAGAAATACTTGCTACAATAACAACTTCAGCTCTTTGAAATTCAATCATATTTCTTACAGCATAGATCATTGTGTTAACAGCTTTCCATCTACCTTCAATATCAAATCCAATAGGAGTTTTTGAATTGTATCTTAAAGTATCAGCATCAGCTACAGCAGATCTACAACCTTCAGCTTTAAGCTTTTCATTTAAAGCATTAGCAGTAGTAGTTTTACCAGCACCTGACAAACCTGTAATCCAAACAACAGTAGTTTTCATTAGTCAAGTGTTATGTTATGTTCTTCCATGAGTTTGTGAAGTTCTTCGCGAAGGGCATAATAAGGAGTGAGTTGATCCTCTTTCATATCATCAGAAGGATATTTTGTTATGTTTCTAAGAAACTGATCCAAGTCCCAAAGAACAGAGCGATACTTACTAGCATTAACAGCTTGTTCAAATTCATACTGATCTTCGTTAAGATCAAATTCTAAGATTGCTTTAGGCATATTATTCTTTAGTTTCGTTATTGTAAGGCCACCTTCCGTGCTCCAGGAAATACTTGTAGTTTGGATCACTAGTATGTTTGATGATTATAAGCTCTTCTACTTTCTTTTCAAGCTTTACTACTCTTAAAGCTAAATCAGATGCTGTCTGTTCCCAAGACTTTTCTGTATTCTCTTCCCTTGCATGTTTACACATATTACATGGACAGATCCACTCTTTATCTTTCTGAAGCTCATTAGGAAGTGACACAGGCAGAGATTCTGCACATTCTGTAACTCTCTTCAGAAGCTCTTTAGCATTAAACTCCACTTCCTCTGCCTTCCAATCAATAGGCTCTTCAACCCAAGGCTTAAAAGTCTTTTTTTCTTCAATACCATATACCTCCCTCAACTTTGCTTGAACAGCATCATCTACAGCAACCTTTGTTGTACTCCACTTTTCAGGCTCATAACCACCCCAATGAATAGGGTACATAGGATG